TTTTTTTCTTTAGCAAATATATAAATTAATATTTTATAATGGCGAACAAAACTTATCGACGTGGTCGTAATCAACGACGCGGACGCGGACGCACTCAAAGACGCGGGCGCACTCAAAGGCGCGGACGCGCACGTACTCAGCGTGGGGGCTACTATACGCCGCACTGGAAACCCTATCCTATACAATAATATATTATAAACAAATGTAGCAAGAAAAGTTAAACCCGAACATGATAAAATATGTGAATATGAACGCGACATGTCAATATATGAAAATACTTTAGCAAATTGTTATGGTTTTCATACTGATAAAACAATTATAGCAAATATAGGTACATACTATGATGCAAATATAGATAAATATATTAACTTATAATTTTATATATTCATACGTATTTTATCATTCATAAATATATAAAGAAATATTTATGAATATATTAATTTATACACATTCGTGGTTTCCTTTCATAAGTGGAGTCACTTTTAGATATAAGCAGATCATCGATGTCTTAAAAAAAAATAATAATATTATTTTAGTAAACCCATATAGCGATGAAAAATATAAAGGAATCACAACTATTAAAATTGAAGGACAATCTATACCAGATTTTTTTATTAATGACGATGATAACCGAAACGATAATAAAATTGCAGACATCACAAGTTATATACCACTATTCATTTTTATTAATAAAATATGTAAAGATTATAAGATAGATATTATACATTGTTGTGGACCTGATCCTATGCAAATATTATTAAAACTTGTAAGTGTTTATAATAATATACCATATGTTATAATGTTGCATACAAATGTCACAAAATATGGAAAAAATAAAAATATTAATGCGATTATACTAAAAATGATGAATACGTTTGTTCCTGATCTATATATTTTACCATCAAAATCGTATTACAAGGAATTAATAAATGATATTTTAATTAACGCTAATCAATCATTTTTTATAATACCACAGTGTGTTGATCATAAGATATTTTATAAAACAGATCCAACAAAAATTAATTTTTGGACACGAGATAAAATACGACTTTTATATGTGGGGCGTGTAGAAAATGAAAAAAATATTAATGACATATTAAATCACATTGATGCATCCATGTGTCTTTGTATTATAGGTAATGGAAATGATGTTGACCGATTAAAGAAATTATCAATTGAATTAAATATAGATGTTAAATTTATCGGTAAAATAGATTCTAACGAATTGCGTTACTGGTACTCATCATGTGACATTTTTATTATGCCATCTAAAACCGAGACATTGGGATTTGTAACCTTGGAAGCCATGGCATGCGGAGCGCCAATATGTGCATATAGGGGACCAGGAACTATTGATATAATAACACATAAATACAATGGATTATTGTATAAAAATAATAAAAATGTAATGAAACACATTAAATTATTAATGTCAGATTCTGCATTAAAACAAAAAATTATTAATAATGGATTGAAATACATAAAAGACAAAACAATAAAAAAATCAGTAAATGCACTATATTCACAATATAAAACATTAATTCATAAATATAAATAAAATGTATAAAATTTACCACTTAGATGATGGCATAATGCAGTTTTTATTCATTCTTGAATTGTATTTCATAATATAATCGTATATTTCTTTAATTCCAAGATGATCTAAACAAATTGAACATAGACCCAACTCTTTGAATTTTTGATTGGAAACAATAAGTCCATTCGCCTTTAATTCTTTTCGTGGATTATCAATGTATTCAATCATAACTCCTTCAATGTTATGTTTTAATAATAAAGCAAGCGTGTTTAGTGTATGTGTTTCGGTCATTTGATTAAATATTTCCACTTTATTGGGTTCTTTACCTGGATTCTCAATTGCTAATTCAATACAATCCATTGAATTTTCTATATGTATGAATGCGCGTGTTTGTTCGCCTGTTCCATATATAGTTAAAGGCAAGTTTGATGCGGCTTGCATAATAAACCTATTTAAAACTGTTCCATAATCGCCATCATAATCAAATCTATTTATGAGTCGTTCATCCATTAATGTTTCTTTCGTATAAAGTCCCCAAATAATCCCTTGATGTAAATCAGTTATTTTTATATTCCAATTTTTTGCATAAAACTGAAAAAATAGTGCATCTTGAGTTTTTGTCAAATGATAGATAGAGCCGGGATATGATGGGTGCAATATCGTAACATCTTTATAATTTCCATTTCCGTCATTCATTTTAACGTCAATGTAACCTTCTGGAAGTGTGCTATTTTCAACAACCCCATAACCATAAACACCCATTGTTCCCAAATGAATCATGTGTATAGAATAATCAACTTCAACAATTGCTGATAAAATATTATGCGTTCCCGATAAATTATTGTCTACTGTATACCTTGATGTTGTTCTTGTTTTCATTGAATAAGGAGCTGCGCGTTGTTCTCCTAAATGAATAATAATGTCGATTTTATTTTCCCGGATTATTGATACTAATCTCTCATATTCCTTTGATACATCTACTAAATAGAAGTGTATTATTTTCCCAGACACATCTTTCCATGCTTTTATTCTTTCATGTATTGAAACAATTGGGGTCAATGATTCATATCCTAATTCAATATCTATCTTTCTTCTTGATAAATTGTCTACGATGAATACATTATGCCCTTTATTTGACAAGCGTAATGATAATGGCCAACCGCAAAAACCATCACCGCCAATAATTAATATATTTTTCATTTTAAATATATAATATTTTTTTATTCATACTTTTACGAAAAAAATATTCATTCCTTATAGTTTTTTTTATAAATTGATTTTTCTTTTTTTATTTGTTTTTCTTTTAGTTTCCAAGTCATTCGTATCAACAATGTCCGCCGTCGATTCTCCTGCTATCGTTCTTGGTTCATCCGAATCCTTCGTTGATTCGGTTGTAAAGGTTGCTGGTGCATTCAAAAAAATGTCATCTGACAAGATCATGAAAAAAATTCAAGGTCTTGAAGAAACGCTTGAATCACTCAGACAACAACTGGTTCAATCTCGATCCGAAGATATTAAACCAACCAAAAAAGAAAAAGTACAAAAACAAAAACAAGAAAAAGAAACCAAAACAAGTACAGTCGTTGTTGGTGCTGTCGCTGTTGCTGGTGCTGTTGCTGGTGCTGTCGCCGAAGAAAAAGAAAAAGAGAAGGTTCCAATGCCATGGACTGGTTTGGTCGACTTTGCTACATGTGTTGGGTTGAAGGCGCAGTACGGACTCTTCCTTCAATGTGGAAAGACATGCGATCCCAAATCCCGCGTGTTTACAATTGACAACCATGATTGCAGATTTTGCAGCGACTGTGTGAAGAAGTGCGACGAACAAGGCAACCACCCCGTTGGAACAATGGACCAGCGCATCGAAGCCGGAGTTGGTAAGTATGTGAATGCAAAGACGGGTAAGAAGGAAACACTTTACATTGACGCACTTGAAAAAATGGGCATCACCAAAGAAGAAGCACTTGCAGCTGCAGAAAAGCGCGGATTCCAAATCCCCGACTGGATGCTCGAAAAAGCTGAAAAGAAGCGCGGACGCCCTTCATCAAAGAACGTCGGTGGAGGGGACGGATCTGCTTCTTCTGAAAATGGTTCAGACGCCGAAAAGAAACCCAAACAACAGATCAAAAAGGTGAAGAAAACTGCAAGTGCTATCACAACTGACACTCCTCAAAAAATGATTCCTGATTCCGCCGAATCCGAATCTCTTGTCGATGCCGCCGCCGATGCCGCTGATGCTCATGAAAAGAAGAAGCGCGGACGTCCTTCAAAGACAATCACGAAAAAGAATGTGGCTGAATCTGAAATGCAGCAATTGATTGTGCAAGCAACGGCTGAAAAGAAGAAGCGGTTGTCGTTTGGTCCTGACATTTACACGCCACTGGCTGCTACTACTACTACTGTTGTCGAACCTGCTTTTCACGGTGATAGTGCAAATGAACAGACCAGGATTGCAGTAAACATCAACTTTGACGAAATTGCAGATGAAGACGGTTTCATCAACTTTGACAACTTTGGCGATCAAGAAGACAACAACGATAACAACCAAGACCAAAAAGAGCAACAAGAACAAGAACAAATCGATGTTGCCACTGTTGCTGCAGTTGCTGCATTGCCATCGTTAGCGGGTAAGGTGGGTGGCGGCAACCATCCCAGCCACCCCGATTGTGTTGAGTCAGCTCTTGATGTTGCCGTTGAGAAGAAGAAGGACAAGTCAGATAAGAAGGAATCCAAGAAGAAGGAATCCAAGAAGAAGGATTCAGAGAAGAAGGAATCCAAGAAGAAGGACAAATCAGAGAAGAAAGAGAAGAAGGAATCAGAGAAAAAGAAGGAACCCGAACCTGAGAAGAAGAAAGAAGAAGTGGTTGTTGACGAAGAAGAGGAAGAGGAATTAGAGTGCGAGGAGTACGAATACGAAGGAGAAACATACGGTCTTGCACCAAATGGAGACATTTACTCTCAGGATGGCGACCTTGTTGGAAAAGTGACCGACGGCGTGACCAAAATGTTCAACTAATTTAATCCAAGAAATTGCTTGAACAAACAAATAAAAAATGCAAAAACAAATATAAAATAAAAAATAGAAATAAAAAATGCAAAAACAAATAAAAAATATTTTTTTATATAAAAACAAATTGAATACTTTTTATATAAATACCTTTTCAATAGAATATAATATATTATATTGTCTTAAATGGGTTCTATCTCATCAAAGTTTTTGAACGCGCACAGTTTTTACGGAGTGCAAAGCGCCAAGATTATCGGCGAATGTGGTATATGCGGAGATGGATTGGTATCGGGACGAAATCAAGTGTATACAATGTGCGAACATCTGTTTTGTGTATCGTGTTTGCTCAAATGGTGCAAACAGTGTAATGAACAGGATCACGATATACCCACATGCCCGCTTTGTCGTGACCCATTGTATAATAATAACGAAGGCGAAGTGGAAGTGGAACACGAAGCGGAAGTGGAAGTGGAAGTGGAAGTGGAACACGAGGTGGAAGACGAAGACGAAGCGGAAGAAGAAGCAGAAGCAACAAGAAGACAGCCCACATTTATATCTGATGCAGATCGAGAATTACATCAAAATATGCTGCACCTAGTCGCTCAACGCGCAATTCAATATTGTCAATATGATCCCGAGTCATATGTATTTGGGGGGCATGTTATGTTGATACGGATGTATAACAATGCGAATATAATTCAAGATCCAAATCAAATTTATACGCTCAATGGAATTCCAGTTGGCCATCAGTGTAAAAGTTACTGTGTAATTAAAACAACGACTCAAGAATACCACATTGGCAAAATTGTAAGTATCAGCTACAACCGTGACGAAACGAACCGTACAGTATATTATTATGGTTTTCGCAACATGAACCGTGATCTCACATTAACATATATACCACAACCCATCCCGTTTTCATCCATCGAAACGCTGTATATATACGTGCCTAGAATACTCTCACAGGTCTAACATTTAATAATTGTAAAAAATTATATACGCATGAATTTCCCAACTCTTCTTGTTTTTTTCTTATAATGATGATTCAAGTTCGAAATTTGATTACTTAATTTATGTTTCCTTGTTTTTATACCTACATTTAAAAGACGGCGGTGACGACGAGTTCGGGAATCGCGACTATTATTGGTTTTAGCACCTTTTTTATTTTTACTGTACTGTTTATTTCTCAAAAATAATTTAATGTAATTGAAAAGTTTATCGCCCGTATCTTTATTTTCCTTTGAAATATTGTCTGACGATGGCGATGGCGACGGCGTGTTCAATGAAATGTAGTTGGAATCGTGTAGATTTATTTTCATGTCTTCAATGGGATTATTATTTTTATGTAATGCATCAACGTTGCCCAATCTCTCGTTCATGGTATCCGTAAATCGTTTTATGTTATGAGCGGGGATAACACCGCTTTTCAAATAGCGCTGAATCATTTCGTTGACGGACAGCGTTTTCACATACGGTTTCACATTCAAGTACAAAACATTAGAGTGACGCATACCGGGATGATTCAGGTCGTCCGCAAAACAAATTTCCGCTTGTGGAGAGATTCCCGTAATTCGCAATAAATCGGCATACGTTTTATTTTGAGTTGTGCGCCCTTGTTCAACAATCTTTCCGTTCACTTTATATGCTGCAATTATTTTATCGAATAGCTGATCGCCGCCGACCTTGTATTCGAAATATTTCGCAATGTGCTGCACCCATGTGCGCGGACCCTGATTATTTGTATAAATAAATATGCCACTGCACACCCCTTGTCTCTTTTTATTGCTAATATATTTTAAAATATCAATCATGTTTGTTCTAATAAATTCGGGATATAAATCTAGAATTTCGTTAAATCTCTCTAGGTGTGATCGAGAAAAGTCCTTGTAATAGAAGGAAAGCGCATCCATAAATGCGCCGAGCTGCGAGAAATATCCCAGCGTCTCATCTACATCAAATACCATATATTTTCCTATTTTTTGGTTTATCATTTTATTTTATTTATAACGTTTTTTTATTTTAATCTATAATTTATTTGCATATATTATATCAATATTTTATTTTTGATATAATATTTTATAGTAACAGTAAACACACTCATATTTTTTATTATACCATACTCCAACCATAAGTAGAAGCACTAATAGTCAAAATAGCGGTAAATATATGAGAATGACCTTGTGCTAATGTCCTTGAAGTAGCAGACGCCGCACCAGTAGAAGAATAAATCAATTGAGTTCCACCAGCTGTAACAGTTAAATTAGTAGCATTTGTATTTGTTATTGTAAATTGAGTTCCAACACTTGTAGCAGAAACAATAAATAGAGTAGCGGTTAAATTAGAACCATTAAAAGTTTGAACCGCATTACTCGTAGTGAGTATACTCGCACTTAAGTTATTGAATGTTGCTGGATATTCTATATTATTAGCGTTTAATTGAACGCCAGTTCCACTTGAACCCATATTTATTCCAGCACTATTCATTCTAAAAACAGAACTTAGATATTTGAACTCAAAAAACTGCGGGTCGCTTCCACCTCTGCTGTAAGTAAGAGAATTAGGGGTTAATTCTATCTGTGAATTATCAGCAGAAACGCCTGTGTTAGTAGATAATATCATATACGCTTCTTGTATAGTAGTTTTAACTTCGCTACTGGTACTAGAATTATCCACCAATATTGATATTTCGTTAGGGGACAAAGTCAAAGTTTTTGTTAGTGGTGGTGCGGTTGTTTCTGTTGTAATAATATTGTATCCGTCAAGCGTTGTTGTAGAAGTATTAATACTTTGAGAGTTAATTACAACGCCGTCGTGTGCATTCACATTAATTTTTCCATTCGTAGTAGTATTGGCAGTCAAATTAATATCCAAATCTGCTTGTAAAGTGATTGCGTCGGCAGTTGAAACCAAATTAATATTATCGGTTGCCGTCATAGCAATATTTACACCAGTCGCAGTAATATTCAAAGGATTACCAGCGGTAGTGATAGTAATTCCATCAGCAGAGTTTAAAGTCATCAAAGCAGCAGAAGTCAAAATCATAGGATCGTTAGTAGCAGTTAAATACACTCCATCGGTTGCTACAATATTAACAGAAGTACCAGAGTTAATACCCACATTATTACCAGTTGTTTTGATAGATACACTATCACCGTCAAGATTAAGAATACTTGCTGGAACATTCATCCCACTAAACGACACGGTATTTATAATTCCAGCACCATTTGTTAATAGAATATCTTTATTTGTTGCGGTGTTTCCAGCAGTTAAAACTTGTTGAAGATTTGGGGTCGGCTGGATTGCTCCCGCTGGTCCTGTTGCCCCTGTTGCTCCCGCCGGCCCCGTTACGCCTATACTTGTAGTACACAGCGAACACAGAGTTTTACAACATGATTTACTACCTAAGTACGAATTATAACTTGAATATGTTGACATTTATTAAATAATATTATATATAATATAATATTATAATATTATATTTATAACTAACGTACTCTAAATAAAAATAATATACACTAATTTAAATATATAAATATTTAATAGTTTAAAAATGAAGAGAAAAATACGACTTACACATGCAGATTATAAAAAAATTCTAGAATATTATAAAATTAATATTCCACAAGGAATATCATTTTCAACATTAAAAAAAAAAGCAGAAGATGCACTCATTAAAAAAATATGTAATTGCACTAAAAAATTAAAAAGCACATTTAGGGAAACAAAGGCAATCGGAGTTTGCGCAAACAGTGTTTTAAGAAAAAAGAAATTGATGTATCACCGATTTACGTGCAAAAAACCCGCACACTTTATTCCAAAATCACGGCGATTGAATGCGTTACATAAAACAACAAGGAAAAATATTTTATAAATTATTTTATAAAAATAAAAATAAGATAATAATAAAAAATTGAAATAAAAATAAATAAATATAATCATATATATAACATTATAAACAATGTACACTGAAACATACAATGACAAATACACCATATGCATCGGTAATACACAGGATCAAAATGAAGCGCTTGTTTATAAAACCAAAAGAATGAATCAAAATGCATTATGGTTTCATGTCGGCAATGGATTTTCAAGTCCACACGGCGTTTTGTTTGAGAAATCAAAGAATACCGCGACAAAATACGACAAGGATGCAATTATCAGGACCGCCGTGCTTGTTAAACAATTTGCAAGAGAATCTATAAAAATGTTACACACTGTTACGATAGAATACATTCCGATCAAATTTGTTGAGACCACAGACACTCCCGGAAAAGTGCATTTAAAAAAAACTCCAAATAGAATTGTAATTTAATTATATTTAATATTATCCATTCCAAATTTTTCTTATTTTATCTTATTCATGATGATGTTTAATGAGTTCTTGCATTTCATTATTCAATCGTTTATTTTCTTTTGCGAGATCGTTATTTTCTTGCAAAGTTTCTGCCAATGATTGAGCTAGACGTTTTATTTCTATTCTGCTTGTTTTTAATTCTCTTTCTAAAGAGAATCTTTTTTGATATTCTTCATTCCAATCATCCCATAGATATTCTTCATTCCAATCGTCCCACAAACTCCAAACCATTGTATCGTATCAACGTTAATGTAATACGGCGGCGTGTGCGTGTTGTTGATTTTTTATATATTTATGAAATAAAAATATAAAAAATCAATTTTTTTATATTCTATTTTTTATTCAAGTAATCGAATACAGATAAGATAATTTCCTCCTCCTTTGTGAGTTTTTGAAACAGGAGCACTTCATCCAGCTTGAGTTGAAACATTCTTCGAAAATGATTTCTGCAAAGAAGTTGAACACCAGATCCAAGAATTTTGATGTCACAAATGAATCCGCCTGGTTTTATTTGGATTTCATTGAATTCGTCGCCATTATTATTATTATTATTACCCATGTTGCCTCCCTTTTTGGCAATTAAAGGAATATATCTTATAAATGCGCCATGATGAATGTCTTGAAGTTCTTCCACATATCGATAATCCGACAACTTTAATAACGTGGATTCCAATTCGTCATCTTCTAGTCCAATGCGCGTCAACACGTTATACTTGATGGTATTTATTTTATCGTACGACAACTTCGACATGGATAGCAGCTTATCGCTTTCAATGCTCTGTAACAATTCATCAACATTTACTTTATCGAAATCAATGCTCATTTTATAATGTTTATATTTATAGTTTGGTTTATTTCCCCTGCGTATACGTTACACTCTATCTTTATTATTATTTTATAAATATTTATAACTATTTATAAAATATTTATTGAAATTAATATTCATTATTTCAATAAATCAAATTTTATCATTTGTTAATCTAATCTATTCCTCGTTTGTTTCCGATTCTTGATCATCTTCTGCATCTGCTTCTTTAGTAGCATCAGATTTATCGGCATTCGAATCGGCAACAACAGCATTCAAATCAGCAACAACAGCGTCCTGGCCATCATCGGTAGAAGAAACACACACCAAATTTAAACGATCCTCAAGCTGTTGCATTTTCGCAAACAATTCATTTACCTGCTGTCTGAGCATTTCATTTTCTTCTTTCAAAGGAATAATATTATCAATAATCGATGCGAAATTTGTTGTATTCATTATATTATCTACCACGCCGTTGATAAATACCCCATCGTTCATTAGTTCATTTAAATCTCCTGCCCCCGCCCCACCTGACGCATCTACTACCGATCCTTCATCGCCTTTTGCAGTTTCTACTGATGTCAATCGATCCTCAATTTCTTTCAGATGTTCAAAACAGTCGCCAATGCTGAGATCGTGTTCGTTCAATTTATTGTCGTGTGTTTTAAACATGAGAAGCGGATGAAGCGGAATTCCGTACAGCGGACCAGCACCTTTTACAGGAGGCGGAAGAGGTGGCAGCGGGGATTGTGGACGACCCATTGGAGCTCTTCCTTGCAGTGGCGGTTGTCGCATTTGCTGTTGCTGTTTCTGTTGCTGCTGTTGTTGCTGTTGCTGTGCAGCAACATGGGGTGGCATGCGTTGATTTAGCGGTGGACGCTGAGGTGCGGGACCACCAGGCCCTGGTCTCTGAAGAATACGATTCGCAGGTGGATTATGTGTCTGCATACTTGGTGCACTGATAGGAGCATTGACCGGATTCGACCTGCGGCGCCTTGCCGCTGATAAAGCTGCATTACTACTCATTTGTTTTTTATAAAATTTTATAATATAATTCTAATAATAGTTTATTTTTATATTGTTTCCGCAGTAAACGATTAATTACTTCATTTATTTAATTCTTTTTTTCTAAATATTTTTTCATGCCACCATTTTCATTTTAATCACTTCATGACACTTATAGTCATGTATCTCAAAATCATCTAATATGTAGTCATTGATATTTTCTCTCTTCTCTCTAATATTTATAGTTGGAAACTCATGCGGAACTCGCGTTGTTTGTAAGGTTGCCCCGTCAATGTGTTGTTCGTATATGTGCGCATTGCCTAAATAGTATATGAATTCGTGCGCTTCTAAATCACAATGTTTTGCTAAAAGGTGCGTCAAAAAACTGTAGGATGCAATATTAAACGGAATGCCCAATCCCACATCTCCGCTGCGCTGAAACATGCAGCATGACAGCTTGTTTCCTGACGTCACATTAAACTGTACTAAAATGTGACACGGAGGAAGCGCCATTTCGTCAAGCTGACACGGGTTCCAAGCCGACATGACCATTCTCCTAGAACTGCGCTGCTGCGGGTCTTTCAAACATTTTATAACGTATTCCAGCTGGTCGACGCCCTTGCCGTCGTAATTGTCATCACAACTTGTATATTTTGCGTTAAAATGGCGCCACTGATGCCCGTACACTGGCCCCAAATCATTTTCGCGTAGTTGCGTTAGCCCTCTACTGTCCAGAAATTCGCGAGATGCATTATCATTCCAAATGGTTACATTTTGTGATTGAAGGTGCTCGTTATTGGTATCACCTCTTATAAACCACAGCAGTTCTTTTAAGCACGTTTTCCAGGCGACGCGCTTTGTAGTAAGGATTGGAATGGCGGAATTTTCCAATGAAAAATGCATCGCCGCGCCGAAAATGCATTTTGTATTCCCGTTTCTACCGTGTTCCAGCGTTCCTTCTGCTAGAATATCGCGAATTAGATCCAAATATTGCTGTTCTTCTGCATTGGCATTGGCATTATTATTGGCATTATTATTGGCATTGTTTTCCGACGATGAAGTTTTTTTGATTACTTTTCGCAACATATTTTTTATAATTATTTATATAGATAATTTGTGTTTTAATTTTATATTGATTTTTATCTAATTTGATTTTTATATACATGTAAAAATTTAAATTATATGTGTAGTACACTTATTATTCCGAGTAAAACTGCAGAGAAACAAAATACGGAACCAAAAACATCAGCATACGGTAAGAATAAGAGAGAATATGGATTTTTTATTACATTGACTGATAAATTTATTTCTTTTATCAAAACATATAATGATGATAATATAAATGCAACCGGTATGAACAAGTATCTCATCTTATATTTGAATACATCTTCTAAATGATTGCGAATTATTTCAACTCCTATAATTAATCCTAGAGAGCTATATAACGCAATATGAATAAAAAACATCATTACATTATTACTTGCCATGAGTTCGTATGGAGCCCATTTTAATCTGCACGAGGTTGCAGATGGCTTAGAACATAGTTTAAATTTTTTCAAATAATACATCATATAGACGAAAAAACAAATGCAGATGAATATATATGACATTATAATGGTATTATTAAAGTATCGATTTTTTGGATACAAATAATAATACACCAAACACCAAATAATTGTCTGACATGTTAACACGACCACAATGAATAATGAAAAAATATGATTTGTTTTGTCACATTTTTGATTTTCCCATAAAAAATATTCAACTAGTTGCATAGATCCGATTAAGAAGACAACAACTGAAAAAAACACATCTGATTTATTATTATGCACCGTTCCATTATAATATAAATATGCAGAACACGCCACACTAATACTAAATGCAACAAGCGATGTAGTTGAATTAAAACACATTTACTTGTATATATATAAATAATATAATTTAATAATTAATTATTAAATTAAATAAAAAAACAATTATTAAATTTAATAAAAAAATAATTATTAAATGAATTAATTCATTTATTTTATTTTTATTTCTGTTTATAAAACATATAGAGTATTTTATAAAAAATGGAAGATGTTGAAGATGCAATTTCCGATTCTACGAAAAAGACAGAAGGATTTTTTAAATATGTATTCAAGATGGGCGACTATGAGCAGTCGGTGCTTTTGAATATTGTTCAATACACGGCGATGGCGATTATCCCTGTAATTATTGTGCTTTACGTGAATCATTATTACATTCCGGAAGTGGATGAAGAAAAGGGCTCTCTGGTTATTTTAGCAGAAATGTTTGGGCAACTGTTTTTCATTCTCTTTTCTTTTTATTTCATTCATCGCATTATTTGCTATTTTCCGACATATAGCGGTTTGAAGTACGGCGACTTTAGCGTTATTCAACTTATTCTCATCCTCCTCTTTATTTTTATTTCCATGTCGAAACATAAACTCGGCGCAAAAACGCTCATTCTCGTCGAGAGAGCCGAGGACATGGTTGACGGAAACTCCAGCATGAAGGAGGGATACAAGAATAAGAAAGAGCAAAGTCAGGGTCAGGGACAAGGACAAGTTCGAGTGACCCAGCCGCTTTCAGGACAATGTGGTGGTTCTAACAATTTCATGTTGAATGGTCCGCCGCCTCCCCCGCAGCTTTCATCGCCCGATTTCAATAACATGTACGCGCAACAAAATAATCCACTTGTCTCAGCATCAATGACGCCCGGTAATATACCGGGCATGGTCCCCGATTACGAGCCGGCTGCCGCGAATGAACATTTAGGCAATAGCTTTTTCTAAAATAAATAAAATCGGCACAACACTTAAAGCGTATTTCATAATAATAAATAGTTTAACTAATAATTATTTATTATTTAGCATTTTGGATAAAAAATGGATAATAAAGTATCAAATAAATCGCATATATATAATGCATTAGAAAAGTGGGTTAATACATTTGAATTAGCCGTGTTTCAAGTGTATAAAACGACCGGAACACAGCGAATACATTATATTTGTAATGAAATTTACGATATGGAAAAAAATTATATAACGAATACCGATGAAGAAATCGATGCATTTAATGCACTAATTGACATTCACACGAATCAAATTGTGCGAATTCAAAAATGTCAAAAATGTCAAAAAGAAAAATACGAATGTGATGGTATAAAAGGACTCGGCGCGCTTTTTCACGAACACACAGTTTGCAAATCAAAAATGGCATTTGTGCGTTTCCTATATGCATACAATGAGGTGTATAACATTGACATTGAAAAATATGTTGATGAATTCGGCAATATAAATAAAACATCCGAAGGTTTCGATTTCATTTATGAAAATGTATTTATAAATAATCCTTTATTCAATACATTGCAAATGGAACATATTAAGAAGGAACTCATTTTATTAAAAGCGCCAATTATTATTCAAATGTGCAAGAATTGCGAATAAATTTTGCAAGTATATAAAATTATTTTATAGTTGTAAATTATAATATAATTTATAAATAGTCAAAAGATAGTTAAGAAAAATGAATTCAAGTTTCAACCATTTATTTCATTCCATTATTTTAGGAGTTTTAGCATATTTTATCATGGTCTTCGTTCTAAAACAGAGTTATAATGTCGCACAAGATAGGAGTATGCTTTTAGCAGGTTTGGTATTCGTTTATATGATGTTATTCGGACACTCGTTTCCGAAAAGTGTGAATAGAAATATAATTTAATATTTAGAATAATTTAGAATAATTTAGAATAATTTAGAATAATTTATTGTTATTTGTTTTATAAAAAATAATAATATTTAATAATATTATAATAAACAATAATATAAAATGTCTAGTCCCCCTGTTCCTACCCCCACTCCTACCCCCACTCCTACCCCTGCTCCTCAACGCGAGTATGACCAAATTGTATCCGCTGATGTAAAAATTAAGAAGGTTTCAAAAACTGATCATGAATACGAAATTACATTAGTTAGTAATGTGAGCAATGTTTTATTGTATCAAGTTTGGTCCCCAAACTCTGCCGCATTAAATAGTAATCGCAAAGTATTTGAAATGAAAGCAAAAGAATGGGTAAAGGTGACTTTTCGCAAAGTTAAAAATGGAAACGTTCCTTATGCTCCCACTTGCATAATGGAACTTGACAATGGTAAAACACACCTATTCGTAATAAATAAAGTAAAGGTAATAAACTTTAATGTTGTTTTTTATGTTTCTTCAAAAAATATTACTCTTCCTTCAAAATCAAATAAAAAATTAAAATCTCTTAAAAAAATCCCTCGAGGTGAGTTTCATAATGTTCGATTTGATATTGATGCTTGGAATCCTACTGCATATTTAAATAATCATAATAATCATACTGATGGTCAACCGAATATGTATGGATAAGAGTAACAAATTTGTAGTATATGGGTCCTGTATCTTCATGATTGTATTTTATAATGGACTAACCTAACCTAACAATGCGCACCATCATAATATTTTTTCATTTTATCCCCATATTCTGAAAAATTAATATTTGCAAATTTTGAACCAAAAATAGTATCATTTTTATTATTATTATTGTTACTATTGCGATTATTTGCATTTGCACTTGCATCCAAATTTACCCGCATACTTGTTGCAATTGCGCGTTCTTCCACGATTTTTCTTGCAACTACTTCTAAATGCGTTTTCAGTTTATCGATATTGTGCGCAGTTTTAGCGGAAACCAGTGTAATAAAAGTGTACTGCGTTTGTTCCAATATTGACTTCGGAATTTCAAAATCGTTATTCAAGTCGTTTTTATTGAATACGAGGAACAATTTAAAATGCGGGGAAAACCGTTTTTGATTGTCTTCAATGTATTTATTCCATTTTACGAATTGCTCGTCGATACTTTTATTAATATCAATGACAACTATAATAATTTCGGCGCCTCGAGCATACATTGGAAGCAGTGAATAAAAACGTTCTTGTCCGGCAGTATCCCACATTTCAATCTTTACATTTTTATCAATGTTGTAAATGGTATATGCCGCTCCAATGGTTGAACTGCTATTCACGTTGAAAATATTATTTATCATTCTTTGAACAATGCACGTTTTTCCAGCTCCCGAGTTTCCAAGAAGGACTAATTTTATTTTTCCGATACTGTTATTGTCATTAGTATTATTATTATACATTTCTATTATTATTATTATACTTTAATATTTATTATTATTTTTTTTTATAAATAAATATAATTTTTTATAATATTAATAATATTATAACAATATTATAAAATGACTGGAACTGATGTTTCCGCTGCTCCTAAACGTGAGTTCGATCAGATTTTATCTGGTAATGTAACAATCAGGAAAATTTGTAATTCCGATAATGGTGAGGAGTATAAAATTAAATTTAGCAAAAAGGATATTAGCGACGGTTTATTGTATCAAGTTTGGACATCAACTTCTCCCCGATTAAATGGTAGTCGCGAAGTATTTGAATTTAAGGCAACAAAATGGGTAAAGGCGGCTTTTCGCAAAATTGAAGGTGGCAATGTTCCTGTTCCGAATAGTTGCATTACTACAAAAGTATACGCCCCTGTATTTTGCAAGGATGGTAAGAAGTATAACAATTCATCTTTAGCCGCGTGCGCCAGTCAAAATGATTGCAAACCATATGTTCCTTATGCTCCCACTTGCGTAATGGAGCTTCACGATGGCGAATGCCCAATCCATCATAAAGGGAAAGATTGTGATCACGGCGAATGCAGGCACGTTTTCGTAATCAATAATGCAAAGGTGAAAGACGGTCGTGTTATTTTTTATGTTTCTTCAAAAGACATTGATCTGAATAATAAAAACAAGGTCATAAAAAAAATTAAAAAAATTCCTCAAGGCAAGTTGTTTCACAATGCTCGGTTTGATATTAATGGTCGACTTGAACAATATTGGAATTGTACGGCTTCACTGTGCCCTGATGGTTCTACAAGTGTATCAAACAATGTAATCCTTGCTTTAGATTTTTTTATATCAAAGGTAGATTATACTCAAGAACAAGCTGCAGGAATAGTAGCAGGACTAATGGGAGAATCGGGGACAAATTTAGACCCCACTGTTGTTAATCCTACATCAGGAGCTTACGGTCTAGCCCAATGGTTAGGAAGTAGAATGGCAAATTTAAAAGAATTTGCTGCTACAAATGGAAAACCCTATTCAGATTTTAATGTACAATTAGAATTTATAGCTTTAGAAATGAAGCTCGGAGACAAATATACTGATTTTTCAGCAAGTTATATTAAATACTCTACTTCGCCTCAAGAAAGCTTGGCAGCTATGGCTATTTATGAAAGATGGGCATATATCGATAGCTTATATTATAAAAATGATAACAGTTACCAAAATGTATATAATATAATACTTAATGAAATCAACAATGGAACAAGTCCCGATGGTTCTCTTAACAGCAGAATAGGATATTTAAATACTTTATTGAAATATTTAGCATCATCAAATGCCATGACAATCGAGTAGCCATTGAGAATTATTACCCAACCGATTATATGTCTCAAGATCCGACGCATGTGGGTGCGTGCAATGGTCATTATCAATGAAAAGACAAATATTCTGAAAAATTAATATTCATAATCATATTTGAAAACTTTGAATCGAAAATACGAATATACTTTTTATTTACGATTATTTTTTTATAAAAAATTAAAATATTATAGATGGATAATAAATTTAAAATTAGTGAGTGTGAAGGAACCCGATACGGATGCTGTGATGACGGAATCACGGCGTCGTGTGTTGAAGGTGTTGATATACTTCCAGGATGTGAATGAAAATATAAATATTCTAAAAGTAATAAATAAAATTATTTAGAAATGTAATTATATATATGTGTAGTATATATTATAAAAAAATTACATTTCTACATAAGTTATAAATAAAGTATAAAAATAAGTTATAAAAATGACGATAATAAAACTCTTCATATGTAAGAATTGTTTATTTTCGTGCGGTTTTGAAAGCGACTATAAACGGCACATTAAAACAAAAAAACATGCAAAAAATGTGGATTTGAATAATATTAATTGTTGTGACGACGGACCACATTTTCCTACAAAAAATGATGAAAGAGAAGAAGACAAAATGGATCCGAATAATGACATAAATGACAAGAGTAACATTGTTTCGAATATACGCGCAAACGCTTCTGCTTGTGATCACGACTCGGGTGGAGAATCAGAGGAATGCGTCGAATGCGAATGTGGGAAATCATTTAAATCGTCGGGTGGTTTACGAAAACACAAACGGCAATCGTGTTCAATCAAAGATAATATTATTATGAAACTCATAAAGGATAATGCGGAAATGAAGGAACTTATGCGCGAGCAGCAAAAATTCATGCGCGACCAGCAAGAGCAGTACCATAAGCAGCTGGTGGAGATGATTCCAATGGTGTGCGCCACCAACAACACGAATTTGATTACGAATAATCACCACCACACAAATATAAAACAAAAATTCAATCTGAATGTATTTTTAAATGAACAGTGCAAAGATGCTCTCAATATTGGCGATTTCATCAATTCTCTCCAAATATCGTTGGATGATCTGAATGTTACGCGGGAAAAAACACTTGAAGACAGCGTGGAAAACATTTTTTTACGAGGGCTGAAACAATTGGACATATACAAGCGACCGATTCATTGCACGGATCATAAGAGGGATATCATGTATATAAAAGACGAAGAAAAATGGGAAAAGGACGAAGGCAATATAAAGCTGAAAGGTACTATCGGTGCAATCTCTCGAAAACAGATTAAGAAACTCAAAGAATGGAAGGATTCTGATCCGGAAGTTGAAAAAACAACATCTATAAAAAATGACAAGTTTTTATTGACGCTTAATCACGTGTGCACACCCATTCCGGAAAATAGCGAAAAACGGCTCATAAAAACGATTGGCAAAGAAGTGCAGATTGATTAAGTTGTTGTAATAACTTGTAAATTCAGTATATTAATAATTCGCGTTAAAATAAAATATTTGCTATTATGTATAAAAAATATTTTATTTAGAAGTAACGTAATAACAAAAAAATGGTAAAATCTTATAACGATTTAAAAAAATATAAAAGCGAATACAGTAGCGCATATGGTGGTGGATACGGTGGTGGTGGATACGGTGGTGGTGGATACGGTGGCGTTATACAGAGACAGAGACATATAAGCGGCGGTCCGATACACGATGGCCTTTATAGTCCATTAATATCGTCATCGAGTTCGAGTGCGCCAACCAGAGCTCAAAAAATAACAACAAAAATCAATATTGAAATGGAAGTAGATACTCTGGACGATTTAATTCATCTGGGTAAAAAAGTCGGGACCGAATTTAAATTGGAACCGCACATTGAATACAATATTGACCTGACAATGATAAAAAATTTAATACCGGAAATGGAGGATTTGAATGGAATGATTGGGCAGGAAGAATTTAAAAAACAGGTGGTTACGCTGATTCTATATTACAGCATGCATTTAAATCGTAAAAATGACGACCTGTTGCACACCGCAATTTACGGAGAACCGGGTATTGGAAAGACCGAATTTGCGCAAAAGCTGGCCAATATTTATTTAAAGCTGGGAGTATTAAAAAATAATATTTTCAGAAAAGTTCGTAGAAGCGACCTGATTGCCGGGTATTTAGGACAAACCTCTTTAAAAACCGCCGAAGTGTTGAAATCCGTGCGCGGCGGAGTGCTTTTTATCGACGAAGCTTATTCCATTGGAAACAGCAGCGGCAAAGACACGCAAGATTCTTACAGCAAGGAGTGTCTGGACTTGATTAACCAAAGTTTGACGGAGATGCGCGAAGGAGATGACAAGTATTTTATTTTAATGATTGCGGGATACAAGGACGAGCTCAAGCGAAATTTTTTCGGAATGAATGATGGGTTGGAACGACGTTTCAGTATACACTTTACGATGGAACCGTATACCCCCAAAGAGCTTACAGAAATATTTATTAAAAAAACAAACGATAGCGGGTGGAGCGTTGAAGAGGGGGCGATAACGGAGGAGTTTATGAAGGAACATTATTCGCATTTCAAATACTTTGGCGGCGACATGGAGCTTCTTTTTGTAAAATGTAAAATAACGCATTCAAAGAATTTGCTTGCAGGAAAAAGCAAGAATAAAAAATGCATATCTGCTGCGGATATTAAAGACGGAATTGACCTTTTTATTAAGAATTCTAGCGGTTCGGATACGTCGCTGTCATTTATGAAATCAATGTATATTTAGTATTTTTAATAATTTATATAAATTTATAAAAAGAATTATTATTTTATGTAAAAACGGGTTTAATTATAAAATTAGTTTTATAATTAAAAATTGAAAAAAATATTATTATATTATTTGAAACACAATCGCGTTAGTTAGTTTAAACATTTGCAATCATTACTATAATATTAGTACGATGTCGGCTGAAATTTCATCGGATTGTTTCGCGAGAAGATGTCAAATTCCGTCTCCTTATGCGTCGCCTTATACGTCGCCTTATACGTCACCTTATCCGCCCATTCCAAATCAACTGAATTCGACATTGTCATCATCATCATCTCATTATTCATCGGATTCAGATCAAGAAGAAGGAGAAGAAGCAGAAGAAGCACAAGAAACGGGCATAAGATCACGTTTGGAATTGGAAGATTACATGAATGACTCCGCACTGTCAGTAGATGGAGAATTTGACGTGCGCATTGACATACTCGGCATAAAACAAATCTCCGCATCTATATCGTCGTCGCCTCTCATGATTGCGACAGCACCACCACTTTCTGACTATGAAAGTGACGACGTTGTTCAACACAAAAAGTCAACAGCAACGACGACACCACATAAAGCATATACGTTAAAAGAAGAAACATATAAAGAAACATGCATCATTTGTTACGAGGAAATTACAGACGTTATCACAGGAGTAAGCGCAGAAGAAAGCAAAATATGTGTTTCCGATTTCTGCAGGACGTGCAAATACACCGTTCATCTCGACTGCATTGACGAATACAGAGTAAACAAACTAAATGATGCAGTCGCAGAACGCGGCGGCGAAAGCATCGCATCATCATCCGTCGGCATAAAGTGTCTCATGTGCTCACTTGAAGTAGAGCGAATCTATGTAAGGAGAGATGGCGATATAGATATCGTCAAAAATCAAATTGCGCAAAGCAATAATGATCCATTACCACGTTTGTCGCCTCAACAAAGGTTGCAGCGTGATTTACACGCGCATGTTTTAATTAATATGGAAAGGCGAATGAGGAGAGAACGAAGAAACCGATTCAAACAAAAATGTTGCAACTTTTGTTTCTTCGTCGTGCTGGCAATCAGTGTAACAGTTATACTCATAATGCGATTTGCATGAATCGCCGTCGGGTCACATGTCAAAAGTGCGGGGTCACATGTCAAAAGCGCGGGTCACGTGTCAAAAGCGCGGGTCACATGTCAAAAGCGCGGGTCACATGTCAAAAGTGTGGGGTCACATGTCAAAAACGCTGGTCACATGTCAAAAGTGTGGGGTCACATGTCAAAAGCGCGGGTCACATGTCAAAAGTGTGGGGTCACATGTCAAACGCGCGTTATTGTAAAAACTTCAAAAAAGACCCATTGAATTTTTTATTCATTTCTTGCGCGAGTTCGTCTTGTTTTGCCATCGTGAATGCGCGATGCGTATTTTCTTCTTCTTCTATATACGTTTGTGCTTTTTTTTTATTGATTGCCTCTTGTTTATCATAGTTGTACGATTTCAGGTTTACGTCGCGAAACACTTTCAAATCCTGGCTATTATTAAACTTTTTAGAGCTCATGAAATCCTCGTGTGTAACTGGTATAACCGTCTCCGTGTGCGCCTTTTTTAAATCTTCGTATTGGAGAGAGCTGAATAATCCGCTGGAGTGTTCCTTCGGCGCACCCTGTCCTAAAGCATATCCCTGATTTCCACCTCCATAAATATTCACGCTTTGTAGATCATTTTTTGAAATTAGCGATAAACTTTCTCTGAGCGTTTGTTTTTTCTTGTCGATTTCGGAAACGCGCTGGTCCCACGTTTGTACAAGCGGCGATTCGTCGTCGTCGGCTTGTTGCGAGCGAAACCATTCCTCGTAACCCGCATCTTCATCCATTTGAATTTTGCATTTTTCATAATGCTCGTTGAACAGTTTATTGAATTCGGAAGCATTCAAATTTTTTACTTTTTCGACACACAGCTTCATTGAATCTTCGCCGGGATCGACAGCTTCTTCGTCAATTATTTCCTTATAGCTTTCCTTCTTATTTCTATTTTTTCCATTTCGGAATGTGAAAACTTGGTACAGCATTTTATAAGCACTTGAGAAGAATAGGAAATATTCTTTCGGAAGTTGTGATTTATCGGGGTGGGTTTGGAGAACTGTAAGTTTGGCTTTTCGCAATTCGGCTTCATCAAACACAATTGGAATTTTAAATAGATTTGTAATGTCTTCAAGGTTATAATTCTTAATATCCAAATCCAAATTTGATTCAATAGAAGAAGAAACCGTTTTTTTCATAATTAAAGTACAGTGTTTTGTAAATTATTTTAAACTTTTTATTTTAGGATATTTTAGATATTTTAGATATTTTAGGATACTATTAATTTTACACGATATATTTTTATATAATAATTTAAATAATATTAAAGAATTTTGTATTTATACTATATATAAGAATCAAGAAGCAAGCAAATAGTTAACCATCCAGCACCCCGTTTACATATAAAAAATGTTTTCAAGCTCAAAAGCAAGTAGAACTTCTAATATTTCCGAATTCAAGGAAGTACATGATTTAGAAGAAAGGAAGAAACAGTCGGCGAATATATTAACGAAATATCCTACATCCATTCCAATTTTTATTGACTCGACAAATATGACAAAAAAAATAGATAAACCTAAATTTGTTATACCAAACGGATTTACGATTGGTCAACTGCTTGTTGCGATTCGCATGCGAACGAAACTGACACCAACAACTGCCCTATTTATTTTTGTAAATAATCGTTTGATGTCAGTGACGAGTACACTTACGTCTGTTTACGAGGATCATAAAGACGAAGACGGATTCTTGTATATATGCTGTTCTGAAGAAAATACGTTTGGATAATCCATTGATTTTGATTGTAATATATTTTTGCTATTTATTTAGTAATATTTAGAAGAATTATAATAATAAAAATAATAATAAAAATAATAATAAAATTAATAATAAAAATAATAATAAAATTAACAATTAATTTAGTATAAATTAATAAAAATGAATAAAAATATATTTTTATTAAATTATAATATTTGTGTAATATATAAATAGTTAATAAAAATGGTTATGACAGAATGGATGAAGAGCGTTCAGGCGGCGCTCAAAACAATTCCCGCCAATACTCCCAATCGTTTGAAAGCGGCAATGGCAAAAGCAAAACTTACCTACAAAAAGAAGGGATCTTCTTCTTCTTCTGCACCTCACGGCATGAAACAAACACATAGAAGGCATCGAAGAAGCGGAAAAGGAAGGGGTAGATCTAAGAGACACAGTAAGCGCAGAGGAAGCTCTAGGAGATATAGAGGAGGAAGCACGATAGCATTGAGCCCTGCCAATTATGTCGGTGATGACGTTGGAAGTTCTGGAATTAACCTTCAAATGAAAGCGGCCATGAATTCTATTTAGACAAATCGAATCGAATCGAATCAATACAATATCGTCTCTACTTTATAAAAATATTTTACAAGTATTTTTATAAATTATTTACACATTGGTTTACATCATCTTTATATTCTTTATATTTATCCCCGCCTTACTTGCAACATTGTTATTAAAGTAGGATAAAAGCGTGTCGGTAACTGCAGTTGTTGATAATAAAAATAGAGACGAAGAAAATATAATTTTCTTATCAAATTCAGTTAACTTGTCATTTGAATACGGATTAAATCGAAACATTAAAAATAGAATGACGAAATATTTCAGTGCTGATTGGATCAATGGCAAATATGTTGTAACCGATTGAAAGTATGCTAAATTTAGAATGACCAGAATGTACAAAATGTAAAATGCATATAATAAAATATAGTAAACATTTTCAAATAATACAGTTTTCATTTATATAACATAACATACCATATGTCAAGAAAGAATTAAAATCTAAAAAATATAAATAAATATAAATAAATAATTTCTTATAATTAAATAAATAATTTATTATAATTATTTATTTTATAAAAAAGCAAAAGATCCTCGAAAATCGCGATTTTCATAAAAAAGTGCCAAATTGTCGATTTTGGGGGATCTTTTGCTTTTTTCTTATAAAAAAAAATAATAAGTTTTTAAAAAATATAAAATCATCCTCGAAAATCGCGATTTTCATATTCGACTTTGCCATATTGTGGATTTCAGAGGATCTTTTTATAACTTTTTATTTTCACATTTTCAAAAAAAACGAGTGTTTTCGCTGCATGTTCAGTAAGGCGCATTGAAAAAAACGAGCGGTGTTAGCATAAGCGAGCTAACTGAAAAAAACGAGCGCTTTTAGCGGGATGTCAGTAAGGCACTTTTAAAAAAAACGAGCGATTTAGAGCATAAGACATTTTTATGGTGCGGTCCAAAGCGGTCCATTTTTTTAAGAAAAAAATAAAAATATTTTGATTTTTTTTATTTTGTTATTGTAGATGCTTTGCATTTACGAAAAATGCGAAAAAAAGTTGTGATGCTCGTTTTTTTCGATCCAAAACGGTCCACCAAAATTTTTCTGATTTTTTGAAAAAAGTCAAAAAAATGGGAAAAAGTGCGTTTTTTCTAGAAAAATGCTTATGGTCTCAGGACCATTTTCGCACTTTATGGTCTTACTGATTATCATGCAAAATGCGCGAAAAAAGTCGTCAAAAAAAAACACAAAAAAAAAGGGATTTCGTTTTTTGAAACTCTTTTTTAAAAATGAAAATTGGACATTTATTTTTGTCCATTTTGGAATTTAAAAAAAAAGTTTATAAAAAGAGGATCTTTTGCTTTTTATCCCTCTTCGGTGAAATGGAAAAGTATGGGGCGGTATGGAACGCATAAAAAAGCAAAATCATCCTCGAAAAATGCGAAATACGTTTTCATTCGTAAAAAAATGGATTTTGGATTTTTCGAGGATGATTTGCTTTTTTTTAGGTATTACATTTAATTTAAATTTTATTTCATTTATTTTTAAAAATAATATAGTAATAATATAGTAATAATATAGTAATAATATAGTAATAATATAGTAGTATTAGAGTAAATAAATAAATGAAAACGCGTCGTAAGAATAGAAATCATACAATAAAAATAAAAAAAAGATTCAAGACGTTAAATTCACATCGTCGCGGTTTAATGTTTGTTAAAAATCCGCTCCCTCAAGATACAGGCGCATTATTTACGTATTCTCGTCGTCGTCGTCGTACTTTTAATAATAAAAAGAGATCAAAATGTAACGGTTATTGGATGAAAAACACGTATATTCCATTAGACGTAATCGCGCTGAACGATAAGCGTCGCGTTATTGGTATGGTGCATAACATGCGCCCACATTCATTAAAAATACACAATGTTCCGCATAATACCACATATGCAATTGAAACAAATGCTGGTCATATAAAACGCAACCACATTAAACTTGGCGATCGTATAATTTTTGGCAGATAATAAAAAAACGAGTGTTTTCGCTGCATGTTCAGTAAGGCGTTTTTACAGTAATAGTCGACGTGAGCATAAGCAAGCTAACCGAAAAAAAACGAGCGCTTTAGCGGGATGTCAGTAAGACGATTTAAAAAAAAACGAGTTTTTGAGAGCATAAGCTTTTTTATGGTGCGGTCCAAAACGGTCCACCATTTTTTGAAAAAAATAAAAATATTTTATTATTATTTTTTTCGTTATTGTGAATGCAGCGACTGTATGAAAATGTCGAAAAAAAGCCGTGATGCTCGTTTTTTTCGATCCAAAACGGTCCACCAAATTTTTTTTTATTTTTTGAAAAAAGTCAAAAAAATGGGAAAAAGTGTGTTTTTTCTAGAAAAACGCTTATGGTCTCGTGCACCTTTTCACACTTTATGGTCTTATTGAATATCATGTAAAATGTGCGAAAAAAGTCGTCGAAAAAAAACACAAAAAAAAAGGATTTCATTTTTTGAAACTCTTTTTTAAAAATGAAAATTGGACATTTATTTTTGTCCATTTTGGAATTTAAAAAAAAAGTTTATAAAAAGAGGATCCGGGTAGTTTATAGCTATTTACAAGTATTTACAAGTTCTGCATAATGTACGCGTAGTCGGGGTTTTGTTCGTACGATAGTTCGGATAAGTATTTGAAAAGGGTGACATATGATGCCGGCAAATCGAGAAATAATTCTTCCGGCAGGATGTTTTTTTTCATTTCTGCGAGCGCTTCATTGGAAGCGCAAGTTTTCCAAGGGAGGCGTCCTTTTAGCAAATATGAAATGATGTACATGGCTGAAATGAGATCATCTCTTCTGCTTGGTTCGTTGCCGTCGTGCACGTGTGTGCTTACATAACGTGCGGTTCCGGTGATTTGGCTTTGGCTGGCGCTTTCTAAGCGTAAATGTTGCTTGTTGTCGCGATGCTTTCCAGTTTTGCCGTCAATGTATGTTCTTGCAAGACCAAAATCGATCAAATAGAGGAGTTCATCGCTACCGCTTTTAATCATGAAATTTTCAGGTTTGATATCGCGATGAACGAACCCTTTTGCGTGAACTGCGGAAATGATTTGCATCATTTGTAGAGCGTACATTCGAACGACGAGGACAGGCACTGCTTTTTTGTAGTCAAAAGATACGCCTTGTAAGGTTTTGTCAAACAAGTCAATGACCATGTAACGATTGTGGTCGGGAATGCCGTAATAGCGGAGAGTGGGGATTCCGGGTGTACCTGCAAGCCGTTGTAAAACTGCAGCTTCGTGGGTTAGTGTGTCAGTTTGTGAAGTCGGTTCCAGTTTCACGGCAACAAGCTCGTCCGTGTTTACATTTTTTGCGCTGAAAATGAGCCCGAATGTGCCAGAACCAACGCGTTTCAACAATTTGTATCGGTCGTTAATCATGGATACAAGGGCTGGGCTGTTCTGTTGATCCGAAGGAATGAAGAATGAAGAGAAAACTGTTTGGATGTATATTGTAACATTTATTTTTTCAATTTAAAAAATAAATGTATGATTTTTATTTTATTTTTTATAATTTTAATGTGTATTATTATTTCATAAAATGAAATAAATTATCATCTTATATTTTTTCGGGTTTGCGCTTTTCTTGGTAAAGATACTGAAGAAGAAGAAGAAGAAGAAGAAGAAGAAGTTGAATACTTTGTTAGTGCAGTTCCTGTTGCAACGCATATTATCACATTTTTTGTCTCGCTTAATGTAACTTCAACTCCAGAAATCATTGTTACATCGGGATACATGGTTAGCGCATTTTTTATTAATTCATCAATTGCATCGTTATACACATCATCGACTTTTTTATTGATTGCATCATTTTTCCCGCCAAATAATGATGACAAATTGCTAAAAATATTTCTAAACAATGATACTCCGTGCACGTTGATTCCTCTTACAATTCCTAAAGGTTTATATTTGTTTACATCATACGTCATGAGTGTTGATAAAATTACATTTTTATCCATTATTATATTATATTAATAATTTATTATATTTTATTAATTTATTTATTATTAATATTTGTGTAAAATATTTACATAAATAACATTTACATTATTTATGTAATATAAATAGTATATATTCCAATTGTTTACAATACAAGATGCAAAGTCGAGTCCTTTTGTATATTAAAGTCAGCTAATGTTCGTTCGTCTTCGAGCTGTTTTCCTGCATAAATCAGACGTTGTTGGTCAGGAGGAATTCCTTCCTTGTCTTGAATTTTTGCCTTAAGTGATGCAATTGTATCTGCGGACTCTACTTCTAAAGTAATTGTTTTACCGGTGAGGGTTTTCACGAAAATTTGCATAACGGATTATATAATAAATATATAAAAAAATATATCTAAATCAATTTTATTAAATTAAATATATTTTTTTATTTTAGTAAGAATATGATTTTTTAGATCGGGATCTGGATCTGGATTTGGATCGTCGATTTTTTCTCTTATTTGTTTTTTTTGATTTTTTTGATTTTTTTGATTTTTTTGATTTTTTTGATTTTTTTGATATTCGTTTTCCACCACTTCTGTCAATTGGGTCTTCGGGGTCTTCGCCCTTTAGAGGTTGAATTCGTGCTCTCCATCTCGGTGGTGGCGAAGCTTCAATTGGATCACCTTGTTGTTGCTGTTGTCGCTGTTCCGCAAGTCGCTGTTCCGCAAGTTGCCGTTCCGCAAGTTGCCGTTCCGCAAGTTGCTGTTGATCGTAACGATCCAAAAATAAACGTAATTCTGATGGTCCTGATGGTTGTTCTCGATGTGCAATTATCCGCCTCACCCTCGCCGGTACTTGCATTTCTGCTGCTAATGGTCGTCGCGGTGGTGTTGATGGTACATCTCCTAATATATTAGGATTATTATCCTGCCCCGCATTTTCTGCGAGTCGTGTCGCTCTTTCTTGATCAGTTTCATGATAGATTCGACGACCCTCTGCTCCTAAACTTCCGTCAAAATCCGCTCTATCTTCCGCTCGATTTAATATGTGTATAAAAGCATCTCTGTCTTGGTTATAAATTTGCGTCGTTGGGTATGTCGTTGGATATGTCGTTGGATCTATTTGGTCTTTTGGGTCTGCCATAAGTATTGATATATAATATATAATTATAATAATATAATAAAAAGTATATTATTATGATCTAATTTTCATTGTAGAACTACATTGTAGAACTACATTTTTTCATGAATTTATTTATATTTTATATTATTTTTTATTGAGGTGACGACGACGAGAACGACTTTTTTTCTTAATTGTCTTATTTGTTTTTTTTGCAATTTTTGATTTTGATTTTACTTTTTTTATTCTTGATATAGATTTACGTCTACCGCCTTCTGGTTGTTGCTGTTGTTGCTGCTCTTGATCTTGCTGTTGTTGCTGTTGTTGTAATCGTTGTTGCTGTTGCTGTTGTAATCGTTGCTCTTGTTGCAATCGTTGTTGCTGTTGCTGTTGTAATCGTTGCTGTTGATGTTGTAATCGTTGTTGTTGCTGTAATTGTTGTTGTTGCTGTTGCTGTTGTTTATACTCATTTAAAAATACTATAAGATTTTGAATTTTTGTTTTAATTTTAGGGTCTTGTTCTGCTTTTAATCTATCAGCCAACATAGTTATTAGATCATCTGCACGCGTTTCAGGGCTCCGTCCAGTTGCTGCAAATAATTGAACAAGAATATCTCCAAGCGCGCCATCTAGAGCCAGCGCATGCTTCGTAACGTGTTCTTGTATCAACATTGGTATAAGCGCATTTGCGGTAACGGTCTGGTATAAATTATGAGCATCATAACTTCTTAAAAATGATATAATCTGCGATTCTATGCTGGGCGAACTCAGCGGTTTATAATCTGCGATTCTATTTAAATAGTTAGTGTTCAAACGCGGGACAACATCTTCTATAAAGGGACCTAGACCCGGACCTTCTGCTGCCGCTCTTGCTGCTTCGCTTGATAACTGAAAATCCAGTTTGCCAACTTCATTAGCGATGCCTTTTATATCTTCTCGTATTTTTTGTAAAACCTCCTCCGGGTTTCTGTTTCCCTGCCGTTCAATTTGTGTTATTTGCAATGGATATTCCTGGCTGCACAAAAAATTCAATGCTTTTAAAAGCTGTTCCATCGGTGGTTTTCCGCCATCATATCCCATTATGTATTGTATGTTTATAATGTAGAGCAATAAGTATAATGAATTTATGATTGATGTTATTTCCCCCCTTGTTCTTTTATCGCCTTCTTCCAAAGGTATACGTTCTTTATAGTTTTTAAAGTTAACAAAATAAAATAATCCGGTGCGGCCTGGCATTTTTGGAACTAAAGCTTGGCAAGTTCTAGAATTACTTTGCAATGTTGACAAGAATATGTATCTACCACCACGTTCGCTTATCCAGGAGTGTGTTGTTTTTGTTATATTAACACATAATTGTAGTAGCCATTTCCGGATAGTCAAGTTGAATCTTCTAAACATGCCTGTTTGATAATTTTCATAATATCGTTCAGTGTTTTCAAATGCGGCCAGTAGTATCGACCTTACATATGACATGATTGAAGGCGAATTTTGTTCATCATATTCACCCGAAAATCGTAATATTTGATGTAGATATGCGCCCAACATGCCGCCATTTTCTATATCGCGCAGCTCCTTATCATGAATATAGTTAAAAACATCAAAGTCGTTGAATACTTGATCCAACGTTTCTTTCATAATGATAAAAAAATCTCTTAGATCAAAATATAAAAAATTATGTAATGTTTGGGTACGTACATACGTTTCATCAATATCAGGATAAGGTTCTTCGAATGTGAAAATATGCGTGTCAAATCTTTTAGGTTTTTTAATGCATAGTATGCAAAAATGAAATAAATTCATTATCAATTTTAATCGCACAATTTGATGTATTAAATCTTTTATTTGCCTGCGTTCAACGTCATTTGGATTTTGATTTATCTGCAGTCGAAATAATTCATTTTGTAAATGCAGTATTTTATGTAATAGGTTTCTACATTCAATATGGCAAGATTGTATTGCGGCTGCACGAGCTGCTGCACGAGCTTGTTCGCGAGCTTGTTGTTGTTGTGCACTAGCATTGGGGTCTGGTTCCATTTATTTATTTATAGTAAAATAAAAATAAATAGGTATATTTGTTGTTCTTATATATAATAAATAAGAATAAATAAATAATAGTAATAAATAAATAATTTATTATGTCGGTCGCTTATTATCGTTTATTTCATAATTTTCAAAAATATATTTATTGATTGTTCCAAGTCCATTTTTATCTTTTTTATCTCTATCACATTCATCCGAAAGCCATTTTCGGATGTCGTCGCCATCGCCTTGATCAAGGTTGTCGATAAACCACCGATTCAGTTCATCAAACGCTTCCCAGTACTTTACATATCCACCAATAATCAGCAATTTAAAAACATCTTTAATGTAATTAATGTCAATAACGTCATTGTCGCCACCATCGACACTTGATGACATCATGAACAATTCTTCATAATGAAAGGAATGCGCTTCGAATGACTCTGGAAATCGCGAAATCATCCTAAATTCAGTGTATCCTTCGCAATGTCCACCAAATCCAAAGTAACATTCAAATTCGGAACGATGAATGGGTTTAAGCGGACGTTCTAGTAGCACGGGAAACGATTTACCAAAAATTTCAACATTGATTTGTGCGACTTGAATGTCTGTTTCTGCGTAACGATTATATGTATGAACCCATTCAATTTCAGGATGCGTTTCAACAAATTGTTTTGAAAATTCGTCGTTTACGGTAGAGACCATACAACCTCGATTTACAAAATATTTCTTATGTAATTCAGTAAATATATCGACAACACGTTGTTTTGTCATTTTTTGTTTATTTGTATTATTGTTATTATCACCTATTACTTGCTCTTGCTGTTGTTCTTGATCCATTTGTTATAACCCTTCTTTCTATCTTTCTATTAGTGCAACTGTATAGTAGTAAATAAAACTCTTTATATTATTTACAATTATATTTAGTCGTTTCAATTCGATTTAATTACACCTTTATATATCATCAAAAAAAATATTTTTTTGTGTTTTAATTATTTGTTTTTTTATAATATGTAATTTTACAATTCCCTGTAGCTACATTGTATCTATATGACCGTATATCTTTTTTGGCATCATTTACAGAAAAGTAAGTAACATTTTCATGTTTAATAACCGGTAAAGGGGTTTTAACAATTATATACGGTCCGGTGGTATTAGTAAGAGGATCGGGATTGGGAATTGTATGAAGGACCATGAGATATTCAACTCTAAAAAAGTATTTATTTCCATTTTTTGACGTAAACTCAGTACTTTCTGTTACATTTAAATTAAACACAAACATTGACACACCTTCGACTACAGTGGTTTCCGAATCAAACCATACTGACTCATTTAAAGTGTTACACTTATTCTCACCTTTATACTTAATTAATAAACTGTAAGAATCGTAAATATTTGTATTATATGGAATTACTAAATGGTCAGGTATAGTTACGTCGGGAGTCAACAAATCTACACCAGGTAAGTTAATATACTTTAAAACTGCAGCACTACTATGACTTAAAACTGACCCTTTATTAAACTTTATAGTTTTGACTTTGGACGAATTTTTGCACATTTTATATACTTTTTTATACATTTATATTAGAAAAAAATAAAATGAAAAAAAATAATTCTTTACAATTATTAAATTATTAATAAATTAAATTACAACGAAGAAAACAGCTTGTTCATATTATCCGCTTCCAGTTTATTTGTCGAAGGTAGAAACAGTTTTTGAATCAAATCGTCGTCGCGAAAACGAATGGTATAATCTTGCTGAATGCTGTTTCTGCCAACGCGTCCCATGGCCTGAATTGTTTTTTCCTGCGTCATATCGTGCAAGTCGCGACTAATGTACCCGTGACAAAACTGGTAATTTGTGCCGTAAATGTAATCAGACGATGCAATAATTAGAAACAGTTTCTGGTCTTGTGCCAGTTCTTTCATAATTTCGTTATATTTTGCATTTTTGTGATCGGTGATTGCACCAATCCCCATGAGAAGCAGAATTTTCCAGTGCGATTCGATGGAAAGCAGCATGATTTTTTCAACGTATCCGTCTTGAATGTCGCACGACCACGGTTTTTTTCCAGAACCAGGGCCAGAAGAATCTTTAAACCATTTCTCCAAATGCGCAGGACGGTTCGGAATAAACAAGTCGTGCAGCGCGGTTCGTTTGACTTGTTCATTCAATTCTTGCAACTTTTGATTCAGCTGTTTTATTTCGCCGCTCTCCATTTTTTTATCAAGAAATTTAATCTTTTTTTCTTTCCCTTCATCTCCTCCTCCTTTTTCCGCTTCGTTCAGCAAATCTTCAATTCGTTTTTCGACGGTTTCAATTTGTTCGGAGAGTTTATTGTTGTGATGTATTGAACCCATAATATCGTCGATGAGCTGCGCCGGAATGGCGGCAGTTTGAAGACAGAAACTCGCAATTTTTTCAACGTCATTCGTCAAGAAAATGGTAGGTCCGTCCGTAAGCGTGTGCGCGTCCGACGTGGTAATGTATCCGGTTGATTCGTACAACTTGTCGCAATCTTTAAAGTGGTCGTAAATATTGGACCACGCATTGAGTTCCGGTTTTTGCGTAATGTTTTTTAAAAGAGTAAGATAATACAGTTTGATGGAAGTGTGCGTAATTTCGTCGAGCGATGAGAAATAACGTTCAACGCTGTACCGCTGGCTCGAATAGTACTGTTTCTTATTTACAAACGAGATGAAATCGCATATTTCCCCAATTCCGAAATAACGCAGCAACGTTTTATGTTTTTCGCAGTGCGCAACGCTGGACAAGACGTCGGCATAATTCGAAAAGAGCGTATGCGGAAGTTGAACGCAACCGCCCTTGTTCACAATTGGAATGGATTTGCAGCAATCGTGGCTGACAATGCTAACAACCTCGGCATTCGAAAACCGGGATTTAAAATCCGCAATCGTGGTTTGAAGTTCTTGCTCGTGCGGGAGCGTGGCCGATGACAATATCACGTTGGGAATAATGTTTTGTTTCCAGTTTTTGTGAATAATGTCGTGGTATTCGTGAGTTTCATTGTCCATCGTAATGGTGGGTTCATCCCAAAAAAGAATAATATTTTCAACTGGATTGAACGCCTTCATATAAAACATGGCGTGCAAATAGGACTGAATGTCGCTGATAATGATGTCGACATTGTCTCCAATGCTGTTGTCGACTTTACGAATACCGCCCGTTCTCCAGTCCCTCGTCGCTTCTTTCACGGCAAAGTAGTGCAAGCGTATATCGTCCACGCTTTTACAGCCGAATGCGAATGCGACGCGTTTCTGAATGGATATTGCGGATTTTGCGAGTGCTAGGCCGACGTGGCGTGCAGCGCATACAAAAATGACTTTATGTTTTTCAGAGAGTCCGATGGGTGTCAGCGTTTTGCCGGTTCCTGTTGGCGCAATGTACAGTACGAGTTTGGGGTTGGCGGATTTTGCGTGCGTGAATATTTGTTTTTGGTGATCGTACAATTCAATGTCTTTGAATTTAGTGCAGAGGTGATTTTTTTCGACAAAGTATTCGGCATATCGAATGAAGCTTGTAACATCAACGTCGATTTCAAACATTTCCAGCAAATAGTTTACAAATTGTAATACATGCGCGTTCATATGGTCAATGCTGTTTTTCATATTCATTTTCAAGGCATAATAATAAAACATCCAGCTGCAACCGTCAATGTCGTTATCGTCGTCGGAATCGGATTCGGAATCACTGTTGTTGCTATTAATATTTACCTTTTTTTCTTGATCCCATTTTGCCTTTTTAGAAAGTAACAGTTTGCATATTTTTAAAATTGTATATTCGAAAATATTTTTAGGATTGATGGCGCTTTCATTATTTTTAATCCTGATCGCGTCAATTTTTTTTATTTCAGTAATTTTATTTTTACTGATTTTATGATGTCCGCTGCTTTTACCGCCGCTATTACCACTACTATTACCACTACTATTACCACTACTATTACCACTACTATTACTGTTGTCAAAAGAAAATTCTGGAACCAGTTTGTATGTTTTAACACACTCGGAAACGATGCTTTCAAAATGTTTTTGATACAAGTGTGCGTGCATTTCAGGGGAAGACGATGTTTTCAGGACTCCAATCATGGAAGTATTGCTATTCATTTTTTTTTGAACATTGTGATAACTGTCTCGAATCAGTTTAATGATTGACAGCTCATCGGCAGAGACAGGAATCTCCATATTATTCCATTCTGATTTTGTGAGACGACCTTGAATAATTGTTTGGCTGTGTATTTGTTTATCTTGATTTTGTCCGGTTTGATTTTGATTCTGCATTTTAAAAACTCAAATTTGAAACTGTTTTTATAATATAATATAAAATACTAAGCTAATGAAGCCGGTATGCTAATATAATGTACAGGCAATTATTTAAATCAGTACATTATATTATATATCTATCTACGACATATACAACAAATAATAAGATTAAAAAATGTATGCGTATATATACGCTTATACCACCCGTCGGTGTCGATCCAACGCTTGCCTTTTAATGAGAAAGAGATAACCATCAAACCTTCGGACATATGAGTGTCATGAGATTGTTCGACGATAAGCTGCCCGCCATGGGAGTGGTTTTAACGTCACACTTATATGTGACGAGTTGTTTCTGTAAAGCAACGAGAGCTAATGTGCTGTGTTTTGCGTCTCTTAGCTATGACGAGTTGTTTCTGTAAAGCAACTAAAGTATTGCACCCGGCGAGTTTCGATCTCACGCACTTTCATGTAAACAATGAGCGCTCTTCCACTGAGCTACGGGGGCTAATGTGCTGTGTTTTGCGTCACTTAGCTATGACGAGTTGTTTCTGTAAAGCAACTAAATTGTAATCATACCGGCAACAGGTTTCGATCCTGTGACCTTCCGCTTATAAGGCGATAACCATTCGTCGATTCGGACTCTAATGAGTCATGGTGATGGACAAACGATGTTTGAGACGCTCTGCCGCTGAGCTATACCGGTATAAGTGTTGCTGTGTTTTAGGTCACTTAGCTATGACCACCCTCTTCTGTAAAGGGGCGAAGGATTATGATACTGGAGGTTGTTGGGTTTGAACCAACGTCCTTGAGCCCACAAAGTGAAACGGCGCGCTACCTCTGCGCCACACCGGTTGAAAGTTGTGTCTTCTAATGGTCGCTTCTTTAAAGCGACTGAAGTGTAATGAATACCGGTGATACGTTTCGATCGTATGTCCTCAGGGTTATGAGCCCTGCGCGCTACCTCTGCGCCACACCGGTTGAAAGTTGTGTCTTCTAATGGTCGCTTCTTTAAAGCGGCTGAAGTGTAGTCAATCCCCTCGACAGGTTTCGATCCTGTGACCTCCGGCTTATGATGCGATAACCATCTGTCGATCGGACTTGTAAAGTCATGGTGATAACCGACGGTGTTTTACGGCGCTCTACCGCTGAGCTACAAGGGGTTGAAAATCGCAGTTGACGTGCCGGGAATCGAACTTGCCATGTCCGGAATACAAATCCGATCATTTGACCATTAGACCATCCAGCTGCTTTGAATCGCTGCTTGAAGTAAAACTATCCGAATTGATATATTAATACGACGGATGATATCTAGCTGACACTATATTATATTCATGATAATCATAATATTGATCGCGGCGAATAATAATATATTTAAAATCAAATGATTCACGTAATAATTTTTATTTTTTTATATAAACTAATAGTTTTTTAGTATTGATGAATTCACTTTAAAAAAAATAAATTGATTTTTTTATTTTTTAATAAACAATGTTTAGAACCAGCAAGCAGCAAGACAATTGAAATGGCCGTGAATCCAAATTTGGCTACATTAATGCGTGTGATTGAAGAAAACCAAGACAAAATGACCGAAGGTGAGTATCTTGAAGCCATGAATGCATTGGGTGCGCTTCATCGTGTTGCAACTTCTGCCGTTGCTGCTGTTGCTGTTCCTGCTGTTCAACCCGTTGCTGTTCCTCCTCTTGCTGAGCGTGCTATTGGTGCTATTGGTGCTATTGCAGTCCCAGTGAATTTGTTTGCCGGTGTGCAAAGTTTATTTAGAGGACATGATGATTATGAATTGTGGAGTCGCATCACTCGTGTGCTGAGCCACATCAACCCGAATTCATGGTTGTCAATGTCTCAAGAACAACAAAACGAACTGAATCGTGAGTCAACACACAAAATTGCCAAAAACCAAGAACGTGTTTACACAAATCCGAACCCAGCGTGTTGTCCTTTTGTCGCCAGACACGCGGTCGGCGATTGGAGAACAAATGAAACAGAAACATGGACATGCGTTTGCGGATACAGTGGAAAATTCAAACACTGGCAAAAACACGAAAAGAGCGCGCGTCATCAAGAATGGGCGCAGCATCGCATTGTTTCTGAAAAAGTTGTAACAACAATGCAAAAACAAATTCAAAAAGATGATCAAGGATCTGTCATCAAATGTATGCGCCCGCTATCCGGTGGATTCCGATTCTACCCAGTTCGTCAGGAACGAAATGAGTGGACGCATCCCGAACTCTATCCTGAAACGCTGCGACGACTCAATGAAGGACAGGGGTGGTTCGTACATCCAAGAAACGCGTCTGCAATAATTGAAGAGTAAGTAACTGTGATTTTAAATGAATAAAGAGTAAAACTCTATTTTTTTATTTTTTTTATAAAAAAATCTACACTCGAAACATTTTCAGTTTATCCCCGACTTGTTCAATGTGTCCGTATTGGTCAAGCTCTTTCACGTCAAACGGCTTCCCGCTCGAAGTGAGCGCGTCGAATTTATCATTTTTATAGTAAACCTTATTGGTCTTCATGGAACGAACCAACCGTTCCCCGTTTTCGCCCTTGTATGTTGCAGGCAGCAGTTTAAACACCTCTTCTTCCACCGCGACATTCGCGACCATTTCCTTTTCTGTCTCATCCAGTTCTATATTTGGAACATATGAAAAAGAGGAAGAATCCGGCGTTCCCAAAAATTCAAAACATTTCGCACCCTTGTGCACTTTGCAATCGATGGATGTAGTTTTGATCGCATTCAAGAGCTCGCGGCTAATTTCTTCCTTCTTTTTGGAAATGTCGAACAGTGCTTGATCGGTTGTTTTTCCGTTGTCTGTCGATTTTAATTCCTTGTTCAGTTTTTCCTTTTGCGCTGCTGAAAAAACAGCCAAGTATTCGAAAACCTGAACATCCTTTTCATCTTCCGGTAAATCTTCATGGCTGCAAATGCGCTGAGCGCGCCCAATAACTTGTTCCACGCGCACGCCATTCCAATACGGTTCCATAATGTGAACAAATCGCACATTTCGCAAATTGATGCCTTCTGATCCGGATGCGGTAATCATGAAAACTTTAATCATTTCTCCGTACATGTTACTAAGAGAACTCGTTTTCTGCCTTCTTTCCAAATATCCTTTGATATTTTCCGGAGTGGATGAAAAATCGCTGTTAAAAATGTTTCTAACGATTTCCTTTTCTTCGGCATCTTCAGTTCCGGTGTAAAGCGCATATGTGGGTTTGTCCTGGTCTTCGGGTGCAATATCAACAAACCAACCTTCTCCATCTTTATCCTTTTTTATTTTAAATTGCGCAAATCCATTCGCATTCAGAACGAGCGAGAACATGCCGATTCCTTCCAGTGAACGAAACTGGCTATAAACGAGATGCAACCCTTTATTTTCCGGGCTGCTTATATTTTGAAACATTTTTAGAAATTTGGGACTGTATTCGTTCAATTTACCCCCGTCTCCGTCCCGCAAGTCGTCGCCGTGTGTTTCATAGTACTGAAACAGTTCGCGTATTTTTTCATTATATGAGCTGTCACCGGAAATCACTTCTAGAGGCGCATCTTCCTCAATGCCTTCAACGAATGTTGCGGCCTGTCGTTCGCGAACATCTTCTTGCGTGAGCGCGTCTACATTTTGTTCATTCATTTTCTCTTTTTTGGGCCGACCCGGTCGTCCGTCCGCTTCATTTGCGGATGGAAAAACAAAGTTGCAACAGAGTCGAGAGAAAATGCGATAAGAATTGGAAGAAACTTCATACATGTTTTTATTTTTTTGTGCGCGTTTTGTTTTTGAAATTTCATCGGTTCTAACGTCCACGTATTCGCTGTACTGCATGTTGCTCATGGGAATTAATTCGATTTTAATATCTAAAAGTCGAGGCATGAGCTGTTCTTGCGCGCTTTTAAAATAAGATACTAAACCGAGAATGCGGCGCTGAAAAAGTGGAAGCTCTTTTACGCCAACAACTTCAAATGTGTCGGGGTTAATTTTCAAAAATTTATTTTTGAAATCTTCGAAATTGTCGGGAAGCGCGGTGAAATTTGAGATGACGGGTTCTTCGGCTCTAATTTGTTCTGCCGCGAACATTTTTTTGATGTTTTGAAGGAATTGTTCGTTGGATTCGTCACCGGCGGGGGCTCGAATCACACCTGAATATCTTGTAGTAACGCCAGTACCTTTATTAGCCCCTGTGAAACCAAACGGGTTTCGCGTAATGGTCATGGTTTGTGTGGAAGGCATATATTTTACGTAATCATAGTTTGCAATGTTGTGCTTTTTCAAAATGTCGATAACAGATTGTTCGTCGAATTTCTGGTCTTTATCGACGGTTAGCTTGAAAGACCACGTTTTGATGTATCCGCGCAGAATGTTGAAGAGAATTGCGAGTTCATTGGGGTAATTGATAATGGGAGTTCCGGTTAAAAGAATGATTCTAGCATTGTCAGCATTTTGCAGGTATTTATAAAGTTGGACGGATATAAGCGCTTTAGCTTTTTTGTCGTCAGTTTTTGTTGGTTTTAAATTTTTGAGCTGGTTGCTTATAGAGTTGACGATGCGGTGCGCTTCATCAATGATGACGACGGCATTATCAAAAGGATTCGTTTTTCCATTATTTGTGAGTTCGTTAAGTTTATTCTTATTGAGACCGTTATAATTTATAAATTTGTATTTTGACTCAATCATTACATCCAGCTGCGCTTCGAGTTGTTGACGCTCTTCTGTAGAGAGATCCGGGAAATTATTTTTCTGATTTTTCACATTAATCATCCATGCACCGCCGTTTTCTTTTACCATATCCGCGCTGATATTTAAAATGGTTGCGAGCTGTGCTATTTTATCATTTCTCTCTGATTCTGGCACTTGTTTTAAAGAAATGAACTCCCAATGCTGGTTTCGTTTATAAAATTCGTCGCCGCATTTTTTGAGATCGTTCCGATAATTCACTTGCAATGAAGCGGGTGTCATAATAATGATCTGTTTTTCGGTTTTAAGCCCTTCTGCGATTGCAATGGAAGAGCATGTTTTCCCGCTGCCGAGACCGTGAAACAGGAGGAGGCCGCGATAAGGCGTGTACATGTTTAAATAATCTTTCACGATTTGTTGATGAGGAAATAGAGAGAGGCGAGCGCTGTCAGTTTTAGCTTTTTTTATGTCTTCGCAGCTAATGGGTGCGCCCTTTTCTGACGCATCTTTGAATTTTGTCAAAAAGAATTTATTTATGAAATCGACGAATATTTTGCGATTGTTCATAAAATAGGGGGATGCGACAATTTTATCGGAAGGTGGGCTTATGCGTTCTTTTAGTGCCAGTGATCCGATTAATGTGTTGGGATCTACACCCGAAATGCCTTTACCTTTTTCTTTAGAACTAGCAGTAGCAGCAACAGTAGCAGCAGCCGGTTTTATAATTTTAACTTTGATTTTCTTTGCTGCCGGTTTTTCTTTTTCTTTACCTGATTCTGCTTCTTTTTCTTTTTCTTTACCTGATTCTGCTTCTTTTTCTTTTTCTTTAATTTCTTCTTCTAATACTGGTTCTGAAACAATTAGTTCAGGTTCTGAAGCTTCTACTTGACCTTCTAATAGTTTTTCTTTTTCTTCATCTTTTTCTTTTTCTAAAACGATTTTTCTCTCTTTCTCTCTAGGTTTTGATGTTCCAAAAGTAAACTGAATATTTTTAAGAGCGATGCCATTGCAAGCGGATGGGGGCGGTTTCATTGTGTATTTTCGAATAACCTTTAAAATCTCGATGAACTCTTCATCACTTTGAACGCGCTTTGAATCCGACATTCTTTGAAACACGGTGGTTGTAAGGAGCGACAATAAATTTTTTTCGAATGTTTTTCCGAGAGACGTTTTTTTTCCGTCGACATCTACAACGGGAATATTTGTATAAAAAGTCCCATCAATATTTTCAATTTCGTTGCAATAAAAACGAAGATTTCCTTTTTGTTTAATGACGACAGCATGCTTGTCTAAGAAAACGGGATCAACGGCATAAGACATATCAAAGCGCATAGCAACGGGAACAAAATCGTCATTCTTCAGTAAACTTCTAATCTTCTGTAATATGACGTTATATAATCTGTCTGTGAGCGTTTTAAGGTGAGAGTGAATTTCATTTTTCGAATTATATGCCTGGTTATCAATCAACTTTATTTTACCTTGTTCATCTCTCTCTATACCGAAACAGAAATATTCAACGAATTTCCCACCGAGATACCACATGCGGTATTCATTTTTCCTCTGTGATACAATTTTATTGTAAGGTTCTGCGATTATTACGAGGTCGACGTTATTCTCTCGAATGAAATCGAATATAAAATCGCGCAATTCGGAAATATTGTCATTTAAAACAAAACGTTTATCTTTTGGGAATGCGCGCTCAATGTCTTTCGGAAACTGCTGTTCGCTTTCTGCCTTTTGCGTGATGACCAAGTAAACATCGTTCATATCGGCGGAAAACCCGCTCTTCACGACAATGTAGTCGGTTTCATCTTGCACGTGTTTAAAATATGCCATCATTTCTCTCCACATTTGATTTAGCGCGCCGTTATCTTCGTATGGAAATAAAAACGCTTTACTTTTAGGCAGCACGAATTCCGCATACTCTGGCGAATGCAGGTCAACCGAATAAGTTTTTGAATTTGTATAGTAGATGAATTCGGCGGGTGGGTACATTACGGTTCCTTTCGATTCAAGGTTTTTATAAAAAGTGAATGCCTTGTCGAGGTTCATCCCGGAAAAGAATCGAGGAACTGACTTGTCGATAAACAGGTCTTCGAAATTGAGCAAGAGATCAATTTGTTGTTTTTTATCATTTTCATTTTCCATTTTCTCTCTAGATAATGGTGTTAAAATCGATTCTTCTAACCCTTGTTCATCTTGAGGAGATGGCTCGTCATATATATCATATATTATTTCTTCCTCTTCCTTTTTCTCTGGTGTTTTATGTGACGCTACCACCTCTTCTTCTTCTTCTTCTTCCTTCTTCGGCGACTCCTCCTCTTCTTCTTTCTGCCGACGTTCTCTTTCTTTTTGTTGTTGTAGCGCTTCTTCGAAAGATACGCGGGGCAATTCATTTTCTTCAAGCTCTTCTTGTTCTTCTACTATATCTACATCTATTTCTTTTAATGGCATATCGCGCTCCACCGCTGGCGCAACTTTAGCGCGTATTTTTTCCATACGTTTTCGCCTGGATTCCTTTTTTTTGTCGTGATCGCCTTTACCTTTTGCTCCACCTTCTAATTCTATTTCCATTTGATCGAGTTGTAATTTTTCAATACCCGAAATGAAATCGTCATCCAAAAGTTTTACAGTGAACCCGACGCGTTTTAAAACGTGCTCAAGCTGAATATAAAAATCCGTGTACCCTTTCTTCGTGTGAATATTATATTTATTTCCCTGAATAACGCACAATTTCCCTTTAAAGTCGTATCCTTGTCCTAGCTCAATATTTCGCGAAGAAGTTACAACTGAAGCTGATTTCAGTTCCGATTCCGAATCGCCGAATTTTTTATGAACCAAACCGTATAATTCGGGATACTTTTCCTTCAACATGTTTCTGCAGAAATCGACCTCGTCTTTTACGGATGCCTTGTGTTTGAAAACCCACATGGGTGATTTGTATTCCTTTTTTTTATTGTAACCACTGGCACCCACGACGCCGTCAAAGCGCGCATTACTACACCAGCCACAAACGAACAAGACCATGGGTTCGATGATTCGATGTTTTTTATCGCCTTTACTAAAGTCGTCAATGTGGATGACCATGTTTCCGTCGGCGGCCAGAGTGTTCCAGGCGTTATAGAGAGATTGAAATAAAAAATTGACCATCCATTTATCGAATGTTGAATGAGTAACGATGGATTGTTCGCCCTCTGTTGTGAAAACTTCCAAGTCGAAATAAGGCGGACTTGTAAAAACGAGGTCGAATGTTTTTCCGCGCAGATTTGTTTCGGCGGTTTCAAAGGGTGCGGCGACCACTTGATATTTTTCCTTTTCTGTGTCATCGGTAACAAATTCGTCAATCATTTCCTTGTAACCGGGTTGAAGCGATACGTTGGGGTCATATGCGAGATAAGATTCCAAGTTTTTAGAGAGGGCTCCAAGCAACCTGTCTCCCCACCCAGCGCTAATGTCTAGGACGCGCGTATGAGCACTGTTTTTCAAAAAATAGTGATAAACGGATACGGCAAGTGTGGCTTTAAAAAAATTGCACTCCATATTTTTATATTTATCTGGAAGCACGCTGTTCAGCTTATAGAATGACTCTCTCAAATTGAAACTTGTGAGATTTTCCTTGTCGTCAATGTATCGTTCGATAACAAACTTCATATAATCCTTATTGTTCCATGCTGCAAACGGGGAGAGATCGCGCCCTTCGCGTTTGCACTTCATGCGTTGGAGCCCGGTGAAACAGTCGACCAGTTTATCTGCTTCATAGTCGCCGGGCCGCGTGTTAATGTAAAGATAGTCGGACTTGTATCCGTCGACGGCCAGGTTCATTTTTTGCCACACTTCGCGTGAAAGTTTTTGCTGATAATTAGAGTGGCGCCTTTTAACAAGTTCCGGTTCGTACGTTTTAAGTTTTTGAAATGCATCTTCCTTATATTTCGCAGAGCAATAAAGCGGCGGATCAGGAAACACAATTTCTCCATTTTGGATTTTATCAATGATTTTATTTACAATTAGCTCTTTGCCATACTTGCGATACGTGTTTTCGGGCAAGTTTAATGCGCTGTTTTCAATGAATGTGTCGATATTGAATGCGTCTTCTTCCATTTAAAGTATGTATGTAATACTTTTTAAAACGTTATTAGGATTATTATTATGTTACTAAGAAATTAATAATAAATTATAAATAAATAAACTACTAATAATAGTTGTATATATATAATTATTAGTAATAGAAATTGCTAAATCGGTTTTATAATAATAATAATTATTTTTATTATTTTGATTATTTGTTATGATTAATGTTTTTTTAATTATCTTGTTAACCTTGTAACTTCTTGTTGTAACCTTGTAACTTCTTGTTGTAACCTTGCAACTTCTAATTGTAGTTCGAGTATAATTTCATTTTTGTTTTGTTCAGTTGCTGGAGTTGCTGGAGTTGCTGGATTTGCTGGAGTTGCTGGATTTGCTGGAGTTGCTCGAGCTAACTGGGCTCTTTGGGCAGCTTTTCGATCTTCAACTTCTCTATTAACTGACTCTAAACGTATAGATGTGTCTAGAGGAAATATAGCTTCATTATTTTTATTAGTATTCCACCACGGTTGTAAATTCCACCATTCACGCAGAAAAAAATCTTCTAAAATAATAGGGTTTCCGTCAACCCCCTTTCGATCTTGTACTCGCTGTTTAGTACGCTGTCCATATATTTCAACAGGTGTGTAATCTTCATAGTTATGTGGAAAATTCAAGAATGGATTCCAATGTAAAACATCTAGGATAATTCTCTCTAAATTAAGGGATGCCAATTTTAAATATATTTTATCATCGTATTCTATATCTCCAATTTTAAAAAAACTATTTTTTAGTTGAATAAGAGTGTTTGTAGGTAAGTTATCAGGGATAGCGTCTCCTCTTTTATGTACTAATATTCTAATTCTATCTCGATAATTGCGTAATTTTTGTAATTCAATATTAGGGGGGGGGTCATAATTATTTGCCATCACTTCTAAAATTTCACTATAACCAGGAAGCGTTCCAGGTTTATATTTTTTTCCGCCGTATTGAATTTGTCCTTTTTGTCTTTTATGTGTTGTTTTACTAGATCTATTATATTTCAATTGTCTTTTATGTTTTGTTTGTTTCAAACTATTGTTTTTACCATGTTTCATTGTTTTTATCGTAAATATGAATATATAAATGTGAACATATAAATATTTTATAAATAGTTAAAGTGTGGTTTATTTATACATATTTTATAATTAAAAAAAAATATTATTTTTTCTTTTTTTCTTTTTTCTTTTTTCTTTTTTATTTTATTTTTATTGGGATGATAAGATAATGTTAAAGTTAAAAGTTTGCATGATTAATGTTTTTTAAATGATCTTGATTTAGATCTTGTTTTAGATCTTGATTTAGATCTTGATTTAGACCTTGATTTAGACCTTGATTTAGATCTTAGTTTTCTATTTCTTCTTCCTCCACCTCCAAATCGTTGTTGTTGTTCTTCTCTAACTTGTTGTGCGAATTCTGGATTTTGAAGCAAATATTGCGGATAGTCGCGTTCTAACTGTTCTTTTTTTTGTAATGCGGCGGGGTTTTCTATGAGATACTGTTGTATCATTTGATCTTCTTCTCTTTTGCGCGCCATTTCTTGTAAAGAAATATCCGTTTTCATTTTTTCGGGCGACTGTTCTGGAAGTCGAGAAAACAAGCGAACTTCTTCGTCTTCATCTCTTGCATTTGCCCACGCATTAACACCTTTTTTTAGTTTTTTGCGCATTTCCGCTTGTTGAAATGTGGCGGCTCTCTGTCTATAAAGCGCCTGTTCAAGAGCGCGCTTCCCGTATACCTTTTCCAATACATTTTCGGGGAAATAATGAAGTATTTCATCAGCCGTATAAACATTTCGAAAATCATAAGGAATGCGCTCAAAGTGCCCGTAAATAATTTCATATACTCTTGACGGAGAATAACCTAATTGCTTCAATTGTTTTGCGTATAATACTTTGTCTTCTTCTATTTTTCGTTCTAAATCTTCGAGATTCGCTTCTAAAGGTCTAAATGATTTTTTAGGAACTCCTAATTCTTGTTCTAATTCTTTGTACTGGTATACATCTCGCAATAATGATGGATTATCGCGTTTAAACCTTGATAAATTATGCTGAAACTTTTGCTGTGCCAGTTCTTTACTCATTATTATTATTATTATTACATTATATATTATAATAAAAAAATAATGTAATATCAAGAGTATCAATCGCATTCGATTATAAAAAATATTATTTTTTCTTTTTTACATTTTTTTCTTTTTATTGTGATGATATTGTTAAAGTTATAATAAGTTTACGGAAATGTTTGCGGCAATGTTTCTGTTTTGGTCAAGTTCTTGTGTGATGTCGGCACCAAATACACGTTTTGCGCCAACGCGTGTGACTTGAACTCTTGTAGCGAGCTGTTGTTGTTGCTGCTGTCGAAACCGTTGATTGTGCATTGTGTCCACGAATGCAAAGATCCGACGAGCAAACAATTCAGAAGGTTCGACAAGTGTCGCATAGCGTTGTGCAAAATCAAGGAATTCGGTTAAAGCGTGATGTTCGATTGCATTTGTTGGAGCCGGATTCACATTTTCCATGCGTGCAAGTAAGATCTCTTCGATTGTTATAGAAAGCCGACGGTCTTGTTCTTGTTGCTCTTGTTGTTGTTGCGTCGTCATTGTCTTGTATTGTCTTGTATGTGTAACACTAATAAAAGTAAAATAAATAAATAAGTTTTCAATTTATTTATTTTTCATTAAAAAAATATTATTTTTTTGATTTTTTTGATTTTTCATTTTTATTTTTTATTAGTTTTATTTACATGTTGTTTATATTATATTTTAAAGGATGTAAGTAAGTAATTAAATGGTAAGTAATTAAATGTTAGTAGTAGGACGATGTATCAAAACCAATCGGCACGTCATAAAATCGAAAGTTGTCTTCCATACTGGTCATGGAAGAAGACCAGCTGTTACGACAAAATCCATTTTTCAATGGTGCCCAAATGTCGTCCGTAAATTGATTGTACAGGATCTGCGAAGAGCAGTCGGATTCATTGCCGCCACACCCGCAAATGCAACTGGTGTTTGGCTGGTACTGATTTGAAGAAGAAGAAATGCTGCGAAGAGGAGGAGGAGGAGGAATTTTGATCGTTTTTTGTTTTTCGCTGTAGGGGAGGACAATCCAGTACGAAGGGTCGGAGAAGACGATGCGCGTCTCTTTGCTTGAATCTTGCAAACGTTCTTGAAAGTGTTTTGAAATGATTCCTGGAATCCAAAATTGAATTTTGATAATTGCAAAACCAAATGCAGCGTTTGGAATGTCGTGTTCAACGAATTCGACGGATTTCAATACTGCAATTCCTTGATGCTCAAAAACACGTTTGACATATTCGCCATGACCCATGTGACTGCGATTGACGCGGGGAATGTACAAAACGTTGATTGAGGAGGACGGCATTTATTGTAAACGACTGATTTGGATCTAGGAGTAGAAGCGCTGATAAAAATATAAATATAGAATATATTTTCAATTTATATTTTTATGAATAAAAAATGATGATTTTATATATACGTTATTTTTTCCATTCTTTTTTTTAACAAGTTTATTTTTTCTTGATGAGATAGTGTGCCGCTTAAATCAACAAATTTATTTGCCATGAGATCATATTTTTTAAAAATCATATAAAAAAACAATTCAATTTGTTGAATATCTGTAAATATAGTTGCTTGGTTTTGTTTAAATATTTCTATATTAATCTCGTAGTGTTTTTTCAGATCAATCCAGTGCATTGTATGCTGCAAATGGTGCGCCACATGATAGTCCTCATTAAATACATTGTCGGTTCCGTTGACAAATGTTGTTGAATTTATGTACTCGTTATCAATTTGATCTTTATCACAAAACCCATGCCATGTCCAGTTAATCGCTGCATAAAAAAGAATATTAAAAATAAATATTAAAAGATAATGTGTTAGTGCAAAAAACGGATTTAACCGATACAATCCATAAAAAATACCAAAATAAAAACTGGATCCAGAGAATGTTCTTATTGCAAATATATATTGTTTTTTATACACAAAATTTATAATGTGAGGAATGCCCGTCCATCCAAATCCGAATATTGATAAATATATTAAAAAATCCCATATACTTGTTCTATCAAATTGAATTACGCTAACTATATCTTTTCCGGTGTATTTATGATGATCTTTTACATGACACATTGCATACTGTTCTGGACAAAAACCATAAAAATTGCAAACAGTCCAATCAAATATGATATTCAAATATTTATTTTTGAATATTCCATGAATCGTGTGACAAGCTCGATGATATATTACAGCACATAGTGCGAAATTTCTAAATTTTGGTCCCATTAGCAAAATATGATATAGTAACATGTATGATAGCTTTTGTATAAAAGACAACGAGCAATACGTTTGAATATAAAATGATGCAAAAAATAATGTAGGTATAAAAGTAAAAAAATGTATAATCCAAGGAATGAAAGGTTGATCCAATATATTTCTTAATGTATTTACTCCAATTTTAGTATACAATACTGTGCTCTTGTATGAAATATAATTATAAATATAAGAACTAGAAGCATAATTATCCAATATCATGGTGCCCGAATCTATTATCTTATCGTGTATAACTGTTAAACTTATTACGAGTGTAAGATATGGAATAAATAATAATAAAATTCCTGAAAAAAAATAAAATACTATCATTATATTGACATTCCAATAATAGTATAATATATTTATGTTTAAATGGTTATTATACTATTATTTATCAAAACGACGCCATACACCAACACATACACCAACAACACACGAACCAAGTGTTTAAGCCCCACCTCTGAATAAAATGGGATTATAGTATGGAAGGAAATCGAAACAGTTGTTTCCGCTCGCATCCTTTTTAAACGTAAACCCGTCGGCACAACAACCATATTTGGATGCGTCGCAACCATAATGCGCTCTATTAAAGTTATACATTTGATTTTTGGTCATTTTACCCGGTTTCATGAGTTCGTTCATGTAGTCATCCATATCGGCGTCATAGTAATTGTATCCGCTATTATTATCATTATAATCATTCACATCATTATTATCAGTTCTAGAGTCGTCTTCTGGATATGGACGACATTTGCCCATAAATTTTTTTGTTTTAGGGTCGCGTTTGCATGCGGTATTACAATCTAATTTTTTGCATTGATCTGTTGATTCGCAACCAAACATGAATTTCATTCCCGATTTATCCGTATATTCAACCCCGCAAAATCCTACATCTTCGTCATATTTTGGATCACTGCGTCTTTTCTTATATGGATCATATTGGTCGTTGGGACCTACATTGCTTGACTGTTCGTAGCATTTTGCCTGAGAACAATTAGGAGGACTGTTACCTCGACCACCGCCGCCTCTGCCACCGCGACCACCACCATCTTGGCTTTTGTCGCCATCTTGGCTTTTGTCGCCATCTTGGCTTTTAGGCGGATACGGGCTAGGTTTTGGACATTTTCCACTTTTGCAAATGGTTTGTGGCAAGCAATTAGCGCAATCTTTATCATACGCGCAAACGGCGTTAGGGTCATCGGCGTCGCATTCAAATGGACAAATTTCGGTAGGTTTTGTGCCGATGGGTAAAATGGGAGGATTCAGATTGGGTGTGGTATAAACGGAATCGGTTCCTGTAAGCGTTATCCTGTCAGCGGTGGCTGAGCCAAACAAGCGCTGCATTTGCGGAGTTGGAAATATGATAACAACGGGATCTGCAACGGATGGATCGTCCGCGCGTTTAAATTCAAACTGACCATAATGCGCAAGTTTTTGGTTTCCGGGATCATGGTATGTGCATGTAAAAAAAGGGCCGGTGGCACCTGCTGGTTTATAAATTTGTAGTACGTTGGCGATATCATTTCCCGTGTGCAATCCGGGAGGTATGACTAAACTATCTTTGACAGCTCCCGCTTCAATATTTAAAACATTATAGCCATCTTCAACATTGAACAGTTTACAATTTCCACTTACTTCGAGGGGTCCGTAACAGCCCGCCGGGCATGTGCCGGATTCAAATCCCTCCCTTAATCCGAATAAACTAAAATAAGAACCGTATAGTATAACCAATACAAGAATGCTAAATAATACCCATTTTCCAATTTTGATATTTAAATCTAGATTTAGTTTCATGAATAGAAAGAAATCAATAATAAATCAATAAAATCAATAATAAAATCACCTTATATTATATTATATAAATATAAAAACTATAAATAATAAAAATAAATAATTAATTATTTTTATTTATTTCATGAAACTATATTAATCATTTTATTAAGTATTTTATTAAGTATTTTATTAAGCATTTTATTAAGTATTTCAAGGAAACACATAACTGTGCAAACTTTGGGTGTAAGGATTCTTTCGAAATGCGTCTAAAATATCGGGTTGAATGCGTTCGCAGTTGACGGATTCCTGATAGTGCTGAGGATATTTTTCAAGTTTTCCGTATGTCTGTGGTCCAGGCGGGTTTGAAATTCTAAAAACCGGGTTTGGTATCCAGGGATCGCAATTCTCGTCATTGCGTTTCATGCAAATGTTTTCAGTCGGATTAAATAGGTTCATATTTCCAGCGGGTGTGAAACTCGTGGTCATTTTATTTACATTATTGTGCTGATTGTATTGCGCCTCATAAACGCCCACCCCCTGATTGGTAGCGCCGCCACTTGTTCCAACGTATTGCACGTTGGTTGTATCGCGCTGGTTGTAAATGGCCTGCTGCGGATTTGCCAAATAACCGCTTCCGCTATTTTGCGCATCCACGTTCAAGTGGTCAAAACCGATAAGTCCCTCCGTCGTTTCCTTAATGGTCGTTGGAGCGCGATTTGCAGGGTTATAAACAATGCCGGATGAACCGCACGCCGGTTTGACGTCGCCGTACAAACGAATGTTTCCGATTGCATTTTCTTTTCGGGACGGTCGTAAAAAATCGAGAACCGGCGCAACCACTGCTCTAAGAGCGCCGTGAATGATTCCGCCCTCGTGACCTTTTGTGGTTCCGCGATTGTTTGACAAAAGCTTGTAACCGTCGCGCCCGTAATCATTTGCGCCGGGAGTGAAATTTTTGCCACCATTATGAGCATTTGTCACGGGTTTTGCGCCATATTCTGGGCGTTTTGCGGGTTCATAATTTTCCGGGGCATAAGTGTTTGTTCCTGTAACGTTGGAATCCGCGCCATAGTACTCGGTGCTGGTGCAAACGCGCGACTGTGGTTTGTAAACTTCCTTTGCCCGCGCGGTTTGCGCTTTCTCAATACCGGTTGTAGTTAGCCACCGGTCAGAAGTATTCAAAAAAAACTTATCCGGCAAGTATTTTTCGACCTTTCCGAATGTATCTGGGTTTGGCGCATTCAAATTATTCCAGCTGTATGCCGGACCTTCGTGTGTATCCAGGCCGAATGTGACTTTCGGATTATTCAACGTACGAAGTTGGTCGACATTTCGGTCAGCCCATTTATCGCGCGCCTCCATTCCTGAATTGAATCCGTCGCTGCCTTTTGCGGTGTATCCCTGGTCTAAACCCGGTCCGACCTGAACTTCTTCCCATGGTTTCACATTTGACATTTTGTTTCCGGGCATGACGCGTGACTGAATAAAGTCGCTTACACTGGGCATTCCGTTGACATAATGAATATCATTTTGGGGAGCGAAAAGTGGAGCGCGTTCTTCCTTGCGTATTTTTTGAGAGCCGGAGCCGGATAGCGTATCAAGAACGGATTCCATCGCATTTGCGTCGGCAGTTCGTCCCTTAATCTTTGCCCCGAAAAACGGCACCATGTTATTATGTTGAAAATTTGTCTGATTAATCGGCTCGCCTGTTAAAGAATACACGGTATTTGGGCTTGTGAATCCTGGATTTTTTTTCGAATTTGTATTTGGATTATACGAATTTCCGAACTGGTCCGGATTTTGCAACACTCTTTGTCCTACACTTGCATTATAGAATTTGTCGGTTACTGCGTTTGGCTGGGCATATGCATTCACATTGGAGCCGGTATTTGGCAACATGATGGGATAATTTGTAGTCGGAATATTTGTATTGGGAAGCACGTTTGGCTGATTTAGCCGGCTATTAGGATTATTTGAACCCGCGTTCAGAAACGATTCTTTTATTCTATTTGTATTTGCATTTGCATTTGCATTGTTTCCACCGTTATCATACCCATTACTCTTTTTATTTTGATTAGATACTAAATACATTCCCCCTAATGCCACGATTGGAATTGCCAACTCCATTTTATTAATTATTATATATATGTATGTAATATATTTTTTGCTATATTATACTATATTATACTATTTATTAAAATATAGTATAATAATTAAATAAATAAAAATAATAAATCAATAAATAACAAATAACTTATTAAAAAAAATTACTTGTATTCTTCAACGTAAACATTGCGTCGAACAAATTCTAAATATCTTAAAAGTTTGATCTCGTTTAGTTGAATATAATCATAACCGATAACCTCCTTCATTCTATCATTCGCATATGACTCAAATTCAGAAAATGGGCTGTCTTCCAAAAGATTTGAATAAAACAGCGTAATAGAATAATCGGGTCTATTTTTTGTAAAATCCAAAATTTCTTCTAAATACAAATAAAGAGAGTGTTCGCCAATAAAAGTGGTGTGAAAAATAGTATTCTGGTTAAAAGAACGCTGTCCAAAAATGTGAAACATGTTATTATAATATTGAATAAAAATAGACCATTTATTGTGCTGTCTTATATGAAAAACTAGGCGAGGCATCAAATACGGATGTATGTATTATTTATACCTTGAATAAAGGTTTGCATTTAAGTACATTTTATAAATAATTTGATCATCGTAAAAAAGGCAAACATGGAATTTTTGTGACATAATTATTTTTTTCCAGGATTCGCGTGCTTAAATTATTTTGAAATGGAATGCACACATGCTCTTGCGGGTTGAGTTGGGGATAGTACCAGTTGGTTTGTTCTAAATCGCGGTACGTCCATGCCGGATGTGTGACGCGTGACTGTTCAACTGTTGATTTGCATGATGGATACGTGATTGGGCTGCTTGAAACGGCGGTAGTAACGTAATTATTTTGCAAGCAATCTCTCGACAGCGGTTGACTCAAACCTTTCAGATTACTTTCTAAATTGATTGTATTTGTTCTTAAATTGGCGCCCCACCCTTGAATTCGAATGTACGGGTCTTCAATATAGCACGGTTTGTCGCCGTTGCCCGGCATGTTCAGCATGTAGCGTCCCGGATCGGTTGATTCTTGCAGCTGTTTATTTATCCTGCACGGATCATCGTGAAAACGAGTGAATGACATTTTTTCTAATTTTATAATAATAATATATTTTAATATAATGTACTATTATTATTATTTTATTATTTTATTTTATTATTTTATTTTACAAATATTTTTTTATTTAGTGTATATATAACAATATAATGGTATCTCACAGAAAAACTTATCGTCGTGGTCGTGGTCAACGTCGTGGTCGTGGTCGCGGACGCACTCAACGTCGCGGACGTGGCCAAAGAGGAGGGTTGATATGGGTTGTACAACCAGATGAGAATGCTGATAATTAAAATAATATAAATATATAAAAAATTACATAAACATTTATTTAATTATATATTATATTGATATATATAATTAATTATACACATATAATAATTTAAGTTAAAATAAAATAATTTATTTAAGCAAACAAGTTAAAAACATAATGTATCATTTTATAAATACTCCAAAAAAAGCAATAAAAACCAAATGAATCACGAAAGACAAATTCGCGACATTCATATTAAAGTGGGTTCAGAGTGGGTTCCAGTAAGCGTTGATTCTGGTTGTGAACAATGGAAACGGTATGCTCGTGCATTCGCGCAGTATAAAAATAGGCCGGCGTATCATCCCGAACGTGCGTATGAAGCGGACAACGGTGTAAAAGTGTATAGAAATGATAATGACCATTATAAACCGACGCATGTTTTATGTAATACAAATTCAATTCCCATTATTGATATGAGCGATGTAAAAATATTTTTAACGGATGTGGCCGATGCAAACTGGTTTAAAGCGCGGAATTATCAAGCGTGGGCGTATCGCGATTTCATGTATGATGAAACTGCGCCGCAAGTAAAATATTATGCGTCGCGTTACTCGTCACATTTATTTTTCCAGACCAGCAATTATGGGGATGTTGTTACGATTGAACTTGATGGTTTGGCGCCGAATATTATATTCAAACTGTCTCGCAATGAGAACGGGAGCGTGTATTATGAAAAAAACGATCGGAATGCGACGAGAATAAGAATTTGCGACAATGAAAGCGCACGTTCAGGATATTTGGGATTTTATCGACGAATGACGGATGTTGGCGATTTCATAGTTTCTCCCGCACCTACACATTCACCTTCTGCTACTGTTTCTGTTTCCGTTATACAAGACCCCTATGGTCCAGATTACCAGGATTTTGCGTCCTTCTTGCACCAACCGCATAACATTCATAATCACAATAATAATCATGGACATGGTATGAAGCTACCGTTGGTTCCTGGAACCCAAAGTGTTCAAACAGATATAGAAGAAGAACAATGCATCCTGTGTTTTAAAAATAAATCGAGCGTGCGATTGTTTCCGTGCAGTCACAGAGTAATGTGTCCCGATTGTTATAACAAGATTGAAAAGAACGAATGTCCTATATGCAGAAGCGGAATTATAAAGCTGACATGTTAAAAATAAATTATTTATATTTATGTGAACAACATTTTTTTCATTATTGTGTGTTTATTTTTAATTTTAATGATTCCTTTACCCTTTTTAGGCAGAATGGGTAATTTAACATGAGCTGGCGCTACTACTGGTAATGTAAATACAGGGCTTTCCATATGAATCTTTCGACCGCTTGTGATTGAAGTTCTTTGAGTGTATCCTTTAATTCTTTCATTGCAGCATATGGCTTCTAAAAATTCATTCCATTTTAAGATTTTTAAGTCACTTGATTTTAAAATAGATAACAGGATATGAGTTAGAGCGCCATTAAACGTTTGTTCGCTTTCAATGTACGCATCTTCGCTTGTTTGTTCATCTTGACAACCGCTTATACAGTACACTTCTCCTAAAGTGTCCTTATAATTTTTAAATTCATATAATTTTTGATGGCGCGTCCATTCAGATGGGATATAGGTAGTTGGTAAAGATGGAGTAGTGTAGATACTGGAATCATCTACTTTATAGCGAAGATCGCATGCGGTTCCACTGTGACAAGCGTCTAAAACCACGTACATTTTAACCCCTTTTATTACTCTTTGAGCCACATTTATTCGAATCAAGTCATCGCTAATGAATCCTGCTGTTTGAAAATCGATGGGAACAATAACGGAATCTGCGCCACTTACTTCATCTCTATTATAATCGGCAACCAGTGACCCATGCCCTGAATATGAAATAAATGCTTCGTCGCCCGATTTCAATGACCCAATGAGTATATTGAATGCGGTTAATATATTTTTTCTTGTTGGTTTAGAAGGCGTGTCATCTGTTAAAGTAATAAATCTTGTGTATCCTAAAGAGTTCTGCAGAAATGTTCTCATATTATTTATATCATTTATACATCCTTGAAGTTGGATAGGAGTATTTTTATAATTGATTCCAATTAATAATGCGTATTTGACCATGACTTAATAAAATTATATGCTATACATATATGTAATATAATTTTACTATTAAAATATTATATGCTAAATTTATGCTAATTTTTAATCTTTGCTAAAAGTTTTACCTTGGGAATCCGACGAGGTTGGCGCCGATACCGAATCCTGCACCAGAACGAGCTGAAACGGCCAAACTGGGAACATAGACGTCGAGAATTGCAAAAGTTGCAGCAGCAGACAATGCGATTAGCCCAACTTCTTCCAACCTGAGACGCTGTTTGGGAATAGAAAATGCAACAATGGCCACCATAATACCTTCAACCAAATACTTTATTGCGCGTTTTACAAGTTCTCCTAAATCTAAAACGTTGTTGTACATTTTTTCTGTTATACTATTATGTTATAATAAAAGATTAGAAAAAAAAAATTAAATATAATATTTGAAATTAAAATTTTTACCTTGTTTAATTAAAAAAAATAAATAAATATAAAAACTATATTAAATATTAAATTACCATTTTTGAATATTTTATAATATTATATTTAATATTTAAAATACTTAAATATGAATTTATACTTAATATAAAAAAGATTAAAAAATGCCTAAAGATAATATACATGGACCGCGTGGGGTAGAATTGAAAAAAAATGAGGACGGGACTTTGAATGCGAATTACGTCGACTTGCTAGAAGAGGATAAACCGATTTCGGGGCAGAAATTTGCCTGTTTGTCATTCGTGAGTCCAGAACATATTATAAAGCAGCGCGAACAGTTTTTTTTCGAAGAGTTTTTGAAACAGTGGAATTATAAAAAGTCGACGGATGTCATGCTTCATTTTATCAGTTTTATTTCTTACAAGTACAATTTGACGTTTGATAAAGTGAATGAAGATTTCCAGGATTTTTTGAAGAACGAGCACAAGGAGCTGATAAAATACAACGTGAATGATGATTTCAAGACCTTTGTTGATAACAACGAAGAGAGGTTGGATGCAGAGTTTGGAGAACAGCACGAATTTCAGACATCGGTAAGAGGAATCAAAGTGCGCGGCGTGTTTGCGTCGCAAAAAGAGGCAGAGATGCGTTGCAAGTTGCTTCGCGAGGTTGATCCGAATCACGACGTGTATGTGGGTCCGGTGGGCATGTGGGTTCCGTTTCATCCGGATGCGTATAAAACCGGGCGCGTGGAATACATGGAGGAGACGCTGAATCAGATCATGTCGGAAAAAAAGAAGAATGAGGACAATGCCAAGAAGGAATTTGACAAGCGCGTAAAAGAGGCGAAGGAAAAAGCAATTGAAGAAAACAAGAAGAATGCTGAAAAATCGGGCAATAAATTGACTCAGACAATTAATTCGAATGGTGAGCTCGTCAGTGTAAAGAATTTGGCGGACGACGACGAAGACGGCGATAACGATGACGATGATATGGGCGATGAATCTGTCACGCTAGACGACATTCGAAAACAAATGTTTGAGACGGAGAATGTGGTAATTGACAAAAATACGGATCACGGACTGTCGCGTTTAACTGAGAATCAGGGTGATAAATCTGATAAAGAGGGTGTCGAGGATTCATTTTATAGCGCGAATTAATTTTTATTATGTTTATTATGTTTATTGTCATTGTTGTCATTGTTATTATTACATTCTAAGAGTGAATCTGGATTTGGAATGCTGTATGGTTCTGGTATGCGCAAGCACCATTTTTGCGGATACCCGCTTTTTATACAACTTTCATAATTTGTCTCGGACCCTTGATACGCTTCTAAAAATGATTCTTTAATGTTTGTTTTGTTTTTGTAAATGTAATATAAAAGAATTTCAAAAATGACAAATATGATAAAAAATGCGCCTACTAATATTATTTTGTTCATTATAAATAATATTATAAAATAATTTAGGATATATATACATTTGAAAATAAATGAATTAATAAATGAAATAAAATTGATTTTATTATTGTAAACATTTCATTATTTAAAATGCGGCAACCAATATTATAACCAATATGACAAAAATTAGAATAAAGCCAAAATTGAGACAAGTTGACATAATAAACCCGGTTGAAAGAGAACGGCAAGAAGATTGTTGCGACGAAATTGGAAAACTTAGGTGTGAAATGGAAATGATGAAGTCAGAAATGGCTGAAATGAAACAATATTTACGTGAAATTCAGAAGAAGGAAGAAATAAGAAGAATAACAGATGGCGGTGAAGTAGAAGTTGGAGGAATCGGAGGAAATAATTCTTCTTCTGATTTTAGTGAATGGATAAACGGAATGGAAATGGTACCTGAAGATTTGGAAAAAATGTTTCAATCAAAGGACATTATTGATTGGGCATGTCATTTTATCATGGACGATTTAATTAAAAAAAAAATGAATCCTTATCCCATATGTTCAATAAAAGGTTCAAAAAACGAGATTTTAGTGTATGATTCAAAAAGGTGGAGAAAAATATCAGATAATGAATTGTTTACTAAATTAACAGACAAGTTGTTTAAAAAAATCCTTAAAATATTTACACAGTGGAAGAATGATAATTATAGTAGAATATTAACAAGCGAACATTTTGCAACAATGTACCACTCAAATTATGCAAGAATATTAAGTTTTAATGAAAATTTTTCAAAATTAAAACTTAAACTATTTCATGTTTTGGAAAATCAAATATAATAACAACGAATGAAACTCGAATAAAACATTAAAATCCAGGAACATCCGTAAAAACCTGTATTGGTTGTTGTCCTGCACCTTCAGATTGGAATTGTAACATTAAATAATATCCGATAATGCAACTTGCATAAACAACGAGTGTGTCGCGCATCAAGTATTTTAAGGGTCTTGGTTCTTCAACCGAAAATCGCATTTCTAGAAATTTAACTAAAAAAAATACAGTGGAAATGACACACCCGACTACAAAAATATTATCCATAATAATTATTAATTGTTGTTTGACTTTATAATCTATATTTGCATATATTATTTATTTTTTTAACGAATTTTCTCCTTATATAAAATCCATTAAAATAATATTCCAAGATTATACATTTTCACAGTTTGTTAAATTGTTAATAAATTGTTAATAAATTGTTAATAAATTGTTAAACACTTATATAATATGAATGAATTTAAATACTTATTCATATTGTTATTATTATTGAATTAAATTAAAAAATAAAATGAATATTCATTCAGATATTAAAAAAAAATTAGATTATTTTATAAAACAAAAAAAGATTCCAAATATTATATTTCACGGTGTGTCCGGGTGCGGAAAGAATGCACTTGTAAGTGAATTTGTAAATAATGTGTATGGTGGAGATAAACATGCAATTCAAACATATGTCATGAACGTAAATTGCGCGCACGGAAAGGGCATTCGATTCATTCGGGAAGATTTGAAATTCTTCTCTAAAACAAATGTGGATTTGAGAGACGGCGACATTTTCAAGACCGTTATTTTATTAAATGCGGACAAGTTAACCATTGATGCACAATCTGCAATTCGAAGGTGCATTGAACTGTTTAGTCGTTCTACACGTTTTTTTATTATTGTAGAAGATAAATATAAATTATTAAGACCAATTCTGTCACGATTTTGTGAAATATATATTCCTGAACCGGTTATAAATGGCGCTGTTGTCAATTTGCATGAATATAATTTGAATAAGGTATATGATTTTAAACTTGGCGATAGTAAGAGGCGCACATATATAAAAACTGCTTTAGGCAATTTTATAAAGAAAAAACAGTCAATTGAATCAAATGTTGTTGTGATAGCGGAACAAGCGACAGCGGAACAAGCGACAGCGGAACAAGCGACAGCGGAACAAGCGACAGCGGAACAAGATGATAATATCAATCAAAACAATAAAAACAATGTAAATAATGTAAACAATGAAACGAACAAAAATATAATTTTAGATTGCATGTTACTTATTACAAAATTGTATAATAAAGGATATTGTAGTATCGATTTGATTTATTATATCGAACATTCTACAGTTATAGAAGAACTTAAAAAATATGAATATTTGATTACATATCAGAAAATAAAGAGAGAATTTAGAAATGAAAAATTATTAATGTTATTTATTTTATACTTTTTAATATTTCGTAGTGATTTAACTTTAGAAAATATATCATTTATGTAAAATAGTTTATTTATTTTTTTATTATTTCATATTTAGCACATTTATTAAATGGATGATTTTGTCATCGGAAATTTGCAAGAATCGCGCAATGATTTTTGTTCGCGCCTTATAAATATTTTAACTCCGCACATACATTCTGGGCTAAAATCAATTTTTGAAGAAGCTTGGAAATTATGTTTAGAAAACAATGAAGCACCCAAATATTTAATGACATTTCAAAATTTTTTAGTGCGTGTTCCAAAATGGAATTCTACAATTATCGAAAAAGAGTCGCAGCGCATTGTCGACCAAAGTGGTTGTAGCCACATTGAAGAATTAATTACGTGTGTTCACATTATTCAGCTTAAAATGCTAACGTGCATGCGAGCTGGAAGCAAGCAGAAAAAAATCGACATCTCTATACCCAAGCTGACAGAATTTATTCACAAAGTTTATATTAATGTTGCAAGAAAAGTGTATTCCAACGTGTTTCTTTTTGAAAAAACAACAAAACATTTACAAATTCAAAAACATAATCACCAATTGGAATTAATTATTAAGGAGTGCATACTCAACACCATTCGAGACAGCATTCCGATTGAACATTTGTTAAAAGTATATATGGAAGACCAATTTATCGAAGAAGATACGGAAGTAGTTGATACCGAAGAAATTATTTCCCAAGATCCTGTAATTGAAGAACAAGACCAACAAGAAGCACTAGAACAGGAACAACAAGAACAACAGGAATCACTAGAACAAGAGAAAGAAGCACTAGACCATCAAGAACAAGTGCAATTGGTATCAAGTGGTAAACAACAAACCATAAAATTCGACGATATTGACAGGGTGAGAATGTTAAATGATTCTGAAGGCGAAGAATTAATAAATGCGCCAAAAACGCTGGAAAGATTAGAAGAAATCAGTATTAAAAATTTTGCAAAACGCAAAGAACAAGAAAGTGGTTATGGCGACGATGATGAAGACGAGAATGATGCGCTTCGCATTGGAGAAGCCGTGTCGCTCGGAGATTTAGACATTGATGTCTTTTCTGGTGACACATAAGGAACACGATCGAATATTTACTTGGAAAACGCATATTTTAAACTGCGAGTATAATTTGTTGGTATTATAAACTCTCTGCAAACGGGTTTTCCTAATAAAAATGTTGAAAAATTGAAACGTTTTCCGTATTCGTATCTTTTCTCTCCATAATACAATATGAATCCAGTTATTCCGGTGAAAATTAATGCATAATCCAGCCCCTTGTTTATTTTAACATATTTTTCTTTCAAACTGGCATCGCGCGCGTGTTCGGTTTCATTAATAATAATAAACTTAATGCAGAGCAGGACGAAGAACAATAAAAAGAAATTCTTATCCATTCGCGTTAAAATGATAAATAGCGCATATAACATGATTGTTTTTGAAAATATGGTACTGGATATTTTTTCAGATGGTTCTGATGTGAGTACAATTGCAAAAAATAAAATAAAAAATGCAAGAAAGTGCTTATAATAAATATTTTCTGTAAATAGTTTTTGAACCTGGCAAGGAAATAATTGCGCGACAAAATTACCACCTAAAGTTACATAAAAAATAAAAAGAGGAGTTATGTCAAAATTAAGTATACTCATACAATAATGTAGTAATGGTATTATATATATTATATATATATATATGGTATGTAAAAATATTTAATAATTTATCAACTATTGAATAATTATTAAATTTGTTAATTTATATTTAGTTATATTTAATTTAATATCATTTTCATATATATACATATATATATAAATGATATATAAAATTTTGACTATTTTATTTTTATTAATATTGATCATCACATTGTTCGTGTGGTGGCAAGGTAAAATATCAAAACATTTAGGCAATGATATTATTGATATTATGGGCGGACAGCCAGACCAATTCAACCATAAATGCAATGCCGGTTGTCCCGTGAATAAATTTCCAGACGGAATTATACCTGGACTGGCTAAATCCAATCTGGTCTCGAATTCATCATCCTCAACAACAGGTGCAACAGATGATGATATCCTTTATAGCATGTACGCCAAATATGAAAAAACATTCACACCAACCTACATTCAAAACAATTTGTTGCAATTGACAAATCCGAACAATTACACACATCTTCCAATGGGACCTTCCAATATTTTCATTATTAGACATGGTGAAATAAATTTGGACAATTATGTAAATCCGACAAATCAGGACACATATTATAATCTGGACTGCAATGGAATATATCGCTCCATAAAACTTCCAAACTTTATCAATGATTTAGGAATGAATGGGTACCCTATAACAAGCATTGTCACAACAAATGCTCACATGGACATAAATAAATCTGGGAATGTGGCAATCCGTTCGCAGCAAACCGCGCATTTTAGTGCATGGGCATTGAGTATTCCAGTTCTTGTATTTGGGTGGGACAATTGTTCGCAACCGTATGATGCAACTACTGCAATAAATATATTCACCAATGCATCCATGAGAGGAAAAAATATAGTAGTACCATTTAAACATGCCAACATACAAGCATTGGCCAATCAGTTGGTTCAATGTTATATTTATTTCAAACAAGGCGGAACAGTCGAAAATCTGAATAATTCCACCCTGTACAATGTTTCAACAGAGGAATGGTGGAAACACAACACTCCAGTAGACCCAAGCCATCAGTATTCTGGATTGAAATCTCCTATGCAAAAACCAACATATCCAATTCCTCATGAAAAATATTCAAAGTACTTGCCATATTGGAATGCAAACACGTATGATAGAGTTTTTTGGCTTTCTCAAACGAATCATCCAAACAATATAACGTTGCAAGTATTGTCCCAAAACATCAAAACTTGTCAAAAAAATGAGTGCGACCTTTTAATTGGTTTAATACAATGGGATTATCAGTTAAACCAAAATAATGAATATGGAAATGATCTAAAATGTTTACCACCAGAGTGATGCACTAAACCCGCTCGTTTATTTTTTGTGTTTGTAATTGAGAGATTTCCGTAAACCTTCCCCGAGATCCCCAAGATGTGCTCTGAATTTGGCGCGGGGTTTACATTCAACATAATATAGTATAGCATAGCAGAGCGTTCAGCGTTATTTAATATTTTATTGTGTGGGTATAAACTCCCAGTTCAATTCTGCACATATTTTTTTCCAGATTTCATCTTGCTCGATCTGTTTCTCTCTATCTTTCAATAAAGGAAAATAAGATAGAAACTGTGTTTGTCCAAGTAGCTCGCACAATTTATAAATAGTATAATAATAATTCAGAAAGTTTACACGGTCATCTGGGCAAAATTTTGCATACGGTCCTTGTATTTCCATAAATAAGTTGCACAATTGTTCTTCTAGTTGCGGCGTCATAGTTGGCGGTTTAATTCCAAGTTTATATTTAATGTATGGTATGTGCTCATAAAATTTATTATAACCCAGTTTTTTTAGAATATCTTTGGCTTTTGTATTTGTAAATTTAGACAAGCTAATTCTCTCCTTCTTTATTTGCAACTTAATATTATCAATGACTTCTGACGGAATTTGAGTCGTTTCTTTTGCTTGAAACTGTGCAAGAATTTCTTTGAAATGATTAATTCTTTTATACGCATAAAAACATGCCTCTTTTGGAGGTTCCTTGTAAGACGGTTTTTCGCTTTCAAATAAATATGCGACATATTTTGAACAATGATTGCAAACAAGAATGCCCTCGTGTTCGACCGGTATTAGCTCGCCAACGTTGCAATGTTTGCACGTGTCCGTTTGAAATACGAAATCATTCACATTTATAAATGACTGGTCGATATTTGACAGGAATTTTTTTACATTATTGTCGTTTTTTGATGCAAGTTCATTTGTACGATCAGCTGAATCATTTATTTTAAAAAAAGAATTTAGAATTTTTGTCTTGTTTGTTCCCTTTGATATTTCTTTCTTATTTTCGAAATAGTCAAAAATGTACTTGGAGTTACTTAAATAATATTGTTTTATATTATTTTTATGTGTTTTTAGAGTGTTTTTAACATCATTAAAACGATCTTTTAACTCAAGTTGTTTTTCAATTGGAATATTTCTTAGTTCTTCTTCATCATTCAGTATTGTGGTCAATTCTTTTTTTTCTTTTAATAGATTTGGTATAATAATATTTGTAACATTTGAAAAATGAAGCTGCATTTCCTTGTGTCGATTGTCCAATGTTACAATGCTTTTATCGTCTACAGTTATTTTTTTATTTGTTTTATATTTAAACGATGGCATTTAAAATATATAAAATCAAAATATACTATCCACTTACTTGTTAATATATATATAATATTATATAATTAAACAACTTTAACTTTATATTCTAAAAACTGTTATATAATTTTTTATAAAGTATTTTAGCATTGTTTCAATATTGATTGTTTCAATACTGTATATAAGATTTTATTATATATTATTTAAAAATGCATAATAAAATTTTTATAATGACCAAGAATATTTAGGCATTTTCAAGAATATTTGATGAAACTTTTCGATTTATAGGATTTTTTTGATTTACAAGAAAAAAATATGAAATAAATGATTTTTTTTATTTTTTTTTCATTTTTTTTTCATTTTTTTATTTAATTAAACAAAATTCTTAAAATTTTTTTCTTTAGCAATATTATAACAATTATATAAAATGGCAGGAGGATTAATGCAACTTGTAGCTTATGGTGCCCAGGATGTTTATCTCACGGGCAACCCTCAGATCACTTTCTGGAAGGTATCATACAAACGTCACACTAACTTCGCAATGGAGTCCATCGAACAAACTTTCAACGGACAGGCAGATTTCGGTCGTCGTGTCACTTGCACTATCAGTCGCAACGGCGATCTTGCATACCGCACTTACCTTCAGGTCACTCTCCCTGAAATCAATCAGAGCATGAAGAACAACGCCCTCGGTTCCGGCGTTTATGCCCGTTGGCTCGACTTTCCCGGTGAACAGCTCATTTCTCAGGTTGAAGTTGAAGTTGGTGGTCAGCGCATTGATCGCCAGTACGGTGACTGGATGCACATCTGGAACAATCTCACTCTGCCCGTTGACCAGACCAAAGGTTACTACGGCATGGTCGGAAACACCACCGAACTCACCTTTATCACCGATCCTTCATTCAATGATGTTGACGGTCCTTGTCAGAGCAACGCACCTCGCCAGGTTTGCGCTCCCCGTAATGCCCTCCCTGAAACCACCCTCTATGTTCCCTTCCAATTCTGGTACTGCCGCAACCCCGGTCTTGCTCTGCCCCTGATCGCCCTTCAGTACCACGAAGTCAAGATCAATCTCGATATCCGCCCCATTGATGAGTGCTTGTGGGCTGTTGGTACTCTGAACCACGCCAGCTGCGCCGCCGCTGGTGGCCGCGTTACTGCCGCATACAATCAGTCCCTCGTCGCCGCATCCCTTTACGTCGACTACGTCTTCCTGGACACCGACGAGCGCAGGCGCATGGCCCAAAACCCCCACGAGTACCTCATTGAACAGCTGCAGTTCACCGGTGATGAGTCCGTTGGTTCTTCTTCCAACAAGATCAAACTCAACTTCAACCACCCCGTTAAGGAACTCATCTGGATCGTCCAGCCAGATCAGAACGTTGACTACTGTTCTTCCCTCGACTGCGATCAGCTCTTGTACCGTCTGCTCGGCGCCCAGCCCTTCAACTACACCGACGCAGTCGACGCCCTTCCCAACGCCATCCACGCATTCGGCGGCCCTGAAGCCGTTGAGCAGTACATTGATGCATCTGGTCTCTTCTATGAAGCCGGTGCTGGCGATGGAGCCATCAATACTAGCGACCAGTGGTGGAACGCTCATGGCGCCGATTCTAACTACGATGAGCCGAACTTCGCTGCCGGTTACCACCACCCCTCTAGCGGAACTGGAGCTCCCGGAGCCGTCGCTGCTCCTTACATGAACTCTGGTGTCTCTGATGCCGGCACCTTTGTTCTCGCAGAGACCTCCCTCCCCCTGCATTGCTGGGGTCAGAACCCCGTCGTCACTGCCAAACTCCAGCTCAACGGTCAGGACCGATTCTCTGAGCGTGAAGGAACCTACTTTGACCTCGTTCAGCCCTACCAGCACCACACCCGCACTCCCGACACCGGTATCAATGTATACTCATTTGCGTTGAGGCCGGAGGAACATCAACCCTCGGGGAGTTGCAATTTCTCTCGAATTGATAACGCAACTCTTCAGCTCGTGTTGTCCAATGCTACTGTTGAAGGTACCAAGACCGCAAAAGTTCGTGTTTATGCCACCAACTACAACGTTCTCCGTATTATGAGTGGTATGGGTGGTCTTGCATACAGCAATTAAACCGTTTATCAGTAACAAAAAAATACAGTTACATTTTTATTTTAATTATTTTAATATGATTATGCATTTAATTATTTGTTTTATAAAATAATTAAATAAAAATTGAAAATTTAATATAAAGACAAAAGGGTGTAAGATATATATAAACGCCCAAACAACATGGATATAGTAAAAGCATTCAATGCAAATGATTTGCACACCGAAATTGTTATAAAAGGAACAGTAAACGATCCACTTTTTCGAGCAAGTGATATTGGAGTAGTCCTTGAATTGAGCAATATAAGAATGTCAATTACAGATTTTGACGAATCTGAAAAGGTAGTAAGTACTACTGACACCCTTGGTGGCACTCAAGAAGTGACATTTTTGACAGAAAAAGGATTATATAAAGTACTGTTTCGATCGAGAAAACCGATTGCCCAAAAATTTCAAAATTGGGTTTGTGACGTGGTTAAGGAGATTCGAGTCACAGGTATTTACAATATGCAAAAAGAAATTGATAAAAAACAAGAAGAATTAGAACAAACAAAGGGCGAAATGGCATCCCTCGAAGACACCAAGAAGAAGGAGTATGAAACAAAATTGGAAAAAGAAAAGGTGCTCGAAAGGGAAAAAATATTACTGAAAGAATACGATACAGCGTGTTCAATTGTCTATATTATTAAAGTAAAAACGCTTGAACATGTAGGAAAATATGTTATAAAAATCGGCGAGAGTCGGCGCGGAATATCGGGCAGGTACAATGAGCACAAAAGCAAATATGATGAGTGCGTGCTGCTGGATTGTTTTTGTGTGCAGAGGAGTAAAGATTTTGAAAATTTCATTCATAATCATGAAAGCGTTCGATTGAACAGGGTGACCGATTTGAAGAATCATGAAAAGGAGCATGAATTGTTTTTAATTGGCAGAAATTTATCTTACCAGACACTGCACCAGATTATAACGAGCAATGTGAAGAATTTCAATGAAGTCAATAATAGCAGTTTGGAACTTGAGATCGAAAAATTAAAACTGCTTGTTCAAATGAAGGAAGGTAAAAATGAAAATGGATTGTTGCATGAATTGGTTAATTCGGTAAAACAATTATCGGGCAAGATGGATGCCAACGAAAAACGAATGAAAGAAATGATGGAAAAGATGAGTGCATCGCAAATGAAAACTACAACCGGATTCAATACGGCTCTTGTTACTTTGGGTCCAAGATTACAAAAAATTCACCCCGATACACTTGAATTGGTAAAAGTATATGACAGCGTGTCTGAAGCCATGAAGGAAAATTCAGATATCAAAAGACCGTCGATGAATAAGGCGGTTAGGGAAAATACGGCGTATCATGGATACCGGTGGTTGCTTGTTGATAGAGATCTTGATGCAAGTGTAGTGCACCATACTATATTACCCACAAAGAAAACACGGCCTCAAAATTTGGGATACATTGCACAACTTGATGGCGACAAGACAAAAATATTGAATGTATACATTGACCGAAAAACTGCCGCGCATTGCAACGGGTATGAATCGTCCGGATTAGACATTCCTGTAAAAAAATCGATTATATCAAGAGGATTTTATTATAAATTATATGATGATTGTGATGAAGAGTTGCGAACAACGTTTGAATTAGAGCTCAATCATGGCGAATATCCTTTACTGTATAGAAATGGTGTTGGACAGTATGATGTGCAACACAATTTAGTTCGAATCCACATTTGCAAATATGACTGCATTAGAACTCTTAAAATAAGCGACAAGACGCTTGCTAAAGCGCTGTCAAAAAACATTTGCTATAACGGCTTCTATTTCAAGGAAATCGGCGAAAAATTAAAGTGTATATAAAATCAATTCATTTCACACGAGCATCATTTGCAATCATTGTGTATACACAATATACTTAATATACTTTTACACCAATAAATAAAATTAAAATAAATAAAAATATTTTATCTGACTGATGATTTGTCATTTTGATTAAGTTAATTATAATAATATATATTTATTTTAATTTTATATTATTATAATTAACTATTTAAATTTTTTATCTTTTTATTTATCTTTTGACTTGTCTTTTGACTTGTCTTTGACTTGTCTTTTGATTTATCTTTTGATTTATCTTTTGATTTATCTTTTGATTTATCTTTTGACTTGTCTTTTGACTTGTCTTTTGACTTGTCTTTTGACTTGTCTTTTGATTTTTTATCCTTTTTATCTTTTTTATCCTTCTTTGGTTTTTCGTAATGTGTGAATTTATCTTTATATTTAGAGCTAAAATCTTTGAATTGTTTTAATAATTCATCATTTCGATAGTAACTTTCTAGTACATTCTTAAACTCTTTGATTACTTTTTTTACACTTTTTTGTTTATATTTAATTAGTTTATCATGTGGATAAACTTTTTTTTTAGTATTTTTATTCACCTCTTCATGAAATGTATAAAAAAATAATTCTAAATCTTGAGCAGTTTTAATTTCGTCTTTGATTAATGTTTTAATGTGTTCAGATGCGTGACGACGACACCTCCCGCACGGAAGTTTATTGCATATTTGTGTAAATAAATCAATGCATTCATTTTTGAATGCTTCATCAAATCGTTCTTCTATTATATTTGCTGTCACTGTATGAAATAATGACCAAGTTGCATTTGACCAGAATTGAATCATATATACGTTTTTTTATTTTATTTATATATATATTATGGTTATAAAAAAAATAATTTCAAAATATTTATTGATTAAATTCTTCTTGTTTATAATGTTTATAATAATGACTGCGCAACTTATGTATGTACTCTAACAATTATTTCCATTGATGTCCGATACAGCATTCTCGTTAAACCCATACATGTTCACGCGCAGTTGTTTTGATGAAAATGGAATCGATGTTGGAGGTTTGTGTATTTCTATTTTTTTATTATCATACAGCGTCCCACACATGTTGGTGGGATTGCATGATCCGTCATTCGGCGTTGCCCAGTATCGCACATTATTTGTTCGCTGAAGATAGCTGCTCGGGAAAACGGGATAGTATGCCGACATTGCTTTACTGTCCAGATCCGATAACCCTAAAACGCCCTTCTGAATAGGATAGTCGCCATACAGTAGCGGTTTTGACACGCTTTCTGGAAATACACCCGGTGCAAGAAGGTTGGATATAAAATTTTCTCTGACCGGTGTATAAAAAAATGAACCAATTAGAGCAAGCAATAATGCTAAAATGAGAAACAATATTCCATCTAATTTTTTTAACATCCTTTTAAACTATATTAAACTATAATAAAATACTTATTTATATTGTGTATATATTTTTTTTTAATTGTTGTTCAACTATTTTCTTGTTCAACTATTTATTTACTTTTCATTTTTTTCAACCTTGTATTTAACACACTTATTATCAACTTGAAATGAAGGAATATCGGTTGTTTGTGGAACAATGGACAACACACATTTGGCTTTGTGACCGTAAAGCGGTTCTGTGCATCCTTTTTCTTTTTTTTTAGAAAAGTTAAACAGTTTAGGGGGGGCGTCATTCTTAGTGCATCTTGACCTAAAGTGTTCATATCGTTCGCGAACATCACAATACGAGAGTCCTGATTTTTTTCCAAGACGTTTATTCACGATTTCATGAAGACGGTATATGAATTTAGAAAATGTTTCGCGCGATTTCAAATGGCAATCAAGGAGAGGATTTGCTTTCAGATTACTCGTCAAGTTTATCCTGCAATATTTACAAGGTAACACGTATCTTAAATTATAAATAAAGTCGGAATAATGTTTTTTATCTTCTGCCGTTGGATTTACGGGATAATTGAAACTCATGGTGTGCAAAAAATGCCACATTGGAGGACCCCAAACCGATGTCAACATTCCATCTCCGCTATTATAATCTTCTTTTGTAAATACGCGGTTGAGAGATTTATTTTTTCTAGTTTTATTGAAACTCCTAGATTTGATTTTTAGGTTTGATTTAGATTTAGATCTACTTTTGGTTTTATTCATAATGTTAATTGTTGAATATATGAATAATATATACTTTAATATAAATTAAAAATTATTTCACTATTAAATATATATATTAAAATATTTATCAAAAAAATATTTTAATATAATTACAATTCGTAACTATAAAATATATAATATCACAACGTATATATATAATATAATATATTTATTTATTTAATAAATTACAAAAATGGCATTTTCTGCAAGATCGGTTAAAACTGTGCTCGAAACGGCATATTCCAAGACACATATTTTAGTAATGTTGCTTATAGCATGTTTATTTATTTGGATAGGAGTATACGTTTATAGGAATTATGTGGGTTCTTATTTAGGTTCATCCATTGAAGGATATGCTGCCGATATGGGCGATAATGCACCCAATAATTCAAACGGTAAAACCGCAACCCTGTACATGTTTGGAACTGGTTGGTGTCCTCATTGTAAAACTGCTAAACCGATATGGGATGATTATGTAAATAAAAATCAAAATATGAAGGTGGGGAATTACACCGTGCTTTTTAAAAGCGTAGATTGTGACGACCCTCAAGGTAAACCGCTCGCCGATTCTTTCAATGTTAAAGGATATCCGACATTTAAATTAGAACGGGGTCCCGGCGATGTTGTCGAGTTTGAAGCCAAACCAAGCGAAGATAACTTTAATAGTTTGCTTCAATCATCTTTACATTAAGTTCGGGTTCAGTTATGACGATGATGATGACGACGGTTTATTCGGTTTAATTATAATTTTTTTCCGCAATGGTTCATTGCTTTGCGGAGCATGTGCATGTTGTACCTTTGGTAGCAGTTCGCCGATGATGGACACTTGCTTGTCATTTAATTCAAAACGCTGTCCAATCACACGAATTCGAATGGCATCTTTTTCATGAATAGAATTAAAATGTGCATCTGACGAGTGGTGGTCTCTCGAAACATAAATAATAACTGGAGATTTTTTTTCTTCTAAATTTGTAAATGCGCGAATTCCCGCTTGTGTTATATTTTTAGCGTAACATTTAATTAGCATCCCTTCAACCGGGCAACAAATGCTGCATTCAAACACAACAACAAACTCTACAAACCTGCCTTGCAATGTTCCGCTGGATATATTTATAATTCGTATAGAACCCGGCCTTACATACCCCTCGACAATGCACTTGCCTTCTATTTTTGTAGAAATTGTATGTTTTATAGTTGTTTCTATATTTGATCCGACAATGATATACGGAAGTTGCACTTTTTGTGTTAAAATTGATTTGGAATATAATACATTTTCCCCTTCATCCGAAGATGATGTTTTTTTTTTAGTATGCAACAATGATTGCGAAGTTGATGAAGTCATGTTTATATTATGTTACTGTTGTTTACTGTTAATATATAATTGTATTTATATATTAATATTATTTCAATTTTCTAAAAATACATTTTTTGAATAGTATAGATAATTAAAATACACAAATAAAATAATAAAAATAACATACGAAAAATATAAATATTTATTTTATTTTATAGAAAATATAGCTTCAATCGAATTAAGAGACCATACTTTTTGATTCAAACGAATTGCATTATAGTGTCGTAAAACAATTTCTTGTAAAATGCAATATGTTACTTGGGTTAAAACAGAAGGAATTTCAACATTTTTAAATTTAAATTGTAAAATGTCTTGCAGGGTCCGTTTTTTTGTGGAAGAAGTGCTGCACACGCTTCCGCGATTGTCGCCTTCTTTCACTTTAAAAACAACATCACCGTCTTTAATGCTTTGCATAAATCCAACGTATTGTGCAAGATGCTCCTTCTGAAATGTAGCTTTTACTTGATTATATTCGGTGCTCGTCAACTCTTCTTGATTAAATCTTGTCCACGCACTCTTTTCACCCTTTTTATAATACATTACGATTTTTTTTGAAATATCTTTTGTATTCTCTCTACTATCGACGAATAAATATTGTACACCTTCGCCGTCTTCGCTGATAAACCCAGAAAAATATTTCAATATATTTTTTGCACACTCGGGTGCTTGGTCATAAGCGGCTGTTTTAGTTTCTTGAAATCCGGTATGAGAAGATGCAGAAGCATTAGCAGAAGATGCCTTCATTTTATTTGCAATTTGATCCAACACGTGTAAATTTAAAACCAACGCGTTTATTTCTTCAAATGTCAAATGGTCCATAATGTGTGTAAAAACATAGAATTGCAATTCTTCCAAAGGTAAAACGCCGTTCATAATTTTAAACATTTCATTACAATAAATGTACCATATTCTATCTCTCGATATCATCGGTATTGCACCAGCAATCAATTTCAGTGCAGGATCTTGTGCATCTGCAATATCATTTCTTTCCTTTTTAGTGATGGAAGTATTTATTGAGAGGGCCTGCGTATAACCAATACTGGCGATAATGTTTTCAGTAAATATTTTTTCACGAATTGTGGCCACATTTGAACTTTTAGCACCTTTAGAACCTTTAGCACCTTCACCTTCGGACTCAACAGTAGCTTTTGATAATTCTTGTTCTTCTCGCTCCTGTTCTTGTTCAACCCTTTGCACCTGTTTTTTTTTGACATTTTCAGTTTTAATATTAAGCGTTATTCTATCTCGTTTAAACGGAATTGGCGTGCTCTTTTCAAATATGCTTATAGACGGATCATTCAATTCTACGGGTTGAAAAAAATAGTAATCGCCAATATTTATCAAGTACCCGTATTTTCCGTACATGTCGGTCAAATATTCACTTTTATCATTAATCATTTGCGTAAGGGCAAAATTTATTTGAAGCAGCGAATACTGTTTTACACGATTTATAAAATGAATTAAATCTAATTTTTTATAAAAGTGCTTCTCTCTGAATGCGTGTTTTATAACTTTTATAATATTCTCAACATTCATCAAAATAAACGATTCGTTAAATGTGCTTAATTTAATATTTTGTTTCGTAGCCGGTGGCGGTTTGGGCGAGCATGTGTAGTTGCACGTTTTCATATAGTCGCAAGTGGACGTGTATGGTTTATCACCTATTTTATATTTTGTAGAACCGCCTGTAGAAAGTTGCAGTTCGACTTCAGTATCCAAGTTTTTCTCCGTGAAATCTGTTTGTTTCATGTTTAAAATGCAGTCAATCGAAGATTCTTTTAGTGCTCTGCTTACCGACCCAATTTTAACCGCCTTTATTTCAGAGAAACGATACATTGCCAGGTCGGCTGCTTCCATCCCATTATCTAAAAGCGACGCGTGTAAAAAAATCTGAATGTTTCTTTTATCAAACGGCAACAGTTTATGACTGCACGTTCTTACACCGCGCCCAATGATTTGTTCAATTGCGCTCATGTTGTACCACGGATCCATGATGTGAATCTGACGTATATTTTTTAAATCCACGCCTTCTGATGCCGATTTTGAAATGATGACCACCTTGCACGCGGACCCGTTGCTATTATTATCGGAACGCAGTGCATTGATCTCCACATCATTATTTGGAGAGATGGATTGATTTCCCGTTATTAGAGAATAATGCAGTCCGTTTGATTTACCGACCGTTCCGGCTGAAAAAAGCGATTTAGAATTAACGCTATTACTGGCGCCTTTATATCGTGTAAATCCCAATTCTTCCAATGCAAGTGCCATTGGAATTGCACCGCTTTCAATAAAATACGTGTAGATGAGAACAATGCCTTCGCAAAAAGTGCTCTCAGACGGTTTAACCTTGTTGTGCTTTAAAACAATGTTATCACATATTGATTTTATTTTTGAGCTATATTCTCCAATTCTATCTATTGAAAATATGCGCTCTTTTGGATTTTTATATTTGTACTGTCCTTTTTTTTTATCCATAACGGTCATTAGTCCCATCTCTCCGTACGTGTATTCTAGGTCTTCTTCAAAATCGTTTTTATAAGGATACGTCATATTCAGTATTTGGCGCAAGGCAATTAAATCGTTGATGCTGTATGCAGATAGTGCCGCATTATCATCAATGTCTTGCTCGAAATCTGCTTCATCTTGTTCGCGTTTTACACTGGCTTGCGTTTCTCTTTCTCTTTCTCTTTCTCTTTCTCTTTCTTGCTCCCGTCTATCTTCGCGCGTTTCTTTTCCAATCTTAAGCTCTTCTATTTTTTTATTGTATATTCCGTTTTGGTGTTTTTTTAAATGTGTTAAATAAACGTCAACATACTCAAGTCCAGGAACCGTTGATTTTCCGTCGCATGTAAACTTGGGATAGTTTATAGTGCCTTTTGTTACCTTTGTGCCGTCGTCTCCTGTTTCCTGCTGTCTCAATGCGTGTTCTTTTGAAAACATGGAAGGAAATATGCGATAAGGAAACATGTACGGATTTTCGCCTCTAACAAACGAAACATAGCCGATGGATGCTTCCTGCAGTCGTTCTTTGCCGACCTGTTTACCACCAACAATCAAAAGGTTATTATCAGAATCAAACACGTCTGTTGAATATATTTTTGGACGACGATCGTTCACTCTCATTAAATTTAAAAGCCAAATAATTTCTTTTGGGTCATTGAACATGGGCGTGGCAGATAAAAATAAAAGTCGCAGATTGTCAGCGTGTTTAACAAGTGCCAATAAATATGCAGCATCTTTATTATTTGATTTTAAATTGTGAACTTCATCAATAATAATTAATCGATTATTAAAATACTTTTTTAATCTTTTAATTCCATCAATACTTATTTTAATTTTGAATTCATCCTTTTCGCCTTCTTCTTCTTCATCTTCAATATATTCTTCTTCTACATTGCCTTCTTCTTCTTCTTCTTCTGCTTCTTCTAACTCGTCTTCTTCTAACTCGCCTTCTTCTAACTCGCCTTCTTCTAACTCGCCTTCTTCTAACTCGTCTTCTTCTAACTCGTCTTCTTCTAACTCGCCTTCTTCTAACTCGCCTTCTTCTAACTCGCCTTCTTCTAACTCGCCTTCTTCTGCTTGGTGTTTTTTCTTTTTCCCGCGTGTTTTTTTATTTATTTTTAATTTCTCTCCATTCAGCAACATTCTTATAATAGATGAAAATTTCTGATAACCAAAAAATGAATATGACTTTTTTATTATTTTATCAATTTGTTTTTTAATCTTATTTTTGAGTTTTTCTTCATCTTCAACATTTCCAGATTCATAATCAGATTCAGTAAACAAATCTAAATTTATTTCTTTCAAAAACTTATTACTCGTGCAACCACTAATCGTCCATTTGCCCGATTCATTTCGATGAAGTTTGCTAACATCAAACAGTTCCTTCTTAAAATTATTTTTTACATTTATATTTGAAACTAGTATAATTTCCTGCATTATTCCCATCTGTTTCAGATAATCTCTCATACCTTCAGAAACTCCGATTGCAGAACACGTTTTTCCAGAACCAAGTCCGTGATACAATAGTAAGCTGTTATACGGGGTTTGAAATGACATGAAATTTTTTACAAAATATTGATGAGGTTGTAGTTCATATGGCGCATTACACAATTTGTCAGCGCGTTCGATCAATTCTTTATTCTTATAGATTTGTTCCGTATTTCTCGTATCATAAAATTCCTTTTTTTCTGAAATTTTTAAATTGAAATTTTTATCATTTAAATCCGGATAAAGAAAATCATTTTGATTTTTAGGTTCTAATGGTTGCTGTCCTAATAATGGTTGCTCTTGTTCTATAGCAATTTCTAAATTACCTTTTTTTGAATTAATCTTTATTTGTTTTTTTTTCTTTAATGTAGATTCTTGTTGTTCTAGTGGTTGCTCTTTTTCTAAAACCAGTTCTAAGTTACCCTTTTTTGGTTTAATTTTTATTATTTTTTTTTTATTTTTTGCGCATCTATTTTTTTCGGTTTTATAACATTCAGGATCATCTTTAGATGCCGATACATCAGGGTTTAATACACAGCGTTCAGTTTCTTCTTTATATTTGCAATGCAATTCCGGTTTTTCCGGTTGTTGTTCTGGTTGTTGTGGTTCCATTTTTGATTTTTACACTTCTTAGAATATGTGTAATAATAAATATATGTAAGAAATTTATAATTTATAATATATTTTATAATAATTGCTATAAAATGCTATAATATATAAATAAAATAATATATTATACATATTATACAATAAATTAATAATATTATATAGTATAAAAAATGTTTAAATTATTTTTATACTAAATGTTACAAATAAAAAATTTATGAAGAGTATTATTAATACTGGTTATTATATTTTTTTTTTCAATGTTATATGAACGTATTGTATTCATGCATTCGTCATACGATAACCATTTCATATTTTTAACTTCTGATTTTTGGTAATTATTTTTCTGTGTTGCATTATTATCCATGTATGACAAATAGTATTTGTTTTTATATGATTTTACATTTGACCCAATAAATATTTCCTCGTATGGGATGGCATTTAATATCAGCTTCAAACACTGCTTATCATAACCCGTTTCTTCTGAAAATTCTCTGAATGCGCATTCTAAATCTTTTTCTTGATGATTTCTGCGCCCTTTCGGGAAACCCCATTCTGCCACTTCCCATCGTGTCGTTGATGATTGAATAAGAGATTCCAAACTATATTTCATACCACCCCATTCAATTCCAGTTTTCAGTTGTAAATATTTATTTTTTGATATTTGCTCTTCTCCTCTGTACTGTATCCCAGAATACTCGCCCCACAATGATGACCACAACTCGTCAAATGATTTCGTTAAAATATTTTGTTTTTCATGAATGGTCATTTCATCTATTATATTTTTCAAATACTGATAATTGTGCATCGAATATTTTCCGCGCATGAATTCAACGTAGCCGAAACTATCAACGCGCTGAATCATTAAATATTCAAATTTATTTTTACTATCCGTTGCAGCTGAATCAATTATATTCGAATCAATTATATTCGAATCAATTATATTCGAATCAATTATATTCGTATCGTTGAATTCTTTACCATTTATTATCTTTTTTCTAAATGCAATAATTCCCAAACTTGTAATAGGAACAATGCAATTTGAAAATAAATGACCAAATTTACCACAATTATTACAATATTGACTAACATTTACATTTTTATTATCGCTCAGTTTATTTCTGCCAGTACTATAGCTATAACTGTTATAACTATAATCATCATTCCAGTCATGGGTTCTATACATTTTTTAGAATTTATTATTTACGTTTTTCTTTCAGTTATATGTAAAAGATATAATCTTTTTATATTGTTTGAATACATTAAAACAATATAGGATGAATTATAGTTCCTCCAAGACGGGAATAACAACGGGAATAACAACGGGAATAACAACGGGAATAACAACGGGAATAACAACCGGTTTAAAACATTCAATGAATTCAGAAAATCCCAAAGCGGTCATGGATCCGAAAGTATGGGGCCCCCATTATTGGTTTGTCCTATTTACAATGGCAACATCTTATCCCAAAAATCCAAATGATGTAACAAGAAAAAAATACTACGAATTTATTCAAAATTTGCCACTATTTATACCATGTAGCGAATATGGAAACAGTTTTAGTAAATTATTAGATACTTTTCCCGTTACTCCATATCTCGACAGTCGAGATTCTTTTATAAAGTGGGTGCATTTTATACACAATCGGGTAAACTTTCTATTAGGAAAAGAAGAAATCTCATTGCACGAAGCACTTGATAAATATTATGATAACTATAAATCAACCAATACAAAAATAAAAGAAAAATTTAAACATTGGCAAAAAATTGTTTTTATAATTATAATATTAGCATTTTTATCAATTATTAAATATAATAATAAATTTGAATAAATAAATTTGAATAAATAAATTTGAATAAATAAATTTGAATTCCCTTATTTTCTATGTATTATATAGTGTAATAAATTGTTTATGTTTTCAAGAAAAAAAATGAAATCGAGGAAACGTGTAATGAAAGGGGTAATGAAAGGGGCAATGAAAGGGGGAATTCCAATTTATCCAGGAGGTTTTAGTTGTGTATTTAAACCACAATTAAGATGTAAAAATAAAACAATGAAAATATCAAAAAAAGAAGGAATATCAAAATTATTGTTTAAAAAATACGCAGAAATTGAAATGGAAAATATTCAACGATTTTATAACGCTACTAAAAAAATACCAAGATCGCATAAATATTTTCTTTTTACAAGGTCAAAAATGTGTTCCCCGGCAAAAATACCCAAACGCGATTTGCGCGGATTTGATGAAATGTGCACAAATTTTACAAGTCACGACGTAAGCGAAACCAATATCAACTCGAAATCCAATATAAATAATTTAAAATTAATAAATATGCCGGATGCCGGATTAGCCGTGAATGAGTGGCTCTTCAAAACAAGGTTAACAAGTGCGCGCATAATCATTTTCAATAAATTAATCGCAAAACTTATTATTAATGCCATCGTACCAATGAATCAACAAGGGGTTATTCACAATGACATGAAGGAGGATAACATTTTGATTAAAGACACGGAGAGTGCAAAAAACTCAATGCCTTTGCCATCTATAATCGACTGGGGAATATCCGGCATATCCACGCGCCACCACGAAATACCAGAAATAATAATGAATCGTTATATTTCAATATCAAACCCATTTAGCAGCATTATATTTTCAAGCGATTTTAGTAAAAGTTATAGTGAATTTTTAAGATCGCACGATTTGAAAGATCCGCTATTTCGCGTTGAATTAAATGGATTTTCTGTATCACAGTATTTGAAATTTAAAGAACACGGACATTATTTGTACATTCAAAAATTTTTTAATAACGCGTTTGCATTATTCCCGGAATTATTTACATCTATTGATCCAGCACTTAATAGCCCCGACCAAATATACAATGCACTGGTATCCAATTATATTTCGGATGTGCTTATCTGGTTTACAGAGATTGACGAGAGGGATGGGGTTGCAAGGTTTCAATATGTAAAATATTTTACAAAAGTTTACATTTTTAACTGTGACGTTTGGGGAACCATGTTTTGTTACAGCATATTTTTTTCTTTTCAAGATGAGTACAGGTATAAAGAACACATAAATATCGAACCATCGAAATATGCATCCTTTTTACGTTCGGTATTGTCCATATATATGAATCAAATCATGATAGATGGACACAAGAGAATAAATATTTCTAAACTAGTAAAATCAATTGCAAACACGACAAAAGAAACCCAATAGATAGGAGGATCATGACTATTTGTAAAAAATATTTATAACTCAAAACTTGATGCTGTTACAATAGGCCTATTGAAAAGGTTTCTAAATCCATATTGTTTTAATGCATCTAACGTTGGTTGATATTCCTCTGGATCATTCCAGAATTTTTTTTTATTTCTTGTCAAAACATAAACTCCAAAATTATTGGCAACAACGAGGGGAAAATTGAATACGTTTACTATGAGTGGTGCAGAAACGATGACCGTATTGAAACTTGGAGTGGCGTAGATGAGCCAATAATCTCCTTCAATATCAAATAAATTAGTGAATTTGACAGTTCGACACATTGGAACGTCTTCATCTCTGGCTCTGCTTGTACCTGTTGCACTAACTTTGTTAAGTTCAGTATTATATGCTTCATTTTTTACTCCCACTAAACCATGTTTTTTTAATGTATAAATGGCTCGAACAGAACTAAAGTTTGGACCTCCTGAACCGAATAGACCCGTTGAGGGGGAACACAACACTTGATTCCATTTTCCAGCAAATTTTTCAGTGTTGAATCTTTTATTTAATTTTTTAAATTCTTTTGTTCCGACAAATTCTTTGAACCTTTTGACAACAGCTTCATCATACTTTTCACGGGTTTTAATTGCAGACATTTTATTTTACGCACGTTATATATTTAGTTTATAAAATAATATTTACAAAATAAATAATCGACAATTTTATTTATATTATAAATTGTGTTAAATAAATTGTGTTAAATAAATTGTGTTAAATTGTGTGTATTTCTAAATTATCTAAAATATCATTTAATAGTTTGTTAATGATTGAATGGGATGCATTTTTATCTAAACTATGATCTAAATTCATTGTAACCGTTGACTTTGTATCAGTATCAGTATTAGAAACAAGAGCAGAAATAGTAGTAGTAGTAGTAGCAGTAGCATCATTTTTTATTTTTGGTCTTCGCATTCTTATAACAACAAATCCATCTTCGTCTACGTCTGCGTCATTATTTTTGGCAGCAGCAGCACTGTTATTGTTATTAACAATTTCTTCTAATAATATTTTTTTATTTATTACTTTACTGTGCAAATATCCTTTTATATTATCAGAACATGATGCGGTATAAGTTAATACGTCATGTACAACATTAACAACATGATAAGCGCCTGATATAATGTAATATTCGGTGTAAAATAAATATGGATTTTTTCGATTTGACATTTGTTACATTATATATACATTTATTTTTATTATTATTTTTTTATAATAAATAATAATATCTTGTTTATTTATTATACTTTTATATTTAAATGAAAAATGCAAATAATAAAAATGAAATAAATATATTTTTTGATCGAATCGAAAACTTCGTTATCAATATAATTGATAATTCATTTATTGAAAAATTACTTAATAAAGTTTTAATATGCGATAACATTCATGAAAATGATAAACAAATGATTCAAATATTAATCGAAAATGATAAACATTTAAATTTTAAACATATAAGGTATAAGTTTTTGACTATGTTTTTTGTGGAATTAGCATATACAATAGATAATGTCCAAGATAAAGTGATGTTAAAGATACTATCGACTTTTTCTATTAATTATATTAGACCAATACTTTCAAAAAAATGTAGAATGTATGAAAAAAAATCAATGATAGCGTTAGAAAAAACTATATTGACAAAAATCAATAAAAAAATAAAAAATGTTATAAAAAAAGATTTCGAAGAAAGTATCTATAATAATGATAACTTTATCAAAAATGTATACTTAGACAGCTTTAATGATACTTTTACTGTTTATGCATATTATACACGTGTATTAACTGAATCAATGATCGTACTTTCTAATATATTAATACTTATTTTTTTTTATCCATTATTATTTAAACTAAGATTTGGTTTATTACAAAACCTTTTTAACATTGGGCTTGCTAGTATATATAACATATTTGTAATTAGTATTTTTAATAAAGCTAAAAAAAGTAATATTAATAATAATACTCAAGAAAATGAATTAAAAAATATAATATATTCTTTTTTTCAAAATATAAATATTATAGTTGAAAGTAATACGTTAGAATTTGAATTAAATAAAGTATTAAAACATGTTGAAAGTATAATGTACGGTAATAATAATAATGGCTTTTTAAATAAATATCTTGATATAAAAAATGATCCCTATTATTTAAAACAAATAGAAAGATATAAGCTAATAGATACAGGAGTATCAATTTTGATAAATGATACGTATATATTATTTTTTGTAGAAAATATGAAATATAAACTTTTTCAGTTTGTAGAAAAAAGAATGGAGTTTTATAATAAAATAACCAGTACGCGCGATCTTATTGATATATTAAATTCAAAATCTTATCATGTTGCAAAAACAATTGCATGGAATGATAACCATGATATGCTGCATCCAAATTTATTTGTTTTAGAAGATGTTACATTACAGTATGTAAGCAAAGATGGAATTAAAGATATAGTATTAGAAAATATAAATTTAGATTTTGAAAATGGTTCATCACATTTTTTGTATGGTAATTCCGGAAGTGGAAAATCAAGTTTTTTGAATGCACTTATGAAAAGAATAAAAATTGCAAATGGTATAATAAAATTTCTGAGTATATATGATCAATATACATATTTTAGCATTCGAGAATACTTAACTTACATCACATCAGAAAGCGCTTTATTTTATACAGATTTATATTATAATATTACTTATGGAATCGATGATAAATTTTTAACGAAAAATGAAAAGGAGATTACGGAAGAGATATCAAAATACATGACTCTTTTTGGTTTGGAAAAATTTATATCAACTATGAACACGACGAATGCGCACAATCTAAGCAAAGGACAAACACAAAAAATAGCCATCATTCGTATGTTTATGGGTATAAAATTTAAGGGTCTAAGAATATTATTTTTAGACGAGTTTACAAGCAATATTGATAATAGAATGGAGGAAATTATTTATACAGAGTTAAGAAAACTTCAAAAAATACATAATTTTACGGTAATTTATGTTTCTCATAGTTTATTTAATATGAAATATTCAGATTACAACTATCAAATAAATGTAGAGAATAAACAAATTACTAAACACAAAACAAATATATAATAATAATATAATGATATAATAATATATATAATATAGGGATTATTTTGATTATTTTATATCATTTCCATAATTTTTATCGCATTATATTATAAATAAATTATATTATGTCATTAAATTCCAAATTTACAGAAGGTTTACCAATCGATTATAAATGTCAAATTTGTGGTAAAGATTTTGATAATAATGTAAAAGCTCGTGATAATTTGATCATACATTTAAGATTATATGGTAATCAAGAAATGCAGGAAAAGAAAATTCGAAAAGAAATACGCGATATATATCCATTAGAAACCAGGTTACACTATGAACACAATTTAAGACAAATTCGAGGGGAACAAGGCGAACGTGAAGAAAAAGAAGGAAGAGAAGCTTTAGCGCGCATTTTTAGACATAACGAAGATCCCGAAGAATTATTAAATCCGAATTTAGAAGATATTTCATATCCAAGAGATCCAAGAGAAGTTGCTGCTGCTGCTGCTGCCCCAGTGATTGATCCGATAGATGAACAACTTCTTGCCTTTTCTACTTCTGCTCATACACCCGGTTCCCATTTAAAAGATTTTCAATCGCAATCGCTTGGGGGTAGGAAATCAAGGTCTAGGTCTTTGAAAAAAACAAGATCAAGATCTAAAAGCCGCAGCGTCAAGCGGCGCAACCGCCGCACTCAACGTCATCGTCAACGCTGAGATTTTCAGAAGACAACTAACAATAAAATAATAACAATAAAATAATAACAATAAAATAATAACAATAAAATAATAACAATAAAATAATAACAATAAAATAATAACAATAAAATAATAACAATAAAATTATATTACCATACATATATAAATGTCTACTCGTAAAGTATACCTTCGTAAAATTAAAAATTGGTCAAAAACCAATCCAAATACACATGAACGAACCCTTATGCTTAAAAAATGCGGTAAAAACTGTTTTTTAGGAAGCAAAAAAACGTTTCCTATTTGTAAAAAAGGCACTTGCACCATTAGTCCTGGTGGTGTTCAAGCTGCTTATATTCGTGCTCGTGAAATGACACGCCGCGCTCGTGAAACTACGATAAAAAAACATGCTGCATCTTATTATTACAATGTTGCAAAAAAAGCGAAGAAACTTCTTCGAAAAACCATGAAAACCGCCACCACTTAAATTTATTATTTCATATTTGTAAATCTAGATGACATATTTTTTCAGATTGGTGTGAAAACGGCATAAATGTTCCATCAGGATTAACTTGTATTTTCATTTGATCTCTTCCATTTGAAATACTGTCTTTTTTCGCATTTCGTTTTTTTGGAGCTCTGTGTTCATACCCTGTAACCTTTTCTGTTTCAATAATTTTCCACAGCTCTTCCATTTTAACAACCGCGTTTTTAAACCATTCCTTATCTCTCAAAACAAGGACACAGCTGTAAACGTCAAGGCGCCAATAAATATTTTTGATCCAAGTTAATGCATCATACATATTCATCGTGCTTTCGAACCACTCATTAAATCGCGCTTTGCTGGTTATTTCAAGCGGAACATACTGATAAAATGGTTTTTCATTTTTGATAAAATAAACGATGACTCCGCGTCTTTTCCCACCCAAGTTATAATTCCAATTTGAAACATCGTTTTCATCATTGGAGTCCGCATAAAATGCGTCTTCGTCTTCATATTCAACAAATTTCGTTTCTAAAAAATCGCATTCTGATAATCGGCACACTTCCATTTGAACTTGCATTTGAATCCAGTACTCCTCTTTTGGAACGCCGGTAATCACTCTAGACACCACATTTTTTATTTCAAGCATGCGGCCGTATAAAAGAGACAGCGGACACACGTTGATTCCGTCTGGCGATGCTCCGATGAAATAATATGCGGGATTCGGATGTTTTATGCATCCAAATTCTTGGACTCGAGTATTGTTTACTACTTCATAAATATCTTTTGACAACTTTTCATATTTTTGCCCCCAATGCAGCGAAGATTCCGTATTTATTCTGTTATATTTTTCTATATCGATCGGACTGCATTTTTCATAAATCAACTGATTTTGCGTTGACTGACTTCCAAATACTTTCCAAACCGAACTTGCCGTAATTAACCCGTGTCGGTGTTGATACCATTCGTCCGTTTTTTGTTCTGGCTGATAAACCGATTCTAAAAATTCTATTTTTCTCCTCATTTTTTCGATATTTAGAACATTTATTATAGATGACGACGACGAATCATTTAACGAACACTGCGGGTGTATAATATTAAAATAATCGGAAATTGCGACATTTACGATTTCTTTCAGTTGAACCATAAATTGCTCTTGCCCCTCTTCTTCTTTTTGATCGCCTTCGTCTTCATATTCATACTCGTCTTCATATTTGTGCCCCGATGTTACAAAGTAATAAATGAAAGGGAAAACATGATTGTATAGTTCGGATTCGATGTTGGCATTATCAATGTTACTATTATAAAGGAGGGGATTCGACAGTAACAATTCATCGACTAGAAACATTGTTTCTTCATATAATAATCCCAAATCGTCATTTGATAACTCGTAATAAATCGTATCAGAATGTTCGGAAATATTCGAATTATCGTCATTTATATCGTCATTTGTATCGTCATTTGTATCGTCATTTGTATCGTCATTTGTATTGTCATTGGAACCAAAATTGTCATTCCAATTTAAATATTTTAGAATATTATTCATGTCTGTCATAGTTAATTGCGTTTGTACCGCAACCGATGATGTCATTATTGTATTTTGTTCTGTTATTTTTTTCATATGTGTGTATGTGTGATACTGTAATAAAAGTTTCAAGTGTATATTATATAATCGTTTCCTTTTAGATATTTTATTTAATCAATTTTTATTTATTTATTTGGATTGATTATATAAAAATTGATTTGTAGTATATATTATATAAAGATACAAGCAACCAATAATAAAGCAAAGCAATGGGTTCTTCCGTTTCATATCATAATAAGTCAACGTGCACCATCGTGAGTATAGAGGGCAATATTGGTTCAGGTAAAACGACAGGCAAAGAGAAATTGAAAAAATATATTTGTTCGAATAAAAATAAAGATTCTACAATTTTTGTAGATGAACCTACAAGCGAATGGGAAAGTATCAAAGACGAAAATGGGGTTCCGATTCTAGTAAATTTATATGGCGATATCAAACGCTACGCTTTCAGATTTCAAATGATGGCATACATTACCCGACTCAAAAAAATCAAAGAAGCGTTGGCAAATCCAAATGTGAAAATTGTTATTACCGAGCGCTGTCTTTTAACGGATGCGCACGTGTTTGCAAAAATGCTTTATGACTCGAAACACATTGAATATGATGAATACGCGATTTATACCAGATGGTTTGACGAATTTTCCAAAGATGTTGAACCTTCGTGCATCGTTTATTTCAAAGCATCAACGAATATTTGCATGAATCGAATAAAAAAACGGAGTCGTGCCGGAGAACAAGATATGCAGTATGAATATTTGGATAAATGCAACACGTATCACGATAACTGGCTAATTTCAGACCCACAAAATGCAATACCGACTCTTATTTTAAATGCAAATCAAGAAAATAATGATTACAGCAGGCAAATTTATGAATACATTTGTGAAATTCGATCTTCAAAAGTGATTGGAGTGTTGCACAATTTGAAAACTTATATAAATAGCTGCAATGCTGTAAATGGTTACTCAACAGCCGTTTAATTCTAATAAATTCTAATATAATCCATAAAATAAAATATAATTTTTACATTCCAATATATAGAATGTCGAGTATTTTTCTTGGTTTATATTTTAATATATCCAATTCTTTTGACGTTGTTGGAAATAATTCATTACCATAAACGTCTTGAAGAAGCAGCCACTCAAACATTCCTCCTGTATAAATAAATACATTTTTTATTCCGAGTTTGACAAGTTGCTCGTATTTCGAATAAACGCTATCGTCATTCGAATTTAATCCATAAATAATAATTGTTATATTATTTGAATATTTATCTTTCAGAATGCTATTTATAACATCCTCTTCATGTTGAATTGGAATTGTATTTTGAATTAAACACGTTTGACAATTTTTATCAAGTGTATTTATTATCGCATATTTTTTAGCATTACCATTAGTATTATTTGTACTATTTGTACTATTCGTATTGCTGAAAGATTGCTTAGATGCATTCTGAACATCTTCATAATTTATTTTAGTTTTCGAATTATTGGACCCCATGTTTTTATTTTTATTTTTACTGTTAATTTATTGGAATTAATACGTAATAACAATAACTGTTTATATTTTTTTACCTGTCTATTATTTTACAATTTTTAAATCAACTATATGTAAAAATTGACATTTGTATTACTAATAATACAAACTATAAACTCTGACAATAAATGAATAATTTCTCTATAAACACCAATGCTAATCATACAGGCAATTATCCACCAACCAACGATTCAATAACTCCGTATAATGAAAGAGTCGTAATTGTTTTAGCTTATTTTGGAATTTCATTGCTAATTGGCATTCCGGTTTTAATGTGTCTGCTATGTATTTACAGAATGCGAGGTTCTGCTCCGTGCAATGTTAGAGAAGCATGCTGTAACTGCTGCTAATAAAAATGGAGTTTATACAGTTTTTAATAACAGTTTTTTTTGTTTATATTATTAATATTAATAATAATATAAAAAATTGCAACATAATTAAAATATAATTAAATGACATCAAAAATGCCAGGTTCGCCAAAATCGTCTTCAGTGATGCAAGTGATGCAAGCCATTGCTGTATTTAATGACAAGAAGATAAAAGGAACGGTGCGTTTTACGGAAGATAAATCAAAATTACGTGTGCGCATTGATGTATCGTTGACGGGTCTAAAGTCGTCAGGATTGCACGGGTTTCATGTTCACGAGTATGGAGACATGAGCGATTCTTGCGACAGCATGTGTGCTCATTTTAATCCTTATAATAAAACACATGGATGTCCGGGAATGAAAAATAGACATGTGGGCGATCTTGGAAATCTGAAGACAAACGCAAAAGGAGAAGCAAAGTATACTTTTTATGATGACCATATTCGATTATTTGGAATAAAGGCAAATATTATAGGCCGCGGATTAATTATTCATGCTGACGAGGATGATTGTGGACAAGGTGGACAACCCGACAGTTTAATTACGGGGCATGCGGGAAAAAGAATCGCGTGTGCTGTGATTGGATACGCATCCCCGTTAAAGCATTAAAATTAATCGACTTCTTCGATATTGGGACCAGAACTTGCTTGCTGTTGTTGTTGTTTTTCTTGTTGTTGCCCTTGCTGCTGCTGTGAACCACCATACAATTTGGAAACAATCGGCGAAACAATATTTTCCAATTTCTTTTGCTCCGCTTCATATTGTTCTGTATCCACATCTGTTCCCGACATTTCAAGCCACTCGAGCGCAGTTTTGCACGCGTCTTCAATCGTCGCTCTGTCGCCATCCGACAATTTGTCTTTGACTCCGGGATCAGATGTAGAACTCTTTACGGAATACACATAATTTTCAAACCCGTTTCTAGCATCAATTTTTTTCTTGTGTTTCGCATCTTCCTCTTTGAACCGCTCCGCCTCATTCACCATGCGCTCAATGTCGTCTTTTGACAAACGACCCTTGTCATTTGTAATTGTGATCTTGTTTGATTTTCCACCCGCCTTGTCCACCGCATTCACATTTAAAACGCCGTTTGCATCCATATCAAACGTAACCTCGATTTGCGGAGTCCCGCGCGGCGCTGGCGGAATGCCGTCCAGTTGAAATTTGCCCAGAATATTATTGTCTTTTGTTAGCTGGCGCTCGCCCTCAAATACTTGAATGAGTACACCCGGCTGATTGTCGGCGTACGTTGAAAACGTTTGACTCTTCTTGCAGGGAATCGTGGAATTTCGCTCAATCAATTTTGTCATCACACCACCGGCGGTTTCAATACCCAGTGACAGGGGCGCAACATCCAGCAACAAAATATCCTGCGTAATTTTCGACTGGCTGCCCGTCAAGATGGCCGCCTGCACTGCAGCTCCGTATGCCACCGCTTCGTCCGGATTAATGGAACGATTTAGCTCTTTGCCATTAAAATACTCCGTAAGCAAACTGCACACCTTTGGAATGCGCGTTGAACCACCAACCAGCACAATTTCGTTAATGCTGCTTTTCGACATTTTGGAATCTCTCAGCACTCGATCCACTGGATCAATCGTGGAACGAAACAAATCCATACACAACTCTTCGAATTTTGCGCGTGTAATTTTCGTCATAAAATCGGTCCCGTCAAACAGCGAATCGACCTCGATTGTGGTTTCGGTGGATGCAGAAAGAGTGCGTTTGGCGCGCTCGCATGCCGTTCTCAATCTTCTTAGCGCGCGATTATTACCGGTTGGATCCTTTTTCGTTTTACGCTTAAATTCTTGCACGCACCAATTGACAAGACGATTATCAAAATCTTCCCCTCCCAAATGCGTGTCTCCTGCAGTCGCCTTTACTTCAAAAATGCCGTCGTCAATTGTTAAAAGTGATACATCAAACGTGCCACCTCCCAAATCAAAAATCAAAATGTTGCTCTCCCCCATTCCTTTTTTATCGAGCCCATACGCGATTGCGGCGGCAGTTGGCTCGTTAATAATGCGCAGCACGTTTAGACCTGCAATTGAACCTGCATCTTTCGTTGCCTGACGCTGTCCATCATTAAAATATGCCGGAACTGTGATAACTGCATCTGTCACAGTTGAACCCAAATAACTTTCCGCGATTTCCTTCATTTTTACAAGAACCATCGCGGAAATCTCTTCTGGCGAAAACGTTTTTTGTTCTCCCTTGAAATCCACTTGAATGTGAGGTTTTCCGCCATCCTTTCCGACAACTTTAAATGACCAATGCTTCATGTCGCCTTGAATGCTTGCATCATCAATCTTCCTGCCAATAAGACGTTTGGCGTCAAATACCGTATTTTCAGGATTCATAGAAACCTGATTTTTTGCAGCATCGCCAATGAGACGCTCGCTTTCCGTGAATGCAACATATGAAGGCGTGGTTCTATTTCCCTGATCATTTGCAATAATTTCAACCCGCTCGTTCTGCCAAACACCAACGCACGAATACGTGGTTCCCAAATCAATTCCGATTGCTTTTGACATGTCTTTCCTTATTTATTTAGTTGTATCTCTTGATATCTTTTTCTTTATCGTATTTGATTATACGATTATCTCTCTAAATTATTTTTAATAAATACTTTAACCCAAAAATATTGACCCCAAAAATTATAAAATATATTAAAACAATTTAAACCAAAAATTTATATATTATAAAGAATTGTAAATATATAAATATTAATGCAAAACGATAGTGATAATGATGCTATTAATGATGACACTAATGCAAGTAATGATGCAGTTGTAAATAATATTATTATTGAAAAAAAAAAGAGGGGAAGAAAAAAGAAAATAGATTCTAATACTATGGTGTCTCTAGATTCTGAAATTAAAGTTGTAAAAGCTGAAAAAGTTTCAAAAGTAAAAGCTGAAAAGGTTGCAAAAGTAAAAACTGAAAAAGTTGCAAAAGTAAAAGCTGAAAAAGTTGCAAAAGTAAAAGCTGAAAAAGTTGCAAAAGTAAAAGCTGAAAAAGTTGCAAAAGTAAAAGCCGATAAGATTGCACAAAATGCCGATAAATTTGCACAAAAGGCCGACAAGATTATAAAAATAAAAACTGATAACCCTGAAAATTATATAATTGATACTACAAGTCAAGATTGTCAAGATGAAGCTGATTCATGTGAACCTGTAGTTGTTCATAAAAAAAGAGGACGAAAACCTAGAGGTGGAAAAATAATCCAAGAAAATCATACTAATAATATTAATGTGCCAGAAGTTCCAAATATTATACTTCACTTAAAATGTGTTTTGTCGGATTTAAAAACTTCCAACCAATTAAATTCTAATAAAATAGACAATAACAACAACCATAGCAACACTAATGACAATAATAATCTTAATAAGAGTGTAAATAATAAACAGAATAAACACAGTACAGATGACGATGAAATATTATGTTATAATGACCAAACCACCGCATTTGGATGCGAAGTTTTAAATTATAATAACGACTCCACAGATTCGAGTGATTCTAATTCAAATTCGCCAAAATGTTCAATTCCGATCATTCCCACCATTATACTCGATGATGGTAACAAACATGCATGTGCCAACAACGAATGTCAAAGTGTCGCATCTTGTACAAGTGTATCAAATATACAATATGATCCCACGGTATATACTTTACATAAAACCGCACCTCTTCACGCATCTACAAATTATACGAATAATAATTCGGACAGTTTTTCAGATGCAGATAACATAAATATGAAAGATATATGGAAAAAAATATCACAATTGAAATTAAATTTTCATAAAAGCGAAACGTTCCATGCACTGGGTGGAGTAGGAGGATCAGGAATGCATCGTTCTGCTTGTTTTTGGTGCACGTGCGATTTTGACACTCCACCCATTTATATACCCAAAACAATAATAAAAGACAATTATAATGTTTACGGTTGTTTTTGTCATCCTGAATGTGCTGCTGCTTTTTTAATGAGTGAAAATATTGATACTTCGGTTAAATTTGAACGGTACTATTTATTAAATTCTTTATACGGACCGGTATACAAATATAATAAAAGTATAAAACCGGCTCCAAGCCCTTACTATTTATTAAATAAGTTCTATGGTAACTTAACCATTGGCGAATATCGTAAACTGTTTCAATGCGAACAACTTGTTTATATTGTGAATAAACCTCTTACTCACATTTTACCAGAATTATATGAGGACAATAATGATTTTTTGGTTGGAAATAAAATTATTCAAAATAACAATATTCAATTAAAGAATAGGGTAAATAAAAATGCAAAAACAAATATTATTAACGAAGCATTTGGTATGAAATAAACCACAAGTTAAATAAATTTAATTATAATTAAATAAATTTATTTATTTTTTATTTGTTTTCATTTTTTTTGTAGTTATAATTGGCGTAAATTAAATCAATCGATCTTTTCTTTACATATTTTTTTATTGATTGATTCGCTCGTTTCTATTTCGTTGATATTTTTGTTTTTATCGTTTTTATTTTTATCGTTTTTATTTTTAACATATTCTTTTATTTTTTCTATTTTAGTTTTCCTATCTTGTTGTATCTGATAATTTCGAGATCCTTTATCCATAATATCTCGTATTACACTATATATTTTTTGATTTTTTGTTTTTTTTGCATTCTCATCTTCTTTTGGAGAAATGCCTAAATAATCACCAACCACCTTCATAACATCATTATTGTATAATTTTAATTTTTCAGAAGCTTCATTTTCATCATAATTGGTTTGAGTCATTATAAAATGTATTTGTTGCTTGTGTCGCATTTCCATTTTTTCTTTTAGAATGCCGGATCGTTGCTGTTGTTCTTGTTTATATTGTTGTTCTTGTTTATATTGTTTATCTTGTTTCTCGATACTTTCGGTTTCATTTTTTTCTTCGCTCATTTTTATAAGTTATAACAGGGTTATAATAGGTTATATATTATATATTTAAATATTTTTTAAATCATATTAAACAAACATTTATATTACATGTATCTGAAATACAGCCATAAATACTAAAATATGAATAACGAAGGACAAGGACAAGTTCAAAATAAAAAATGTATAAATGTTCATGGGGTTGACTTTGACATATCTTCCATTTTAAACGATGTTACAACATCAATTCAAATTAATATACAAAATTCATTTAATGATGTATTAAAGGATCATAATTTGTATAAATCTACTCATGATGCAATCCTCCAAATACCATTTGTTAGAGAAATGTATATAAAAAATCAAGAACTTGCATCACAAATTGAAATATTAGAACAGCAAGAACAAACAATAAAATTAAACATTCATGAAATTTTAGAAACAGATCCATGTTGTCAATCGCCGCAACACATTGATGTTTTAAAGTCAAATAAAATGAATAAAAAAATTGAATCTGATCAAGAAGAAGCAGTAAGCGAAGCGGAATCAGAAGAAGAAGAAGAAGAAGCGGAATCAGAAGAAGAAGCGGAATCAGAAGAAGAAGAAGAAGAAGCGGAATCAGAAGAAGAAGAAGAAGAAGCGGAATCAGAAGAAGAAGAAGAAGAAGAAGAAGAAGAAGAAGAAGAAGAAGCGGAATCAGAAGAAGAAGAAGAAGCGGAATCAGAAGAAGAAGAAGAAGCGGAATCAGAAGAAGAAGAAAAAGCGGAATCAGAAGAAGAAGCTGAAGAAGAAGCTGAAGAAGAAGCTGAAGAAGAAGAAGAAGAAGCTGAAGAAGAAGAACAACAAGAAGAAGAAAAAGAAGAAGAAAAAGAAGAAGAAGAACAAGAAGAAGAAGTGTACGAGATTGTTATAAAAAATGTAACATATTATACTACAAACGAAGAGAGTGGTGATATTTATTCGTGTGTAGATGGTGATGTCGGCGAGATTGTTGGTCAATTCAAAAACAAGAAACCTGTTTTTATGAAACGTAAATAAATAAATAATAAAATACAAATAATATATAATAAAATAATAAAAATTTATACTATTTTTTATTATTTTATAGTTATATATATTATATCAATAATTTAATTAATTAATTAACTAAAGGAGTAACATGATTCTCGAATATATTTGTCCGCCCGCAATTTTATATTTAGCTTTTTCAATTACTCAAATCGTAATCGATGTTTTTAGAGGAGATACAACTACTGCATTTTTAAAATTCATTGTAATGATTATTTTTACATTGGCATTAAACCTGTTGTGTTCTGCAGGATTGGGAATTATTTCATGGTTTATTGTTTTTATCCCATTTATTTTAATGACATATATCACAACCGTTCTTGCATTTGTTTTTGGAATACCCAAAAAAGATGATTTGCGACCTAAACGACCGGAACGTAAATCTCACGAAGACCATGAACGTGAGCGAAATCATCATATTGTCGGCGGCTGCGCCGGAACGCGTTATGGATGCTGTTATGACAGTAAAATCGCAAAAGCAGATTATCACGGTTCAAATTGTCCGCACAGGCGCCCTGAACCTAAACCTCATCCTGAACCTAAACCTAAACCGCATAAAGACATAATTGGTGGTTGTAAAGGAAGTGAATTTGGTTGCTGTCCCGATGGAAAAACGTTAAAGAAATATGCCGATGACAAATGTAACGGTGAAGTTGGTCCAGTAATATAAAATTACAAAATTACATTTATCAATTCATCATTTTTTTTGTAAATTAGAAAAATGATTTTTGAATTAAATTTTAATATATATTTAGAAAAACATTTAAAAATATATACAATGTATATATAAATACAATTTTCTATTCTGTAATAAAGTAATAATAAAAATGAATCATAATGTCTTTTGCGAAAATATAAAAAAAAGGTACTATGCTAATTGTCCCGACCTTGTTATAAAAGATATAGCATATATAGAAATGAAGTTTATTGCGTTATTTATAGGTGCAGTCGGAGTATTATATTTAAAAAATAACAATAATATGCTTTCCGAATTGATATTTCAAGTGAGTTATAAATCATTTTTAGCAGCAACAAAAATTTCAAATGCATATAAACGAGTAAAAAATTATTTTGTTTCTTCAGAAAAAAAGGATAATAATAAAATTAAATGTATTTACGATGAAGTTAAAGTTATAAAAAATGGGGTTAGACAAGCGTCGTTTGAAACAATGGAAACATTTAAAGATTCATCTTATTTAGGAAATCCAAATAATTATTATGATGTTCATGAAATTGTCGAATCAGAAACGCCCCATTGTTCTCCTGACGTTGATGTGGATACGTCTTCTTCGTCTTCATCTGCATCTTCAGTGTCATCATCGTCTTCAGAGTCATCGTCATATTCGGAAGCTCACCGCGACGACCCTTTATTTATAATGGAAAAGAATGATGACTCAGATGATGCACTCGAGTTCAAATCATACGATTTTATATTGCATACGAATTATGATTATTCCGAATCCAATCAATCGCAAAATAAAAATTATACAAGAATATATAGAACTTTCACAGCAAATGATTACGCATTGAAAGAACCCATCTATGAAATTTCAAACGCGGAAATGATTATCTGCACTTTGGAAATTGATAATAACGGTAAACTTTATGAAATCGATTTGTCATATCCGTATAATGTAAACGTTGTTGGCAATGTCATTCTAGATGAAAAATTTGTTTATTGGTACATGCTTAAAAAATATGATTACGTGATTGAATGCTCTGAAAATTATAAGATTACATGCATCACGAAGGATGTCAATACATTTCAACTCGATCGTTCGTATGGACTACGTGTGCATTTGAATAAGTATACACTTGAAAAAATGGTTTAATGCATTAAATAATAATACTGGAAACTTACACCCATTATTATTATTATTATTATTATTTTAAAAAATCAATATAAATATATTAATGTATTAAAAATATGAATGATGGCAAAAACGATGGTAAATACAAATACGAATAATACGGTTGACAATAAACCAAATGACGATGATTCTTCTTCTTCGGGTGATTTGCATGAACTGTCGGATGCATGGATACTTTGGGCTCATTTACCGCACGATACCGACTGGAGTATAAAGAGTTATATTAAATTGTACACATTTGACACTGTAGAACAAGCAATTACCATTACGGAAATGCTACCCCACATTCTAGTTACAAATTGTATGTTGTTTTTAATGCGAAAAGGAATTAGTCCAATATGGGAAGACGAAAGAAATCGCAACGGCGGTTGTTTCTCTTATAAGATTGTAAATAAAGATGTGCCTGAAACATGGAAAGAGTTGACTTATTCGCTAGTGGGAGAGACCATGTCGGATGATAAAAAGCTGCTCCCGCATATCAATGGAATCACGATTTCTCCGAAGAAAAATTTCTGTATTATAAAGGTGTGGCTCGCAAATTGTTTATTTAATGACGCCGCAGTCATTCGCGAACTGCACGGAATTACTTCACACGGTTGTTTGTTTAAACGACATGTGCCGGAGTATTAATGATGATGACACACCAATTCTTGAATATTAATTAATATTTTTAACATTTTATTTTTAACATTTTATAATATAACAATAATCCCCGATTTGTTTCTTGTCTCGAATGTATCTGCTCATTTTTGCAGCACATACATTCTCTGAAATCGCTGCGTCTGCAATGCTATCCCATGTTCCAATAAGCGCATTGGTTTTGATTTCACGTTTTTCTACGACTTTTCCGGTTGTATTTTTGTTCGATTTTTGGATCTGTTCCGTTTGTTTGATATAATCTTCCAATAAGGACAATCCGTAATATCCTTCATTGACTCCATGTTCTGTCCATACGGTTGCTTTCAGCGCATAAGGACACGCATTCAAATATCCTTTGAGTTCTTTCAGTTCGACTTCATCAGGCGCACACTCGCGATGGACGGATTGTTTCCATTTTTTATATTCTCTCAGCAAGACAGAATTCAGAATTTTACCAGTGTCTGAAAACTTGCACATTTGAAACAGAAATGTTTCGACCGGTTGTGCGTCGGAAGATGAGAACTTTTTTTTATATTCTGTTTCTCTCAATTTAATTCCAACATAACAATGCGCATTTTGTTTATTGATCGTCATACGCTTCGGCTGAAATCGTGTATCCATATAACTTTTAAATGCGTGGAATATTTCTTTTTTGGGTTTTGTTTGTCTCCACAGGCGAAATCGTCCTTCCAGTTGAACCGACGATTCATACACGTCCGAACGAACAATACATTCGGCGGAAACAAACTCGTTAAACATTGCCGTGAATTCGGCGCTTGTAGCCGCTGCATCATTCATTGCTTCTTCGTTTATTTCGGGTTCCGGGAAAACCGTGTTGTCATTTTCTTCCTTTCGAAATGAGTCAATCACCGCTTTTTGTTTTTTCACAGTTTCTTGAAGTGCATCGATTTCAATTTTAGCTTTATTATAATTTCCTGTCATTATTTCGAAGTTGGTTGACAAAATATCATTTTGGCTTCGCAACATTTGAATTTCCGTTTCCATTTTTAGAAAATTCTCCATGCACAATTTTCTCGAATCGATAATATCTTGAATGTATTTTTTCAATTTTTCAATCGTCATATTCACTTCATCATATGCAATGATTTCGGTTTTGCATTTGTCATTCACTTTAATCATGCGCAAATGTTTTTGAATTTTTGGGTGCTTCTTCATAAGATTCTCAATCTCGGTCTTGTTCTGCACCCGAAACGCAGATACTAATCTGAAATTTATATACTTTTTGCGGTGGTCCAGCACTCGAAGCGACAAGTCATTTGAAATGCCAAATTTTATCAGCTTTTCTCCTTTTTCATTCGTGTTGTCAATTGTCCCAAAATAAACGCATTCGGTATTCTGCGGAAATTGTGCAATAATCACTTGTTCAACCGCACGGGTTTTTTCTTTTTCTTTGGCGGTTTCAAGAGACACTAGCTCTTCTTGTTTTTTATCGATTTCTTTTTGCATATTGTAAATACCCGTAACTCGAATTTCCTTTATCACATCACAAACCCAATTTTGAAATTTTTGGGCAATCGGTTTCCTAGATCGAAACAGTACTTTATATAATCCTTTTTCGGTTAAAAATGTTATATCTTGCAATCTTCCCGTGCCGTCAGTAGTACTTACAGCACGCTTTTCAGAATCATCGAAATCTGTAATTGACATTCTTATGTTACTTATTTCTAATATTACTCCCACGTCACTCGCTCGAAATAGCGGGTCGTCTATTGTTCCTTTAATAATGATTTCTGTATGCAAATCATTTGCATTAAATGCTTTTACTATATCCATTTTCTTTGGTGTTGTAATACTATAATTTACGACATCTCTTTAAGTTCATTTATTTATAATATTTACATAAATAATGTTTCCGCGTGTATACTAAAGGGACTGCATAGTATGTACTCCCCTTGTTTGCTAACCCGACGGGGTGAACAAACAATTATTTTAAATCATAAATATTTATTTTGCTCCTAAACCTTCAGGAGAAGCTTTGAAAAACATCTTTGGTCCGCTCACATGTGGAGCAAATGTACATGTTACTTGTTTTTACTATCGAACCTTCGCGAGCAAAATCTGCTTTCGCTTTTTAAAATCAAAAGCAATGTAAATATTATGCTACCATTTATTTTTTCGCACGTTGATTTTAGGTCCTGAACCCTTTTTGTTAATGTTTTTCGGGTCATATGACTCCTCTTCATCATCAGAATTTAAATCCTTGCTCATCTCCCAGAATTCTTTACTACCGAGTTTAAACGGCCCGTGCTGTTGCGCCTTGTACCAGAAAATTTGGTCCTGTAGTTTATTCGACTTGGCATTGTTGTTTATCACCAAACACTCGTAGTTTTCAGTACACTGATCCATGACTTGACAGAAGGACTCAAAAGTCGGAAACATGCCCGCGTAATTTTCATAGATTCTTTTTCGATTGCCAATATACGGCTCTCGCAGGATAAATACATAGTCAATATTGGTTCTTAAATTTGGAGGGATACCTAAAGGATATTGCATTGTGATGACCAGCATAATCTTCCAATGACGGCCGTTCATAAAGAGGAGGCGCATCATAGTGTCGCGGGTCCATTTATTATCGAATAAACAATCATCAAGGACGACAAAGGTTCGGGGGTCTATGGTGCTCCGTTTATATGATTCTATTTCTTTTTTCACTTGTTTTAGGACTGCTTTTTGTCGTTTCAGGATATTTTCTATGATGGCGGTGTTGTATGCGTCATGGATGAAGAGTTTCGGCACGTGTTCTCCGAAGAATCCGTTTCCTGCTTCCGTTCCTGAAATGACGGTTCCAATTGGGATGTCCTGATGGTAGTACATGAGATCTTTTACTAAAAAACTTTTACCGGTGTCACGTCGACCGATCAGGACAATCACTGGACCTTTATTTTCATCGGGTCTAAAGCTGATGGATCGCATATCGAATTTTCCTAATTCTAAATTCATTTGTATTAATTTATATTTTTTTCGAGAAAGTAGAGAGAAGCGGGAATAATAGTTAATGTGAATATGAATAAATATAAATATATAAAATATGAATATGATTAAATGAAATAATATATTTAGTTAATTTAAACTCATTTTTTTTATAAATTATTATAATATTATTATAATATTATAATATTACAATATATAAATATGACGTTTCCAGTTTATTGTATTAATTTGAAAGAACGAATAGATCGAAAAAAGCATGTTGAAAAAGAGTTTAAAAAAATAGATATTCAACCGATCGATGTGATATTTCTAGATTTTTATCGTCACAAAAAAGGCGGAAGGTATGGTTGTTATGATTCGCATATGAAAGTGTGGAATGATTTTTATATAAATTATCCTGATAAAGAAATGTGTATTATATTCGAAGATGATTTTGAAGTGACAGAAAATAGTAAACTTTATTTAAAAAAAGCGATTTCATTTATTGAAAAAAATAAAGATAATATAGATATTTTATTCTTACATGATAAATTTGTCAGTTATAGTGAAGACAGAGATAAAGATAAACATTGCATAGATGATAAATATTTTATAAATGGTTATGGATTATTAACACATGCATACATTGTTACAAGAAAATATATAAAATCGATTCTTGATAAAAATAATAATCATTTACCACAACCAAGTAAAATACATTTTGATATAGACATTAATATGGAACAAAAAAGTGTTGTATATTCTAAAAATATTTATTATTGTAAAAAATCAGTATTTATCCAAAAAAATAATTCCGAATCGGATAATTATATTAATAAACTTGATGAATTCATAAGAAAAAAATATGGTAATTATATGTCACTTCATATTGGTATACAATTTATTAAGCATATTAAATTATTATTAAAAGATGATTATAAAACACAACGAGTTTTCATGCGTTTAAGTAAATTATATGTAAAATAAAAAAATAGTAAAAATAGTTTATTATTAGAGAATATTTTTTAGTATTATTAATTTTTTGTAAATAATATTGTTGATATATAAGTTATATCAACATATTAACAAATATACTCATCGAAAAAATAAGATAAAATAAGACAACCCCCATGTCAAATAAATCTGTAAAAAAATATAAAAATTGTAAAAATGGTAAAACAAGGAAATTCTTATACAATCCGAATGATCCTAAAAAATCGTTTGATGTGTATATTGATAAAAATCCGAGAGATACGATACACATAAAGTATAAAACGGTGGATGATGTAAAGGCAACGATTCGCAAATTGGAGCAACTGTATAAGGATAAAAAGTATACACATAAGCGCATATGGCAGGTGGGAATGATTATGAATGTCCGATTAAAAGTGTTACAAAATAAAAAACCGAAGGAGTATCATTTAGCTAAAAAGTATTTTGATTTTCTTAGCACTAGAACAAAAATGGACGATAAGGATCGTTACAAGTCAAAATTTCAAAATTTATAGTATAAAAGTAACTATAGAAATATTATTATGAAAAATATTCTCGTGAAAAATAAGTTTAAATACTTGTATTTTTCTATATATAGACAGTATTAATTTCATTTATATAATTTTTATATTTCAAGTAATAATTATTTTATTTAATATTTAAATCATTTTCTCTCTATCTCTCTATAATATGTCTTGTATAAAAAATGCATTCGAGCTATATTATCAAAAGCCAAGAAACGATAATCTTCTTAAAAATTTAGAAGAAACGCGCATGGGACTTTCTCATTGTCAGAATTTTATTCCGCTGTATTCCACTTTTTTTTCTTTGAACGACACAAACTATAATTCCATTAATTTGAATCAAGTATTTAGTATACAGTCGATAGGTTATTGTGAATCTAATAGTGGATCTGGTTCTGGATCTGGTTCTGGATCTGGTTCTGAAGAAGAACAAAATAGTCAACATTTTAAAAATATTGCAAATGCAAGTGTTAAAAAAAAGGATGATGATAATGTTGTCGACGTTCCTGTTTTTTTTAAATTCTCTCCGCTTTTGGATCCTATAAAATATCTGGCTGGCAGTTATGATACGCAAAATGAAGCATTACTCCATCTTCCAGAGTTGCATTCTTTGCCGATTTCTACTTCCAGGTCTGATAAACATGATAAAGATAAAGATAAACATTATTGTCACCCAAAATTATTGGATCCAAACAATGCCGCATATGTTGATGGTTTTTTCTCATACTTGTCGAGTCAATTATTACACACTCATGATTTCATACACGGTATTGATTTTTACGGCGCGTACTTGGCAACTCAAAAGGATTTTACTTTCAATATGTTTGACGACCAAGAGTATTTAATGAAGAATGATTTTTTTAAAGATAAAAATGGAGTTCTTTTTTATTACGACGAAGCAGAATGTCAAAATATTCTAACATGGAATCAAGACAAAAAGGGCGGTAATAAAGAAACAAAAAGTAAAAATTCTAAAATACAAATTTCAAGTGGTAATGTCGAAATTATTGCCGATTGCATTGAGACATGTGAAAAATCCGATAATCCGGTCACTGCCATCATTGATATTGAATTGGTCGATTTGTCGAAATCACACATTTTTAAAATAAATGATGATACTGATGACAATAATAATAACGATACTAACGAAAGTAACATTAATAATAACGAGAATAACGATGGTCTCGATAATTATAATAAATGCGGAGAATGTGATTCGCAGCATTCATCATCTTCGTCTTCTTGCTCGTCGCGCTCATCTCACACTACAAATGGGTCGCTTTATAATATGAGCGACAATAACAATGATTCTATTTCTGACGCTGACTCTTATAATGAAAGCGACGAAGGCGACGAAGGCGACGAAGGCGAAGAAGAAGAAGAGGAAGAAGAGGAAGAAGAAGAAATTTTGAATGCAATTATTTACGATTTTCCAGTTGAAGTGATTGCGCTTGAACGGTGTAGCAAGACGCTCGACTATTTGATGGTGAAAGATATTTTATCGGATGAAGAGTGGGAGGCCGCGCTAATGCAAATTGTCATAACGTTGGCCACCTATCAGAAACTATTTGCGTTTACGCATAATGACTTGCACACAAATAACATCATGTACAATGAAACCGACAAAAAATTTATATATTATTGTTTCAATAAAAAGTTCTACAAGGTTCCCACGTTTGGCAGAATATTTAAAATTATAGATTTCGGCCGCGCCATTTATACATTCAATTCCAAGCTGGTATGCAGCGACAGTTTTCATAGAAGCGGAGATGCCGCAACCCAATACAACTGCGAACCTTATTTCAATGATAAGAAACCGATTGTTGAACCGAATTACAGTTTCGATTTATGCAGATTGGGATGTTCTCTTTTTGATTTTTTTATTGACGACCTTGAAAGTGTGGAGTCCGAGTGTAAAAAGAGCCGTTTAACCAAGTTAGTTGTTGACTGGATAACGGACGACAACGGGCGAAATATTTTGTATAAAAAAAGTGGCGTTGACAGGTATCCTGATTTCAAATTATACAAGATGATTGCAAGAACTGTCCACAATAAAGTCCCATCTCAGCAGCTTATAAAACACGCCGTTTTCACCCAGTACGAAATACCGCAAAAGAATATTAAAAAATCATTCACCATTTTGAATATTGATAGTATTCCAAGTTATATTTAACTTTTAATTAGGGATACGAAATCCATATTTAATTTTTTTAATTTAGAAATTTATAATATTATTTTTTTAACTGTTATATATAAAGTATATTTTTATTTTATATTTTATATATTTTATGGCTGCCGCCGTCGCACCCTTACAACAATTGCCATTAGAACCATATGATATTATTTGCGGTCCGGATTTTAATGGTCAAAATGTAGCTTGTTCTCCTCCAAACCAACGGTTAAAAATATATCTAGCAGCTTTTATAAATTTATTTGTAAATTCATTATTGATTGAATCTGGATATGGAAAAGAATCTTGCACTCCTGTTAATAAAAAGCGACTAAAACAAACCATGTTTGTAATATGTTCAACTGTTCGTTTTTATACAATGTTTGCCACTTACATGCAAGAGATGCCGAGCATTAATGTTGACGGTGTAAGGACATCCCTCTTCAATCTTAATTATATACCACCCACGCCAAATTTTCAGTTCGACGCCGGAACGCGTATAGATTGTAAAATATTACATTTATTTGTAGGAGGGCTTGCTTATCATATGCTGGCAACAGTAGGGTGGTTAAGAGAACCGCATCCCGGATCACCCGGAGTGACATTAAATGGATTTTATGCTAATTTTTTACCCAGTGATGCGCTAGTTCCTCAGAATGTGAGAGACGCGTGTTATCACACTATCGGAACTTCTATACAGAAAGCATATGTTACGCATAGTGTTTTATTTTTTGGAATTGGTAGCGGAACTGGTACTACTGAAGACGAATTGAGACGACGACCTGGACATATTACAACATATGTAGCAAACACTGCCACATTAAACCCTCCAATTCCTGAATCAAATATTGTCTGGAATAATGCAAATCAGATATTATCAAATATGATTTTTTTATCATATAAAGACCAGTCAGGCGCTGATATTGAAATTATACTCCGATCGGTCCAATCGGTAATGGGTGGAACGCTTCTGATTCGGGACATGATGAACCCTGATAATTTTCAAGTATGGCAAATTTATAATGTGGAAGTAGCTACCGACAATTACGTTCAATACAGTGTGTTTGTGACAGGAGGTCAATGGCAAGTGCCAAATGGTACAATGTGCCAAATCATTATAATTGGACCCGAACAAACTGTTCCGACTATAACTGACGAATTATATCATCAAATAACCAATTTTACGAGACAATTAGGTGGTGTAAAAAAAAGACAAAATAAAAGCAAACGAAGAAAAAATAACAGATCAAATAAAAAAGTAAAAAGTAGAAGACGTCACAATGTAAAACGCTCTTATAGACGCAATCGCTTTTATTAAAATTAATATGTTAAATTATAAAATAAATCATATACTAGATTTATCTATTGTAAAAACAATATCATCATAACGATTTTTATTGGGCCTTAAGTCATAAATTCTAATAAATTGTTTCAAATGCGATGGAACCTCATCTTTAAGTACATTAATCCAGTCAATACTTTGAACATCTTCAATTATTAATATACCGTCGTTAGTCATTATTTGTGAATATAATCTTATAAATTGTTTCATACTTTCTAAACTATGCGGTCCATCATCTAGCATAAAATCACATTTGATATTTTTATTTAAAAAATTATCAATGAAAAATGTTTCATTGTATGCGTCACTTGATGTATGTAGTATAATATTTTCTTTATTTTTAATACCTTCCCAAACATTATTGATGTGCATTATGTCTAACCCATACACCGTTGCATTTGTAAAAAAATCACTCCACAGTTTTATACTTCCCCCATGATATATTCCTATCTCTAATACATTTTTAGCAGTTTCCTTTTTAGTTATCAATAAATTTTGATAAAGGTCTAAATATGAATGCACAGTATTTTTGTCAGTTCTCGAATTATCTACTATACTTTGTAAACTCATTTTATATATAAAAAAATGTATTATTTTTATATATAAAATAATATAAAATAATAATATATATTATTATATTATTATTATATATTATTATTTTATATTATTATTTTTTTATTTTTATTATTGTAATAAATATATACATACAAATTATAGATGACGGTCGTAACCACTCCGAGACAGAATGCTCCTATAAACTTTAGGACATCAAATTCGCTGAGAACAACAAAAGTGCCACATTATGCCACTAAAACCGCCACTGCAAACAGTTCAGTACCCGGACTACATCGTCCCAACACAAACGGCGTTTCATCAAATATAAATCAGCACGATTTTAATGGCCCTGAATTTAAAGCGCGCCCCATCAAGCACTGGAGGCGCCAACACATTCCCACATCAGTTGCAAATTCTGACAATCAGGCAACTTATATAGCTTCATCATCTTCAGGTGGGGGTGCAACAGTCGGACTGTTAATGGATCGACCCGGTGCGGTATCGTATCTTGGATCTTCATGTAAATGCGCCGAACCCGGCGGAAATTCGTATACCATTAGCGAATATTTTACTGAGAATCCGAAACCGTCGGGCATCATTGTTCGTAATCAAGGATCCGTCAGCGTGAACTATGACGGTGGAAATAATCCGGATGGGTATGAAATCAACACTGGTATTTACGCCACAAAATGCATTGCGTGCAACCCGCCAAACAATGTGAGTCGAAGTGCATCCACGCTTTTAAGTCGAGCGTACTATTCGGATACAACCGGATATTTGGTATCGAGGTGCAAAACGTACCAGCAAAATGCATCGATTAATCGCGCCGCCGGCGTAACATACACCGGACCCAACAATGAACATTTGTGGCCAACGAATGATAAAAATGGCCCGCAAGTTTATAGAACCAATGACATTTATAAACCGCGCGTGAGTCCATATACGTGCAAAAACGGAACAGGGGCATCACCCGTTATTTTTAAACCCAATAATCACCAGTACTCGATTCAAGGTGCGGTAGATAGCAGCACCCGAATTGAAAAACTCAAGCTGACAACTATTACCACGAATGCCAACTCTTTGAGAACCGCGTTTGGAAACGAAGCGGCTAGCGCGTGCAGGTTCACGGGAAGCGGCGATACCCCCTATTTTCTCAAAAATAAATATCAACCACCTATTTGCAGCCAAATAAATACGGTTAAATTATATCGGCAGAATAAACGTATATGCAGTTTATAACCTCTAAAAATAAGTATTCTAAAAAACTTGTGTTAAACTTGTGTTAAACTTGTGTTAAACTTGTGTTAAACTTGTGTTAAACTTGTGGAGGGATAACCGTAACATTATTGTCTAAATACGGACACTTGACGGCATTTGGTTTCAGCGCAAAACAATTGTATGCCATGTCCTTATACTGAAACATGTCTTGATTGTCAACTGTCGGATAAACAACCACAGACCGCTGAGATGGAGAGGATAAATAAATAAACAACATGCCTACAAGAAAACTAATTATAAAATATTTAATTGAAATATATTTCATTTTTTAACTAATAAAATAAAATAAAATGAATTGTTATATTTTATAGATATATAGATATAGCTATAAAATAAAATAATAATTATTAATTTATTAATAATTTTATTAATAAATTTTAAAATAGTGTCTAATAATAGTATATAATAATGATTAATTTAAAGGATTGGATACATAAAGAAAATAGCAAGTATATTATATCGATAATTTTGGGTCTTGGTTTAGCCGCATTATTTAGAAAAGCGTGCAAAGATGGCGATTGTCTTCATTTTGAATCTCCGCCCATTAAGGATCTGACAAATGGAAATGTTTATAAATACGGAAACGAATGTTATAATTATAATATTTCCACACAAAAATGCGATTCAAATAAAAAAACGGTTGAGTTAAGCAATGGATTGCGTAATATGATATAGTATAATTTTATTCATTATATTTAGAAGAAAATATATAAAAAATATAATGAATGATACAACAAGTATTGACGACTTGCCTGGAGTTCCCGCCATAAGCGGTCATGGTCCCGGTGTTGTCCAAAACACAATGAGTTCTGAAACTCCTGTTCAAACATATAATCCAAATATTTCAACAATGCCATCACAGCAGCAACAGCAGCAACAGCAGCAACAGCAGCAGCAACAACCAATGTCGCAAACAACCGTTGCATCCAACATGAATGTAAACGAATTTGTGTCCGGACTACAGCGCGCAACCAGTTCTGGGCTAACAGCTCTTCCCATTCGCGATGTTCCCAGAAATACCGAATCCGTTGTTTCAGACGAACAAACGGTGCCGAATTTTATTCCCAAAGCTCCCGTCGATTATATACGCGAACATCATGAAGATACCCAAACTTTTATGGGACATCGCGCGAGATCGGCAAACCAGTCAGAGTCACTAGATTTAATTTACGACACGCTGCAAGTTCCCATCCTTTTAGCAATTCTTTATTTTACATTTCAGTTACCGGTTATGCGAAAATACTTGCTGATGTACTTGCCAAGCATTTTTAACAAGGATGGTAATCATAATCTTTCAGGGCTGCTTTTTATAAGCATTTTATTTTCATGCACATATTACGGTATTAATTTTGTTCTTAACCAATTTGTTCTAGAATCTGAATAAATGATATTTTTTTATTTTCCTATAATATCTTATTTATATTTATTTATGAAAATGCTTTTTTATGCGTTTTGATCTTAATAATCGTCGTTGTGATCGTTGTGATCGTTGTGATCGTCGTGATCGTTGTGATCGTTGTGATCGTCGTCGAGTTGAATGTTTACTGTTTTTATTTTTATTTTTATTTTTATTTTTATTTTTAGTATTGTTTCTGCTTCTTGACCCGCCTGGTGATTGGGGTACTAATGCCATTATTTTTCGATAAATTTCGCTGTTGCCATGTTGCAATAAACATAATTCAACCGTTTCAAAACATGGCAACTCGTTATCTACAGGTAAAAATTGTAAAATGAAACTATTTCTTCTACTTTTTTCTTTTTCAATGATATCACGCATGTCATCGATGCTGATATCCAATATACCGCTCATAGAAAGCACTTTGTAAGAGAGTCCAAGTAAAAATAAGTTCATTTGTTTTTGTTTCCTATGTAGATGGCCAATAACATGGTTTACACCATCAACTCCAACTCTTTCCGGTATTGTTATTTCATCGCGAACTCTTCCAACATCAATTCTGCATACGTTTATAAACTTATATAACAGATCTGATGCCAATTCCGATGGCTCTGTAAAAGAGAATATTATTTTTTTCAAATCTAATATTGCTTGTAGATTTGTTGTTTCCCCCGTGTTATAATATTGAATAAAAAAATCTACAAATGCATTTATCATTAGTAATATTATTTTATTTGCAACAATTAGATTAGCTGGATCATATTGATATTTTCCAAATATGTTTGGTTTATTGCAATCCACTCTATTGGCAACTACAACTCCATGTTCATCTATATTACACACCAATTGGGGAATATCTAAACCCAAACTTATTCCGTAAATTGTATTCATTTTTTTTACTTGTATTACTTTTTTTACTAACTTATACTAAATTAAATAAATATAATATTATTTTTTATTTATTTAATTACTTATATTAAAACGTCTTAGCTGGTAATATTCTCCCTCCCATTTGCTTCCTTGATCCTCTTTTTTTTTTAGTCGAGCCAAATTTACCTTTTTTTGTAAAATAACCATACTTTTCAAGACGCATTTCTTTTTTAGCGGTAATGTGTTTTTTTTTACTCACAATGTATCCCTCTTTATTATAAAGTAATTTGTCTTTGGTTAGTTCGCCGGTGGTCATGTACGCAGTCCCATTAATGACTTGAGTTCGAGACCCGCGTATTTTTTCATACGTATTTCCTTTAATGTTATAAAGACCAGTTTTTTTATCTCTTGTGTATCCCATTACTTATTATATTAATATTTAATATAATTACTAAATATTTTTATTTTTATTTTATTTTACATTTTTACATTTAAATAAATAAATACCAATAAAAATTCGTAAAATAAAAATTCATTATACGAATAAACCCATCTGCTTAGCCCAATAGCCACTATGGGATGAGGACTCAAACTTATTATAAAAATAAAAATAAATATAAAATAAACCAAACTTTATTACCTATTTATGTCTTAATGTGCTTTACGCGATTTGCGTGATTTGCGCGATTTCTTACTACGAGTTCCTTTCTTTTGGGTTTTCTTATCGCCAATAAAAACAGAACCAAATTTACCTTTGCCAATTGGAACCCATCCCGCCTTCTTAAGACGATTCTCGCGTTTGGCAGTTGCATGTTTGCGCCTGGAAACGATTCTTCCGTATTTGTTGTACATGAGGTGACTCTTGGTCAAACCGCCTACGGTTTTATACGCCGTGCCATGCATAACTTGGGGCCTTGATCCCCTTATAATAGAATAAGTATGTCCAGCAAGATGGTACATTCCATCAGAACCTTTTTTTGCCATTTTATTATGTTTATTATGTTTATTATATATTTATGATAAGAAAATAAAATATTATATTTTGTATAATAAATATAATATATTTTGTATAATAAATATAATAAATGTTAAATAAAATTCCTAAACTTGTTTCAATTAAAGATTTAAATTTTAAATATAATAATAATTATAAAAATGATACAATAATATCCAATAATATCCAATATTAGTTAGCAGCGCGAAAAACAAATGGTTTGAGGGCCTGCAATCGCGGGACCAACGCTACAATTTTGATACGGCATATAACGATTTGTTGATGTATAACCCGGCCCTGACCCGCCCGGACACCCAGCCCATTTTCCAAAAGCATTCAGTGGTTTGTTTGCATATTGAAAACGCCCCCCTCCTTGAAATCGTGATGTGGTGATAATAATAGAGTTTCTTACATATCTTGGCACCAAACTTGTGTTTGCGTTGTCAATATTATATTGAAAAACAGGAAGAGGACAATTTCCTCTGCATAAACTTCTACCTTTAACGTACACCATTTTAGTTCCTTATTATATGTTATGTGTATATATTTTATTATTATTTGAAGTATTTACATAATTTTCAAGTATTTTCGAGTAGCGTTTTTTTTCCGTGACAGTTTCTGCACAGTGCAATTAAATTGCTTACATCATTGCTCCCTCCTTTGAATAGAGGAATATGATGATCGATTTCATACGTATAATCCAGCATTTGTCTACATGTTCCACACTTCCATTCTTGATTGCTTGCGATCATTTTTTTAGTTAAAGATGTCACATTTCGTTTGTGAATCTTACACTTTTTATTACCACCATCATTTTTGAGATTGTCGTATTCTTCTTCTGTTATTATTACATATGGTGATAAATCTGTTATTTCGCTTGATTCTTTTACTTGTGTAATTGTTTTATTGTTTTTACCATTATATAAATAGTATATACCGTCGTATGATTTGTATACGACATATGTTCCTAATTTAAAAACACATTTACATAATATGCTGGATATTGCATCTAATAAAAATAAAAAGACCATACAAATTATTAATATAGAGTACTATACTATTATCTATAATATATTTTTATAATATTTTTATCCTATTTTATTATTATTTTATAAAAATTGAAAATAGTGCTATATGCTATAAAATAGATACATACAGACAAAATAGTGAGAGGAATAATCATGTCATCTGCCGATACAACAGAAACTGCATCTTTTGCCGATACAGTAACTGCATCTTTTGCCGATACATCGTCTTTGCGCATGGAAATCAATGGACGCCCATTTTACATTAAAACAAAAAATAATGTGCCTTACATTTATGACATTGACACTCATGATCAAGTTGGATATTGGTCTTCAAAAAAAGGGGCATATGTCATGTTTTCATTATATAATAAACTCATGAATGATTTGAAGCAAAAGTCAGGGGGGTCATTACCGGATTCAGAGTCCGATTCGTCGTCGTCGTCATCATTAGATGAAGAATATTCAGAAGAAGAAGGTGAAGAGGGCGAAGAAGAAGAAAGCGAAGAAGAAGAAAGTGACAGCGAAAGCGAAGAAGAAGAAAGCGAAGAAAAATGCGAAGTTATCACCCCTATATCAGAAAAACAAACCACTACCTATTCGATTGTCATGTTATTTTTCGTCCTTTTCATATATTTGACATTGCAAAAGGAATTTCAGACGATATATTTCGATTTTGTCTTTATTATTTTAATTAATTTGCTCAATACATCAAAGGCATTCGAAATATTAAATGACGAATAAATATGAATTATATGTTTGTGTTACATTGTGTTAAAGTTTACTATTATTTTGTTTTTTTAGTTCCATATTCTCTCTAGCTGTTTTGTTATAAAGCTCTTTTAATTGGCGATTTTGTTCTTGTAATTTATAAATGTCATCTTGCAACCCGAATATTATTTTTTGCTGAGATTCGATTTTCTGAAATATTTCAGGGCTCGTTTTTACAATTTCATCATAAAGTCGCTTCTTTGCATCTTGTTTCTCAATAGCGGCTCGCTTCATTTCCTCTTTTTTTTTAATCATTTCTTGTGTTTCTTTCATTACATCCGGCTTCATTATCGGCTCTCCTGGCGGATATTCAAGAAGCGCCGTTTCAAGATTCATAAAAAAATCTATAACGCTTTCATCTTTAATAAAATCATGCACCGTTTTGTCAGAGAGACGCATAACATTACTAAATGGATCTTGTAGCAACATGCGCTTATCAAAAGTATTGTGTCGATGAGAAAAAACAAGAATTGTTTTCATAGAATCCAGTTGAACGAATGGAACAGTGTATCCCTTTAAAAATTCCCGTTCTTCTGCCAAACATGCATCATTATTGTATTTATGCTCTTGTAGTAACTCTTTTCGGAATGCAAATGTTCCCGCAGTTGCATGATTGGGTCCATACGGTCCGAATTGCACCATTTGATTCGTATCCTTGAAATAAATATACATTTCGCTGCTTCCGGCACATAACACGGTGGGATTTTTTATCAAGGTCTCTACTGCATGCGAGACGCGTTCCGGCGGATAATAGTCATCATCATCCATATAGACAATTATGGACCCGCGAGCTTTGTTATGCATAACGTTTCGTTTTTTCCCGAGTGTCAACTTCTTATCAAACTTGAAATATGAAACGAGCGGGTGATCGGAAACCAGATCTTCAATCTTATCCGTTCCGTCGTCTACAATAATCCATTCCATTTTATCCTTCGGATATGTTTGACTGTCAACACACTTTATTAAATTTAAAATAAATGGTCTCCGATTAAATGTTGGTGTGCAAATGCTGATAAATGGCATGACAAATGGCATGGAAGTTTCGGGCATAGAATAAATTATTTGATTAATTAATTAATTTATTTAGTAATTAATTAAATGTACAAATTGTCTTTAGATGGATTTAGAACGCATACATATTAAATAAAAATAACCCCACTGCAACCAAAACATAGTATGGCTCGTTCTCTTTCAAATATTTAAATGCATTCATAACCATTCCAATACTGAACAATAGCAACCACAGTGTCTTCTTTTTCTTGAATACTTCAAATACTATTTTTGTTTTGGTTGCTTCATTGTTTTGCACGAATGGAATCCATAAAAAGAGCAGAATGGCCTGGAATATGAATCCAAAGAAATTAAGGAAAGGTGGTATCCACGATAACAGAAAAAGTCCTAGCGTCCATGCTAATCCTGCCAACACAAATCCGCTGTTATAAAATTGAAATGCATACGTCATAAAAAACCCGATAAATCCACCGTACATTCCGATAACGTAAATAAACAGAACACCTATAGCCATTATTGCATTTTCTATGATTCCGTAGGTATCATTCTGATCTTGTAACAATAATGAACTCAAGCTTGAACACACCATTTTTATAAATGCTCTGAATGTTGCATACGTATTTTTCGAAGACATGGAAAGCCAAAATGAAAAAGACGTGTATTCTATGAATGCGTTTGGATCTTTTAATTCTTGTTTAATAACATTGCACGTTTTGGAACAGGTGTTGCCCTCGTCATCTCCAGGATCGCAATATAAGTTATAAGGGAACCCATACGAGTATAAAGCATCATCTGAAACTTCAGCTGTTTGCGCCGCCATACCCCCCAATCTCGGATCAGACGGGACACAATACGGAAAGGCGTTTATATTAGATGGCATAAACTTGTTTAATAACCTTTTTGAAATTGACATGCGAACTAATACTAGAAACGATGCACCTAAATATCCGATAATGCATACCTGAATAAATAGAAAAAATAAACTCTTGAAAAAGTCGGCATATGGTGCAATAGAAGGGTTCATGTTACCTGATGGGTCGGTTGCATTACCTGAAGGGTCGGTTGCATTACCTGAAGGGTCGGTTGCATTACCTGATGCGTCGGTAGAAGAAAATGGTGACAATGATGGGAACAAATTTCCAAACAGCCCGTTACCTGATGCGTCGACCGTATTACCTGATGCGTCGACCGCATTACCTGATGCGTCGACCGTATTACCTGATGCGTCTGTTGAAGAAAATAATGAAAAGGGTTCCAAATTATTTGAGGATGGTAAAAATAAATCTTTTATACTTGTTGTCCCATTTAAAAATGACAAAACCATTCAATATTTTAAAAATGTAAAATAAATATTTTTTTAGTAATAATAGTAATAATATATAGTTATAATATACTTATAATTAAAAATAAAATATTATCATTCATTTTATTTTTATTTTATTTTATTTTAAATAATGTGATTTCTCTCTAATCTCTCTAAAATATTCCTTAAACATTAGATCTGATTTGTATAATAATCATTCGATCGCATTTCATTTCTAAATATAGTTTTATATTTTCTATGATAGAGAGATTGGAGAGAAATCACATTAATTAAAATGAAAATAAAAATAAAATAAAAATAAAAATAAAAGTAACCAATCAACTCATTAAATATATTTTACAAACATACTTAAAGCTGTGACAATATTAATGTTATAAGTAGCAATCAATATAAGATGGCAACAGCATGTGGTTCTTGTGATAAGAAGTTGGCGGGATGTGTAAAGTGGTTCAATATGAAGACGGGATTCGGATTTTTGACCGTTGTTCAGGGTGTTTGTGGAAACGATCTTAAAGTTGGAAGTGAGATTTTTGTTCATCATTCCAATGTCAAAGTGGCAGAGGAGCAATACAGGTTTTTGGTTCAAGGCGAATATGTCGAGTTTGATGTTTCCAATGTTGCCAATGGACAGCATTCGTGCCAAGCGGTCAATGTGAGTGGAATGTTTGGAGGCAAATTGATGTGCGAGACGCGAAATGAGGTGCGTCAGCAGCGCGGCGGTCATGAAGGTGGTGATGACGAGGATGACTCGTATGTTCCCGTGTTGAGAAGGTCAAGTTCGTCATCTTTTTCTTCTTCTTCCAACCCTACATCTGAATCTCGTTCATCATTTACAAGGACGCGGGTCGGTGATCGCGGCGTTCGTAGGTAACTTTTGAATTATCAACTGTGACATGTGATATACAAAAAATAAAATAAAATAAAACAAAATAAAATAAATCGATATCAATGTTTGATTTATTTTATCCTAAAAATTCGAATACTTTTATATTATAATAAGAAATATAAAGACAATTCCATTATTGTTGTATTTTGTTGGGTTTATATAATTTCCGTAAAATAAATACATCGTAAAAAATAAAAAATATAAATAATGTGGTCGACAATATTACTTTAAATATATCAATTGGATCATTATTTGGAAACATAATTTTTTTATAATACGGAATATAATACAAACAGTACCATAAAGACAGTGGAATTCTAACAAAAAAAATACAGAATGTTCTATATAATTTCAATAATCGTGCATTATTTTTTAATACATTATTCATGGCCGATATGCATTCCATAATTAAAACATTACTCAATTGTAATGGAGTAATTTGTATGAAACTCGCATAAGTAATTGTAGCAATAAAATGATGAACAACCAAATCTTTTCTGTATAATATTTTTCGATGTTTAGATGATGTCATGTGATATGTATCCCAACCCAAATAAAACAACATCAGCAAACAATTTTGATAATATGGTGTAAAAAAATGGATATTAGAGTTTGCGGGATTGGGATCAAGATCAAATACTGAGTAATTATACCAACTATATAGAGACATGGTGCACATGGCGTAAATGAAATAACAACGTTTTTTTATATGTTCGGACTGAATAATATCCATTATTATAATAAAATTAAATTACTTTAAATATTTGATAAATATTATGATTAGTATATTATAAAATAATATTCTTATATTATTTTTTATAAAATATAAATTTATATTTCAATGTGTCTATTTTTTACCACTTTATTTGCAAGAGTGAATGCCTTCTTTTTATGATCACATCCATCTTTCAAAATATGATAATCGACAATCGCGGCATTGCCGCCTGTAATGGAGCTTGCTAAACGCGCTAGTCCCCATGATTGTGCCGTTTGATTGGGCCTTGAACCTGAAGAATAATATGCACCTTCCCCTTTTTTAACGATTTTGTTCAGAGCGTCTAAAGAACATCCAGTTTTTTTTACAAGTTCTTTATTTGGAGTTACATTTTTGATCCCGTATATTTTTTGGGCGCGTTGAATATGCGAAGATTTTTTATTTTTAAAAGATGCCACTTTTTTCCGTGTAAAATATTTTTTATTTTTATACATTTTTCGTGACTTTTTCAACATGTTCAATTGAAGTTTATTATCTTTACTGGATAAATGTTTAGGGACATATCGATTCGGTATACTATGATATCTATTTCTTCTTCTACTATATTCTTTAATCTTCATTTTTTTAAAAAAATATTATTATTATTCTTATTATATTATATAAATAATATTATATAATATAATAATATATTAATAGTATTTAATGCGCACCGCTGTTTATATTAATGATTATAAATCACAAGTTAATATAAATGATAATTTTTTTTTAGAAAGTGATAATGGTGCAGAGTTTCCATGTTCTGCCGAATACATATTATTGTCACGTGGAAAAGATGAGATGATTTTATTTAATCAAAAAACAAATGCTTATTTTGGCGGACTATATAGTCAATTATATTTCATTAAAGGAAAAATTAGATTGAATGGTGTAAAAATACATTATTTTGCTTACTATTTTTCATCATATAATAAAAACAATCTTTTAGAAGTTAGATCTTCACGAGAGAAAGATTTAGGAAAATATAATTGGTGTGTTAAGCATAAAATCGGCGACACTACTAAAACGGTTGATCAACTAGCCGAACTTGCCAAACAAGTAAAAGCTGCATATATTGAAAAGAAAAGAAGATGTTGAAGAAGCATTTAAAAACGGTACTGAGCTACGTGTACAGTATACAATTTCCCTTAATCGCTGATGCCGATATCAAAAGATTATAATAATAAAAATATATGGTTGGAGTAGCTGAATGTGGACTTGGTGACTCTACAAGTATTTTTAAAAGTTTTGCATTCGGATTGGAACGCATTGAATATACAATATTCGGATTACCTTACCCATCTAACAAGTAATCGTTCCACCATTTTTTACCGTTGCCGTCGTTGCAATTTGATATTTTAGTTTCAAGTTTTCAATCACCATGTCTTTTAATTCCCCATCTTTTTTATACCACTGAACTTCTTTCTCATGCAATTCATCCTTATGTTGAATTGTTATTTTAAGTCGCGCAATCACATTCTCGTGCTCCTTAATCCCGTCTTTCAACTCGATAATCTGATTCTGAAGTCCGCGCGTTGCACCCGCAAATTCCTCCCCAATTCGCCGGTATAATTTCTTTATATTTGCAAACTGTTTTTCATCCAATGCAACCAGCTCATTGTATCCCTGCGGTGTTTTCATGCGCGCATCCCATGCGGTAAACGTTTCGCGCACTTCACTTTCTGCTTCAGATGTGTATTTTGTATCAATAATTTGAAACACCCCCGTAGTCACAGTAACACCTGGTAACTTTGAATATTCGGCTTCGAGTTCAATGACTCTGCGCGCCAAATCATCCGTGAAACCAAACTTATATACGATTGAATCATCCGGAATATTTTCACAAATTCTGAATGTTTCGCGCAATTCGCGCACTTTTCCGAGCGACATTAAATAAATCGATGGAAAGTTGGCGGCATGTTTGTCGAATATCGCCTTTAATGTGCGCGGAGAAGTATTCAAGATTTCAGCGCCGAGTTTCACCTTTTGATCCCTTGTGCCCATCTGAATGGTAAAGAGCTTCTCTTCTGCCCAATCTTGAAATTTATCCACATTCTTATTTCTAGACACGAATAAAACCCGCAATAAACCCTTATATGTTAGGTATAATGTTGTCTTGGATGGTTTATTCGTGTTTTTAGAGTTCACAATGTGTACTCTAGATTCACGTTTAAACGTAGTATAATGGATTCCGCGTTTATAACCACGTTCTTTAAACATAATATTTTTGTCTAAACTCGGAAGTTCAAATCCAACACTCACATCTTTCACTTTAAAGTAAATTTTATTTCTTTGCCTTTCCCCCCGCGTTTCTATTTCAATGACATTTCCATCTGCGTCATGGAATTTTTCACTGTCATCTAAATGTAATAGTGGCGGAGCATTTTCTACTCCTCCTCCTTCTTCTACAATTTCGTCTTCATCTTCCTCATCAGTATTCAATGCTTCTGAGTCGCATTTGGGTGGTGGAGGAGGAGTTGTAATTTGTGGCAACTCTTCTTGTTGTCTTTGTTTTTCTTCCTGTTGTCCTTGTTTTTGTTGTGCTAAAACTATTTTTTTTTTAATAATAATTGAAGATGACTTGAAATAATTCGAATCAACCCATTGTTTCGAAATGAGCAGTTGGGCTTTTTTGCATGCATCGTTGGATAAATTCCATTTTTTTGTTAATTTTTCAAATGTTGCATAAATATACTCAGATTCGGGTATTTCCTTTTTTGTAATAATGTTTCTCGGCTTGGAAGTACATCCATAATAAAATTCAGGTTTAAAAGCTTGTAAATCTTTCGAGTTGTAATATTCACAGTTACTAATAAGGATGGGTAAAGGCACGACAGAAGGCACGACAGAAGGCACGACAGAAGGCACGACAGAAGGCACGACAGAATGAACAATGGGTTGCATTTTGTTACAATGTGTGTGTGTGAATGAATGAATTATAATTGAAAAAAAAATAAATCAATTTTATTATAAAAGTAAATTTAAAAAACTAAACATTTCTTCTTATTACCTTCTTGATCTTGACGATCTTTTAGCTTTTCTGGACGATCTTTTAGCTTTTTTGGATGATCTTTTAGCTTTTTTGGATGATCTTTTAGCTTTTTTGGATGATCTTTTAGCTTTTTTTTTTAATTTTTTATCTGATTTTCTGTATGATTTACTTCCCCCACCCATGTTACCAGCGGAGGCAACGACTGAGCTTTGTTTTTTATATGGTCTTGGTGTTTTTCGACACTGTGGCTCTTGGCATGAGTTTGTAGTGTTATACAATACTCCATGTTGGCAGTAACCCTTCCATGCTTGATCGGGTTTACCAGATAATCTATTTGTAGCATTATGATCATCAAAACAATCTCTGCAAAAGAAACCTCCACAACATCTATCATGTTGACACTTTTTAGAAGGACGAGCAGCAGAACCAGAGGATTCAGAAGGAAATTTTTGATCATACCAGCGCTCGAGATCATCATCAGTCATAGTATCAGGATCAATAAAACCTGTAAAGCCAAGTTGTGTTGTGTTTACCAAATCTTTTTCATATTCTTCTTCAAACTTGGCCGGATCCATAATTACCGTGTTATATATTATATATTATATTATAAATTAAATATTATTATATAAAAAGGTTATAATTTTTAAACTTCTTCTTTATTGAAGAAAATACTCCTGAATCTCTCCATTTCTTTATCTGAGAAAAGGGTTGTTAAAAAATCTTCAGGTGACCGCGTTTCCTTCAACAAGTTGATAATCATGAACAGCGAGTACATTCCGCATTCCGTATTATGTTTTTGATGCTCTTTATTATTAACAATGTATTTTAAATGCAAGCCAATATCTTTCCCCTGTTTTATGATTTTTTTAACAAACTTGGTAATCTCTTTGGGGGGCGCATCGCCAGTACTGTCAAAAAAGAATATAAATTGTTTTTTCACATTGATGAATAGAGAGATCCAATGCGATCCAGATAAATAATGCGGGTCCGTATTAAAAATAATCCCGATTTTATGTTTAGGATCAGCGGGATTCAAATACTTTTTTAGTTCGAAATCACACAATTCTTCGAAGACGCACGAACTCTCTCCTTTTGGCGTTTTATCAAAATCGATGGGAGATGGGCCGAGAAATTCGAATGATGGAAATGTGGTTTCGTACTGTTTCATAACTTTTGTAATGTCGACACTAGACAACCACTCATTTGGATTTTTTGCCCACGTTTTTGGACTTTCTGGTGCGAAATAGCTGAATAAATTTTTAACATCTTTTGAATCGGATGCCAATTGGCGCAACCAGCACGATTCTTTATTGCACGCGTTGCTAAATCCCGATTTTAACGAGTTCCATATTTCTTTGACATCGTCGCTATGTATCATCGCATCCGGATGCCGCGCATTCCAGCTGTCTCTCAACTTGATTAGAGCGTTTGTTGTATAACACGTAAAGCTCTTTTCTTGTGTTGGACTGCATGATAATTTTTTAAATGTATTGTCTACACTTGATTTTTTTAATCCTCCTGTTTCTGTTATTGTTTCTTTGTTATTTTTTAAATTCGACATTTTTATATTTTTATAATTAACCTAAATTATTTGTATTATATATTATTTACATAATTTGTTATATCAAATGAAACCTTTTTATTTTTATTATTTTTATCTTTTTTTCCTTTTATTTTTTCTCTTATAATTTCATCTTTCTCTCCATTCTCTCTATTCATTGTGTTTGTATTTACATTTGTATTTATTTTATCTTCTTCTTTTTCCTTAACTTGTGTTGCTTCTGCTTGTTGTGGTGCTTGTATTTGTTGTGGTGCTTGTAGCGACGGTTTTGACTTTAGCCCTTTGTATTTGAATGACGGATCTTTGGGATTAAATGTAAACTGCTGTGGATAAACGATAGGTTCCGCCTTTTTAACATTTTTCCGAATAATATAATTATCGAGTGTAACCTTTTTGACATCTTTTGGTTTGAAACACAGCGCATTTGCATGATTTAATTCATTATCGTTATTTTCACTATTATTTTTACATATACACTTTTTTATATCATCATTTTCATTTGGTATACCTAAACACACGTAACATTTCTGTATTGTTTCGCTTTGATCTGAAAATTTTAAATAAGAAATGCACGCGCGCATATACATGTTGAACGCACCCACCATTGTGACATCTAGATTGCCACTCTGATCACCATTTTCATTTTTACTCTTAAATAGGTCTTTGGTTAAGGATATTATTCTTTTCCTGTAAAATCTTAAATCTCTCTTGAATCCCGAATCAAACTCGATATTATTCTTCCTAAGATATTTCTCATACTGAGCCGTGTTTACCATAAATTCCAGCGTTACATCATCAATCGTGCTTAGCTTTAGCTTTATGCCATCATTCGTTTCTTTTTCTTTTTCTTTTTCTTTTTCTTTTTCTATTTGGTTGGTTGGTTCCATGATTATACATTTTATAAATAATGTATAATTATTGTTTTTACGTAAAGTAATAAATTGAAAGTAATTTTATTTTTTAGAAACGCGTTTCTTACTGCATCTATTTGTTTTGCCCCAAATACAATTTTTCTGAATGCATTCTTCTTTATTCTTATGAGACGGACAAGAGGAAGAAGAAGAGGGCTTTGGTTTATTTTTTCTTGTAGCTCTTTTTTTGCTGCATCTATTTGTTTTACCCCATACGCATTTCTTTTTAATGCAAATTGCCTTGTCTTTCTGAGATGAGCAACTGTCGGTGACGGTGACACCCGGACTGCTACTTTTCTGTGGCGATGCTGCCTTTTTCGAGGCGGCATAACCAATAATATCACGGGTTGGAGGAGGAGGTGTTGCTGCCTTTTTTGAAGGAATAAAATCAGTTAACATCTGTCGAACATGTTTTCCGTCCGGTTCCAGCGGAGAAACAAAATAATTAGGGTCGTTGTCTTCCAGCGCTTGTATGAAATCATATGACTGTTGTTGATAATCATCACTTCTTCGCATTTTTGGATGCGCTTTGAAATAATCTTCTATTGTCTGTTCAATGTCAATACCAAGTTGGTAGCTTATCGGTCTTCCTGATTTTTGGCTAATATATTTGACACAATCCTTGTGAAATGCAGCTCCAACTCCGTTGTATGCCTCTTTTTTTTTAATTCCTTCTTTCAAGACAATTGAATCTCTGAGTCCAAAGAGTCCGCCTTTATCTTTACCACTTTTTATTGGAAACTGCCCATATCTATCATCACCTTCTAATTCTATGATGGAATGAGTGTTGTCATCGACCCCTAAAACATTCGACAACCAACCCAACTCGGTATTTCGTAAATCATATAAATCCTCATCTTCATCGTCGTCCGTTAGTTGTTTTTGACCTTCAAACGGTGAATAAAAGGGTAAATTACACAGAGGACAAAAAACGTCAAAAACACCACCACCCTTTTGTTTCGAACATTTTGTCATTTTTATTTTTTATTTATAAATATACATTATATTATATATAAATAAAAATCAATAAATAAATAAAATATATTTTTTGCTAAAGTATAAAAGTATATTAATTATAAATTTTTATTTATAAATTTTTAACATCGGTTCGAGTCGAATTATTAAAAAACTTATTTGCAAGATTGTGTTCGTTGGGATTATGGTTGCAAAATTGTTGGCGATTGAATAAATCGGGATGCGGTTGTTCCACGTACTTTTCCGGAACTCGAACATTGTACATGTCACTTTTTGAAGATGGGACATAATACGCTCGTTCGCAATTTTGAAGCGCAAACACTTGATTTCGCAATATGGATTCCGTGTTGACACTGGATGAAAATCCGGACCACGGCGCCTGTGCATTTCCTGGATTGAATGTTTGTTCGGGATTAAATACTGGAAACGAGCCCATTGACACGGACGGAGTTGCGCGCTGATCTAAAATGGGCATGACGGAATATTTACTTAAAACGGGACGCATGCTGTATTGCGGCTGCAGCGGCGCAGATGGAATATTTCGATCAGATATTCGATCATTCAATTGCCTTGCGCGCTCTTGATTGCATATATATAATTTATTTACTACACCAAACATTTATTATTTATAAAATATCTTATTTTATGTAATATTATAATAATATAATATTATATTATAAATTTAAATAATAATAAATTGAAAAATATAGAGTTAAAAATATATTATGCAGATATAAAAACCAGTTCTTGTAATAATGCTTCGAGGAATTCGAGATTTGTCTAAATCTTTTCACAAAAATATCAGTATTCAGTTGCGCGGAAAATTCAAAAAGAGCGGCAATAAGGGAAACGTCAACGGCAACAACAACAGTAGTGAGATTACTTATTCGTATTCAGAGTCATTAGTTTCACAGCGTCGTAAAGTTGAAAACGAATGGAAAAAAGAATTGGAAAAAACGGAAAATGAATCAGAAAATGAATGGAACGATGACGAACATGAACAGCGGCGGATTTTCGATCAAAAGGAACAAAAAGAACAAAAAGAAGAAGAAACATTCAAATGTGAAATTACAAACAAGCCGAAACGTCCGAGCACAGTTGATTGCAACTGTGAATACGGGTGCATGGCGAAAATATCTGAAACGTTTATCATTCATTATGAAGGGGGTGTCGGAATCATCTCAAAAAAATAAATAAAAGGAGTCACAGTCACACACACGTCACAGTCACAACATTCTAATAATTAAAAAATAAAAATAAAAATAAAAACAAATAAAACATTTTTTCTATAAAACTGCATTCAATTATTAATATTATATTACAACAAATATATATTTATGAAACCAACATAGATAAATTATTATATATAAATGTAGCTTTATACGTACCAAATTATTAAAAAAATGTGCGGCATTTTTTACTATGAAAACCGTCTTACAAGACACATTGACATGAAAAAACTAAAATCGCTACAGCAAACATTCTATAAATCAAGTCACAGGGGGCCAGACAATTCTATTTTTTTACATGAGAAAGTTGCAGATCAGTTTTCACATCGCTGTTTCGGATTTCACCGGTTGTCAATTAATGGGCTCAGCAGCGCGGGAAACCAGCCGCTCAAAATGAAAAACTGCACGCTTATTTGCAATGGCGAAATTTACAATTATAAACAGCTCATTGACGAATATGGGATGTCAGAGGACTATACCAAAGGTGGTTCTGATTGTGAGATTGTTATTCACTTGTTTCGAAAAATTGGCATGGAAGAAACGTTGAAGCGCCTGGATGGTGTATTCGCGCTAACTCTTGTCGATCATGATAACAACGCGACCTATGTGGGAAGAGACCCCTTCGGAATTCGTTCTCTGTTTTACGGGTCGGAACAAGGGTTTGCGGCCGATATTACTTTTGCAAGCGAGCTAAAATCTATGGACCATTGCATGGGCCACTATACGAAACAATTTCCGTCGGGGTGTTACGGTGTATACGAGCTAGGGGCTCTCACCATTCGCCCGTATTATGCAGCTCTTTGCCCCGCGTTCCATGCCGATCCAACGTTGGAACAGTATGCGCCATACAATTACGCGTTTCAAACGGTGGAGGAAGATTCGGAAGAAAACATTTGCGCGAATATTAAAACGCTGTTGGAATCGGCGGTCGAAAAACGACTCATGTCGGAGCGCGGTGCGGTGGGATGTTTGTTGTCCGGCGGTTTGGACAGCACGCTCGTGACTGCCATCATGTGTCGATATATGGACCCGTGCAAATTGAACACATACAGCATTGGACTAAAGGGGTCGGTGGATTTAATGTGGGCAAGACGCGCTGCAAACTATCTTGGAACGCGTCATCACGAGGTGTGCTTGAGTGAAGAAGAATTCCTGGATGCGATAGAAGAAACCGTGTATCAAATAGAAAGCTACGATACAACATCGGTTCGCGCGTCGCTTCCCAATTTTTTGGTGAGCAAGTACATTTCAAAAATGTCGGATGATGTTGTTATTTTTTGTGGAGACATGTCGGATGAGATTTTCGGATCGTATCGCGGGTTCACAAAGGCGCCATCCGATGAAGATTTCAAGCGTGAAAATGAGCGCATGATTCGAGACGTGCGCTATTTCGACTTGTTGCGTTCCGATAAAACCATATCGGGGGCTGGGCTGGAAGCTCGTGTTCCGTTTGCGGACAAGGCGTTTCTCAAATATGTCATGGAAATTCCGCCGCGTTATAAGCGATTTGATAACGAACGCATTGAAAAATACCTGCTTCGAAAAGCGTTTGACGGACTGGACTACTTACCCGATGACTTGTTGTGGAGGCGCAAAGAGGCATTTAGCGATGGCGTATCGGGAAGCACTGGCAGAACGTGGGTGCAAATGGTAAAAGAACATGTTGAAACTAAAATTTCTGATGTGGAATACGACACATATGTAAAAACGATTAATGAACTGAAAAATAACATATTTAATGAATGCAATTTGCCATACGACAAGGAAAGCTTTTATTATAGGAAAATTTTTGAGAATTGTTTTCCGGAAAAGAGCGACAATGCGATTCCGTATTATTGGAGACACCCATTTTGTTCCAATGTAGATCCATCTGCGCGTTTACTTGAATTTTATAAACAGTAACTTCTTTTAAATTTATAATTATTTTTTTAGATTTTTTTTTATATATTTAGTAATATATAAATAATATATAAAAATAATAATGTTGCCTGATTGGTTTCAGCGGAATAATCAATTAGAACAAATGCAGAGTGGAGCTCAAGAGTATATTTATACTGCTAATCATATATTAGATAATGCGCATACATCTTCAGATCAAAAATTAAATCTAAGGAAATTAAATGATGCTATAAAAAAAGGGTTTAATACTACTTTTGAAGATTTTAAAAAACAAACGCATCATTCAGATCATTGGAAAATCAGTGTTGAAGATTTAAAAAATAGAAAATGGAAATATGCTTCTGCTTTAGTTGATTCTAATAGAGTATTAAAATATGGTTTTTTTAAAGGAAAGCAAATTCCAGAAAGGAGTACAACACTTGAAGATGGTGTCAAATGTATAACATGGCACAAACTACTCAAAAATCATTCAGAACTTACATATTTAGATAGTCCCTATACGGTGAGAGATTATGCAAAGGACCGAAAAAATATAATTTTAAGTTTACGCGACAAAAATCTAAAAGCAAATACTACTAAACATTTTAATTTGCCAGATGGTACGCTAATTTGGGCAGCTCGTACAACAATAGATAATAAGGATACTATTATTTTTTCAACATTTAGTGCTGATAATATATTTACAAAAGTATAATAAATACTATTATTTAATTTATTGTAGCGAATTAAATAATAATAATAATAATAATGAGAAAAAATTATAAAAAATATCCAGACATTTCCTTTGATTATGAATCAAGGGAACCGTTATTATCATCATCATCATCATCGTCGTCGGATTCTCCGCACGTAGATCCATCATCATCTTTATTGGTTCCGGTACCACTGGTACCATCGCCCGTATTTACAATTGATGAAATCGTTAGTTGTATTGTAACGCATCTACAGCAAGCCCAACTTCATAATTTAACGCATTGGGATAATTTTAATAGATCGCTATTAAAGAAAACGATAACAGACATTCATAATAGAAACGATAAGGAATATTTGAAAGAGTTTACCACCCTTAAGATATATGATGACTACGGACCAGATGAATATAAAATGAAATGCGGCGTTTTTAAACACAAGTATTTTAATTTTATTTTTCGAATAGATAATGTTGATAACCAGATTTCAAGCGAAGATGATGTTACTTCCATTTTTTTAAGAAAATATAACAATAGTTATCAAGACATCATTCGATTGGGACTTGTGCTTCCAATGTATTGCCATATCAAAATGACGAGCCCCCCCCTTTATTACAGTGTTCAACCCTATATTAGCACTGGAATAACGTTGGATGCGTGGATTAAAACAATTAAACATAGAAATAATTTTGATGAGCTGGTATATGATGTGTTTATGCAATTGGCCGGAATATTGGGCGAATTGCACGAAGTTGAATGCGTGCACGGAGATTTAAAACCGTCTAATATATTAGTTGTTGAGAATGCGTTTGAAGATACTCGACATGTTTGCAACGTGTGTGTTTTTTTAATTGATTTTGGTCTATCCGGCATTCATCAAAAAACAAAATGCGCGACTGGTGGAACGCTTCCGTATTGTGCACCCGAAACCGAAAATACAAATGCGAATAAAAGATTTTCAAATAATGCCATTTTACGCCCACACGATTTCGAATATAATTGGTTAAAACACAATAAATTACATGATATATGGTCTCTTGGAATAATAATTGCTACAATTTATATATTAAAAGATCTAAACCATTTTTATAGAGATTATCCGAGCGATTTTTTCTTGTCAACAGGATACGTTTCTCCGAAATATTTAAATATGATAAAACACGACTACATTCGACAAATTTTAAGCGAAAACATTCTTGTTGAACCATCGAAACGCTGCGATATTTTAAAATTAAATGATCTAATTTCCAAATTGGTGTTCATGTAAATTAAATTAACTCTTTTACTCTATTAATGAAAGCGTAATTGCACCCTCTTGTTGTGAAGATAGATTCTCGTTATTAAGATCCAATTCTACATGTTCATTATTATGTGCAGAATCTTTTTCAGAAGAAATTATTAAATTTGACGAACATTCAAGATTTGCAGGAACGGGACAAGGAACGGGACAAGGAACGGGACAAGGAACGGGACAAGGAACGGGACAAGGACTTGTCTCTGATTTTTTGACTGTTTCAAGTTTTATAAGTTTTTCGACAGGTTTTGTTGTTTTTTCTAAATTCTTACTAAATCGAACCTTTTTCACAATTTCTCTCTTTGTATTTTGGCGTTGCAGCGTTTTCATGCACAGCTTGGGAAGTATGGCGACCGTGTTCATGTATGTGCGATATTTGAATACGCAAACCGATGTCAGCGGTTCCATAAATTTAATGCTGTACCACCAATATGCGGGAATGTATATGATTTTACCCGGAGTCAATTCGATTTCCAGCGTCTTCATTTTGTCAAAATCTGCTTTATATTGGCGCTGTATTGACCACGGATTTAGCGGTGATCGAAATTCAAAATTCTCATAATCTTCAACCGGATACAAGTACCTCGCCGATTTTGGCGGAATTAATTTTATTTTAATACTTCCGTGAGTGACCAAATAAAAATTTCTATAATTTACGCTGTATTGTAGAACCGTTTCCGTGTTTTGGGATGCGGTTAGAAAATCATAAAAGCAATTGGAGACCATCGGTGGTCTCAGAAATGCATCATTGTATTTATAATTTTTAATAATACCAGTTTCTTCTAAAAAGTCGCCATTTTTTTCACTAATGTATTTAGCATCTTTATCCCCACTCAAAAGCGATATTGCCGCTTTCAACGTAACTGGAATGTGCAAATCCGTGTTATCATCGACTTCTTTCACATTTCGCAGCTTTACATCGAATGCGCTGTAATGTTCTACAATTGCGGCAACTTTGCACGTTTCAAGCAGGGAATCATTTTGATAATCGAAAATAACCGGTTGCCGCAAATCGCATATTTCTTCCAATTTGTCTTTTGACGGTTGCTCGATTTCGTATACTTCTAAATCATTTGACGTTTTTAGTTGAAAGTAAATGTGCAAATATAAAAAAAGAACAATGCAAAAAATAAGTATTGCAATAAACTGTTGCATATTTTTTATTTAATTTTAACTTGATTAATTTAAATATAAATTTGTATATTTAAATGTTTGTTTATCTTATTTATCTATTATACAAATAATATTCATTTTTTACTCATTTTTACTCATTTTTACTCATTTTTACTCACTTATATTTACATAAAATATTTTAATTAAATGAATATGGGGGAAACAAATAGTATAAACAACAGTATAAACAACGACTCCTCTAATAAAAAATATTATGTTTATATTCTTGAATCCAGCGACTGCGCGGCGACGTATGTTGGCGCAACTGTGGATTTGAATCATCGTTTGAGACAGCACAACAAAGAACTGGCAGGTGGAGCACATGCAACAAGCATGAAGGTTGTCAAAGGATTTACATGGAAACGCGTGTGTTATGTGCAAGGATTTCCAGATTGGCCTGCCGCTCTTCAATTTGAGTGGCGCCTTAAACAGTTGTCTCGAAAACTGTTAAAAGATAAAGTTGATAACAATGCGAAACCTATACAACGAAGAATTAAGGCACTTCATCAATTATTGGCGTTAGAAAGGCCGACTACAAAAGCAAAAGCGTATTCAGAATGGGCATATCCTCCCGAAATTGTTTGGGAAAAATAGAATAATTAAATATTATCGGCTATATATAATATAAAAGTAAAAAGTATTTAATTATTATATTATATAAAATTATATAGTGAGTAAATAATAAACAACAATAAGTTAAATTATTTATGACGACGACATCAGCAACGGTTAAATGGTTGGCCGCATATGAAGTAAATTCAAATCCTATATTAAAATACGAACTGCAGCGAAACAGTTGTGAAGAGTGTTCAAATACATGGATTTCACTAGGTACAAAAGATGCATACCCCAAACCACTTAATTCAATTTATAGCTTTATAGTTAACAATCTATCACCTGTGACTCAATATTATTTTAGAGTTCGAGCATTATATGGAAATAATATAAAAGGACCATGGTCTGCTGTGAAATCTTCAACAATTTGGGGTGCCACTGGTGCTACTGGACCAGCTGGGTCAGGTGCGACGGGTGCAACAGGACCAGTGGGAGCAACAGGTGCAACGGGACCAATAGGACCAGCTGGGCCAATTGGGCCAACGGGCGCTCAAGGTGCAACGGGAGCAACGGGAGCAACGGGAGCAACGGGAGCAACAGGATCAATTGGGCCAACGGGCGCTCAAGGTGCAACGGGAGCAACGGGAGCAACGGGCGCTCAAGGCGCAACGGGAGCAACGGGAGTTCAAGGCATACCTGGTACAGGCGGAATTGGTTCAATAATGGATACAACTTCTAATTCAGTTTTTTATCCGACTTTTGTAAACGGTACATCTAGTACCGACTTAAATATTAGCACAGGATCTCCTTTTTCTATTAATCCCGGTACCGGAGAATTTATAATGGATTCAACCATTAAAATTGGCGGTGGTCCCGGCGGCTCCTCTGGTCCATGCTGTGTTAACGTCGGTTACCAAGCGGGTCAAACCGGTCAGGGTATTTATGCATTTGCTGCAGGTTATCAAGCGGGTCAAACCGGTCAGAGTGATTATTCTGTTGCTATAGGTTACCAGGCGGGACAAGCGGGCCAGAGGAATCGTTGCATAGCAATTGGACTTGCTGCTGGACAAACGAATCAAGGATTATTTGGTGACAATTCAATTGCAATTGGAAATAACGCTGGTTCAACAAATCAAGGACATAATGCAATTGCAATTGGATTTGGCGCTGGTGCCGTATTGCAACATGATGAATCAATCGTATTGAATGCAGCAACTCTTGCTCTAGAAAGCGCAGGTGCTGGTACATTCTGTGTGAAACCGGTGAGACCTGATCCCAATGGTTACAACGTATTAATGTATAATCCTGCCAATGGGGAAATTATGTACAATAGCGCGTCACCCCCCAAAACATTCGTTATAGATCATCCTCTCGATGCCAATAAGTTGCTTGTTCATGCTTGTTTAGAAGGACCTGAAGTCGGCGTCTATTATAGAGGCAAGGGTGAAATTGTAAATGGAACATCAGTGGTGATACAACTTCCTACATATTTTGGCACACTGTGTAAAGATGGCGACGATGCAACTGTTCAAATTACACACATTTACGACGGTAAAATAAAAGTATTCAGTGCAAGTGAAGTAAATTTGGAAACCAATACATTCATCGTTTATGGTGAAAATGGCAGATTCAATTGGTTGGTGCACGGCAAACGAGGGAATATTCTTGTTGAACGTGACAAGAGCAGCACAACTGTTAAAGGAGACGGACCATATAAATATATAGTATAATCATTTTTATATTTTTTATAATTTTTTAATTTTTCATGTTTTCTTTTGAAATTATTTGGGAAAAAATAAAATAACAATTATTTCTAATTATTTATATAATAAAAGATAAAGTATTTAATTATTATAAAATATAAAATTATATAATAATTAATTAAATAAATACCATAAATATATAGTAAATACCATAAATATATAGTAAATATCATAAATTCATGTCAACAAACACATCTACAAATACAGTAACGGTTAAATGGTTGGCTGCCTATGCAACAACTGCAAGTGCAGATCCGATACAATTCTATGAATTGGAAAAAAGCAGCGGTTCAAATATATGGAGTCATGTGGATACAATTAGTGCAATACCAAACAAAACAACCTATATCTATCAAGTTGATGATATTTCGCCATTGATGAAATATTATTTTAGAGTTCGAGCATTAACTAAAACTCAAAAAGGGCCGTGGTCTACCATTAAATCTTCAACAATTTGGGGAGCTACTGGTGCAACAGGGCCAAAAGGTGCAACGGGTGTTCAAGGTGCAACGGGTGTTCAAGGTGCAACGGGTGTTCAAGGTGCAACGGGTGTTCAGGGTATCAGAGGTGATCAAGGTATCAGGGGTGCAACAGGTATTCAAGGTACAACGGGTATTCAAGGTGTTCGGGGTATCCAAGGTGTTCAGGGCATTAAGGGCGATAAAGGTGATCAAGGCACAGTGGGTATTCAAGGTAGTCAAGGTATTCAAGGTATTCAAGGTATTCAAGGTATTCAAGGGGTAACAGGTGCAACGGGTTCAACGGGTGCAACAGGTATTCAAGGTGAACAAGGTATTCAAGGTATTCAAGGTATTCAAGGTGCAACGGGTGCAACGGGTGCAACGGGTGCAACGGGCATTCAAGGCATTCAAGGTGAACAAGGTATTCAAGGTATTCAAGGTGTAACAGGTGCAACGGGCATTCAAGGTATTCAAGGCATTCAAGGCATTCAAGGTATTCAAGGTATTCAAGGTGTAACAGGTGCAACGGGTGTAACAGGTATTCAAGGCATTCAAGGTGAACAAGGTATTCAAGGTATTCAAGGTATTCAAGGTATTCAAGGTGCAACGGGTATTCAAGGTGCAACTGGAGAAGGCATTCAAGGTATTCAAGGTATTCAAGGTGTAACAGGTGCAACGGGTGCAACAGGTATTCAAGGCATTCAAGGTGAACAAGGTATTCAAGGTATTCAAGGTATTCAAGGTATTCAAGGTATTCAAGGTATTCAAGGTGCAACGGGTATTCAAGGTGCAACTGGAGAAGGCATTCAAGGTATTCAAGGTATTCAAGGTGTAACAGGTGCAACGGGTGCAACAG